AATAATTATAAATATGTAGATAGCACTATTATAGACAAGATAGATCTATTGTCCATGAGCATTTGGTTTGCTGATGACGGCTCGATACAAAGAAATAACGTAGGAGAGCCAAGTAGTTGTTCAATATCTACTAATAGTTTCTCTTATAAAGAACAGCTGATTCTTGTTGACGCTCTTAGAATATTTTTTGATGGTAAAATAAGAATTAAAGAACAAGGTGGTTATTATAAGGGCATTAAACGAGAAGATTTTGTTATAAGCATGACTGGAAAAAAAGAAATAAATAAATTTTTGGATATGATTAAATTAGTTTTACCAGAATGTATCCATTATAAACTATCATAATTTGGCCCTCAACGACTAAGTGTGAGACCCCACATAGTGGGTGATGATATAGTCTGAACTTCTGTGGAGACACAGAGAGGGAGAGTCGAAGTACTTTCCCCGCCTGGAAAATTTTCCAGGTCATTAAAGTAACAGATTTTGGACGTACCAGCTGTCGCAGTTACACTTAATACAAATGATTTCGGTGACGTAAGAACTCTGGCCATTTTGGCTCAGGTTCCTACTGCAAAAGCAGTTATGAGCACTTCAGCAGATAGTACTACAGGTAATCTCGTTTCTGGAGCTACCTATCTGCATGGTGTTTGTTTGGCTGATTTTGCTATAACATGTGGTAATTTACCTGGTGTTACTATTTGGGCTCCAGTACAGTCTGAATGTGATCTTGGTACCTTAGCTAATAACATTGACCAAACTTTATTTTTAGATAAGGTCTTTGTTAATAGTATTGAAATGGGCTATACTACTGGTGCTAATGCAACAGAGAATTATGCGGCTGAAACAGACAACAAAATGTGGCTCTTAAATGATGGTGCTTTTGTTAATTATGAGTCGTTTTCTGTTTCTGGTGGAGATACTACTATTACCGTAGCGTCGGGTGTTACGATTCCTAATCTTTCTTCTGGGAATATAGCTTTTCTTAGAAAGACTGAAGCAGGAGAACCTGGGGCATCTTTTTATGATGCTTCTAATAGCACAAAGACAAATTATGCAGTTAAAAGTACTTCAGCTTCAGATTATGTTGCTGCTGATCACTTTGGTTATAACCCTGCTATTTTGGATGGTTCTACACCCGGTCCTTACACCTTGTCTATACCATCAGGTTTGACTTTAGGTGCAGGGGATATTATTGAAGTAATTTATGCTGCTGATGGTTATACCTCTGGGACGACAAATACGTATTTTACAACCATGGCTAGCGGTATTAATGTCGCTGATATTGGTGCTCTTCGTCAGGGTCAGGTTGAAGTCTCTATTATTGATGGTGCTGATGCCAGTGCAGCTTGGCGTTTGACTGGTTGTACCATTACTGCTGATCTTACACGTGAACCTTTGACCGAGCTTGGACATCTTGCTCCTTATGATAGACCGCTAAAATTGCCTATTCCTATTACTGTAAAGGTAGATTCTACTGCTGGCGATCTTGAAAACTGGGCAAAATTTGCTGGGAAGCTGAGTGAGTATGGAGATATGTCTCTTACAGATCTTGCTTTAGCACACCTTATGAATAAAGATGATCTAATTCTTATGATTAAGGTTTTCGAGCAGACTGATGAAGAAGCTGGTAATGCAACAGGTGTAAATAGAAAAGTTCTTACTGATAGTCTTTTTGGCAACGACTACTTTGAAGATGGGGTTAAGGGGACCTATGCTCTTACAAAACAATCTCCTCCACAAAAAGAACGTGCTCTTAAGACAATTATCATTAAGAATTTGAAAATCACTGATGAAGGCATGACATTGAATGTTGGTGCTGATGGAACCCAGACATTTGGTTTCCGTTCTACCAATGATCTTTATGTAGTCAAGGGCGACCTATCTGCAGATAAAGCATATCATTTAATGCGTAATTCTTCATAATTGATGAAATAAATTAAAAGGAAAGCGACCGGGAAACCGGTCGCTAACTAATAAGGAGAGGGAAAAGATATGGCTGCTAATGATAGAAGTAAGGAAAAGCTTATGCGAGACTTGGAAGATGAAATAACAAGATTATTTGAGCAGACTCTTGATTATGCTCAAGTAGCATGTTCAACACAAGATACATATAAAGTATTAAGATCAAAAATTTTAAGGGTAGGCAATAACTGCATACGTAATGTTAGAAAAAGAGTAGGACATTATGATGTAGAATTTATTCCACAGACTGAGGACATTATAGAATTTAAACAATTAAATAAGTAATAAAAGGTAACGGAGGATAGAATAATGGCTGATTTAGAAAAGGAAGCAAGACGATTTTTCTTAGGACCAGATGAAGAAACTAAATACTTCATCGAACCACCTACTGCTGAAGACATTAGAGGAGCAGACTGGCAGTATAGTAAGACCTTTACTCAGTGTTTGGTAGAAGGTATTACAACCAGTGCAGAAATGATGGATATTCTTAATAGAAGGGGCATCATTGGTCCTGAATTTGAACAGCGGGCAAATGAATTAGCACGCAATCTGTCTGAAAAGATTGCTTTGCTTGAAGCAACTACAGATTTAGATGTTAAAAGAGAGTTGTCACTGATAGTGGCTAAAGCTCGTGAAGAACTATTCCAATGGAATCAAAGACTAAATGGTCCCATGAATAACACAGCAGAACAAATTTCAGACGATGCCCGTTTGGAATACCTTACTTCTGCTATGGTTACTAAAGAAGATAGAAGTAGAGTATGGGAATCTTATCAAACTTATCTAAAAGAAAAGAGTCAGGCATTGGCTCTTCGCTCACGTTTTGAAATTATGCTTTATCTACAGGGTCTAAATTCAGATTTTCTTGATAACACTCCAGAAGCTCGTGCTATGAGAGAAGTTGAACAGGATATCATGACTAAAGCTGATGCGGCTATTAGAGCTGCAGATGCTGTTGCTTTGGAAGAGGCAGAAGAATCATTGACATTATCTGAGACATCCTCTGAAGTTCCAGTTGATGTAGTGGAAGAAGTCCCTGCCAAAAAACCATCTCGTAAGAAAAAAGATGACTAATAGAATAAATGAATTTATCTTATGATGAGGTAGAAAGATATCTAAATAGAATATTTAGTGGTATTCTTTATACTTATGAAAGTGATTTTCTATTAGTTTTTAAGTTTCCAAACAGTGAAATGAAACAGCGTGCTGACTTAGTTTATGATAAATCTTTTGAAGACGCTGTTAAAGGTGGAATACTCCCAGTAAAAGAACTTGAAGAACTTATGGATAAAAGAAATCTAATTACAGCTACAGAAATCCTTAAACTTAAAAAACTTAAGGATCAGCTTGAGGCTCAAGAGATTTTACTGGGAAAAACTACTAGAGTAAAAGCTAATCAAGAAAGAATAAAAAAAGTTATTGCAACTCTTAAACAAGACATATATCATATAGAATTAAAGAAAAGTTCTAAACTACTTTTATCTGCCGAAAACAAAGCTGAAGAAGACAGAACATTCTATATTTGTAGTCGATGTGTATTTAATGAAGATAACAGTTTATTCTGGAAAAGCTATGAAGATGCACTTAAAGAAAATAGATTGGATTTAAAGAATAGAATTCTTAATAAATATTTGAGATTTTATTCTGGACTTCCAACTACAATTATAAGATTTATTGCCAGAAGTAATCTTTGGAGAATTAGATATGTAAATAGTATGAAGACGTCGGATCAATTGTTTGGTATACCTGCGTCTTCATACACAACTGATCAATTGAGTTTAGCCTATTGGTCAAACTATTACCAAAATATATATGAAATGATGCCTGATGATAGACCCATCGACATGGTAATTGATGACGATGATGCTCTTGACGCTTATATGAAAGTTTATTATGAGGAAAGGAATAGAGAAGATAATACAAGAAGAAGCAAGAGCAACCGTTCTGGTAAACTATCAGCATTTGATGCTGAAGAAGTTATCGTAACAAGATCGCATGAATTATATCAGGATATAGCATATGATAAACCTAGAGAAGCAAGTAAACTTCAAGATAGAGTAGATATAAAGAAAAGGACAAAGAAAGGATAGGCTATACAATTATGTAACTTGTGTTATATTGAGTACGATTTTATACTCGTCCTTTACTCTATTGCGGAGGTATTATCTTGTCTAATAAACAATATACTGTTAGTGTTATCTCTAATCTTGCAGGCAAAGCTGGAGCCAGTGCTGCCGACGATCCGAATGTAAAAGATGTATCTAGTAATTTTAAGACTTTACTAGATGGGCTTGTAAAAACTCTTTCTGGTACATTAGAAGGGGTATTAAAAGACGCTTTTAGTAAAGCTGGAAAAGACGCTGATTCATCAGAGATACAAACCATATTAAAGGGGTTTGTTCAAGAATTAGGTACCCTCCTCGTTAAAGACGCTACTAGTAGAATACCCAAACCCAGCGATTCTAAAATTCCACAAAGCGATAATACATATGCTCTTGTCGAAAAAGCCCTTCAAAAACTAACAGAAAAAACTGGCGTTAAAGTAAATCCAGATATTGTAATGTCTAAAATTCCAACGTCTGCAATCTCCGCTACAAAAGAAACCACTAGTGCAATTTCTCTTTTAAAAGATTCTTTTAATGAAGTAAAAAGAATAGTCGATTCTATATCATCAATGCGTCAATCTGGCGGCAAAGTAGATTCATCAGAAATGAGCACTGTTATGGCTAGTCTTTTAAAAATTGCAGAAGACGGTAAAGCAGTAATGGCTCACGCTACAAAAGCAAAAGAATCCGCTTCCAATATAATTCCAGAAAGTAAAGAAGCACTAAAAGGTTTTACTGATAGTATAGATGCTTTACGTACCTCTATAACAAACACTATAAGCAACGCACAAAAACAAGCTAAAGATGATCCTCTAACTGCTTTGAAGGATATGATTCCGGCTATAACTAAAGCTATTAGTAGTTCATCTGCTCTTGAAGGAACAAAACTTGCTGAGGCTGTTACTAAGATGCAAGAGAATTCTAATAATATAGCTGATTTAACAAAAGGTTTGAATGGTGTTGTAGATGAGGTTAAGAAGGGCGTTTCTGGTGGAAGCATTAAGATTGAAAATTTAGATGGCTTACTTAAAGCACTTGGTGATTTATCATCAGCTTTTGGTAATATGCCAACAAATATGAATGGTAGCCCAAGTTATTGGGGAGCAGGTGCTAAAAATCCTGAATGGGAAAACACAACTAAGGGTTTTGACACAATTTCCAAACTAACACAATTACCTCAGACTGTAAAACTCATCGTTGATGATAAAAACCTACCTAAAGTTTTACCAAAAGTAGAACTTCCAGTTGAAACCATAGTAGATCCCAAATCTCTGTCTGGAGTTAGAAGTACAGTCGAGAAAACTCTTCAAGATACCTCCATAATTGTCAAGGCTAAGTTAGGCACTGCTGATGTAGATAAACAAATGTCTAAATATAGTGGTGGAGTGGAGACCCCAGAAGAGAAAAAATTTAAAATTCTAAATACAAATAGATATTTAAATCAAACCCGAGCTACAGGAACTTCAGCTTATCCTATTGAACCACTATATAAAGAAAATACAGTTCTACCATCTAGTAAAGGACACGTAGAAATAGTAGATGAAAGCAAAACCTCCAACAAACTCTCTGAAGGGGCTACTAAAATTAAAGCTGCTACAGAAGCAAACATTAAAAAACTATCCTCTTCACTATATGAGCTACAAACACAAATAGTAACTACTCTTGATGCCCAGTTCGAAGCAGCAGGAAAATCTTGGGCTGTAGTTAAACCTGGTAATGCTAAAGAACCAACAAAGGCATTTGAATTAGCACCAGGTGAAAAACAGTGGACCATGCAGATTGCTAATGTAGAACGCTTACAAAAAGCAATGCGTGATTATACCTCTTCTCCAGATGTGTTAGTTTCTAATTATAAAAGTCAGGCGGTGAATACTCGTGCTGCAGCTACGGTTGGTTCAGATAAAATGGCAGAACTTGTAGGACAATGGTTAAAAACAGTATCACCTGATGAGATTAGAGCTACAGGAAAATTAGGACTAGACGAGCATACACAAACTCAACTAATAAATATTAGAGAATCCAATCGTGGCACAGAGGTTGGTAAAGACATAATTAATGATATCAAGACTAAATTTGGTGAAATCAAACTTCCAGAAATATTTAAAAAAACATATGCTGAATCTGAAGCTAATAGACAAATACAACGTGAAGGTTTAGTAAAAAATATAGCTCTTCCAGCAGCTAAAACTAGTAGTACTGGTGATACTTCTTTTCAAACTATACATGGGTCACAAAGATCTCTTCCTAAATTTGCTACTTTCGAAACTGGTTTTGAAACACTTTATAAAGATTTAGAAGAAGCTAAAGCTCCAGCCAAAGCTCGTAGTTTTCAAGATCGTATAAAGAAGCTTGGTATTAGACCTATGCCAGAAACCAAAAATGAATTTGAAAAACTATCAGAAGAAATGATAGCTGCAGTAGCCGAAACCAAAGGAAAGGGCGATGTTGATTATGTTAAAAAATTATATAGAGAAGCCGCTCCAGGAAAGGGGTTGGCTATGCAGAAAGCTGGCGGAGAAGAAATTTCTAAATTTCAGAATCGTGTAGAAGACGCGATATCAACTTTTGATGGTTTGGCTCCGGCTAAGCAAACTTTTCCAGAGTTTGTAAAAATAATGAAAGAATTAAATCTTACTGCATACGATGTTGTTAGAAATTTAAATAAAATAGATGTCAAAAATGTTTATGATATAATGGGGAATGTTTTAAAAGGTGATAATAAAAAATCTTCACCTTTGAGAGCATTGGGTACACAACCTCAATATGAAAAATCTACGAGAGATTTCGAAACAGCCTTAAGTGAAGTAGAAGGTTTATCTCCTCTATTAGAGGGTAATCGTCCTCGACGTGGTTATCATCAAGAGAATGTAACTAATCTTCTTACAAGGACCGGTTCTTTTTACGATGCTAAAGAGGATCGTCTTAGTGCAGACCAACAAAAGAAACTCATTAAAGATCTTAATTTAGAATTACACGACACTCTTTCTACAAGAGAGGCTATCGGAGGTCCTAGTGCTTTGCCTGGGGGCATAAGAAGACTTTCTAGTTTGGGTATTCCCGAATCACAAGCTGGTAATATTGAGGAATATAGAAAAGGTGGAACAGGAGGAACTAAATATCTACAGAATTTAGAAGCAACTAGCGTCAAACTTTATGCCGATGATTTAACTGCTCTTGCACCATTTCAACAATTCCAACAAGCTGGTAGAAATATTTCCAATGTAACCAATGCCATGGGTACTGATTTAAATATGAGTATTCAAACACCTAAATTGCGTTCTGAACAAGAACGTGCTGTAATAGAGAGCGGTAGATATGGTAACAGAGGTTATGGTTATAATGTCACAGCAGAAATGAGAAATACAGCAGCCAATTTCGAAGACCAAATAGTTATATCTGGAGATTTGGCTAAGGCTCTTACATCTGCTGTCAGTACATTGGTTAAACCAGGACCTCTAGGACGTGTTCGTGGTGGTACAGCAGAAGAACGTATTACTGGCACAAGTGTTACTCCTATAGAAGAGAATATTAGTGGTGTCGCTAAAAAATATATGGAGATTCTTGGCAAACCTGAGGAATATAAAGGAAGAGCTGATGAAGCCCTAATAGAAAAAGTTAAGAAAACAGTTGCTGTAGTAAGGGGCGAACGCGTGGAAGTACAGCAAGCCCAACTTGCTGAAACTTTTATGAACTATTTTGGAAGAAAACTAACTACCAGATATGGTTCTAAGGGGGTAAGTATTACTCCTACCGGGCAACCAGAAAACTTAGGAGAAATGTTACAACAGTTTTCGGGTAAACCTATAAAAGTAGATCCTACAGCTACACTAGGATATCAAGCTGCTCCAAAAAGTATGGGGAAGATGGTTTCTGACCTTTTTGGTAGTAATGCTTCTACTGAACTTAGAAATGATCTTAAAAAATCAGGTAACAAGTTCATGATAGATATCTTTCATGATACGAATATTGTTTCCGATGATGAAGCTCAAAAAGCTAGAAACTTATATAATCAATTTGCAGCTACTTGGGAAAAAACTTTCAGTACTCCAGCTCCTAAAGTAGGGGTTGAGGGTATAAAGAACATAAGAGATCTTTATTCTGCTAAACATGGCGGCGAACAATCTACCTATGATCTAAAACCCATAGATGTTCGTATAAGCTCATATGGTGCTGCTAAACGTGGTCTTCAGACTGAGTTTATGGAACCTATTTTTAGTAATTTAGCTGGTACGGGTACCATTACTAATAGAGTAGGTGAAAAAGATACCGGTGTTACCACTTTAAAACAACTTAAAAAAGATGATTATGAAAAATTATTGCAAAAGGGTGGTTTGGCTTCTTATTCCAAAGCTCTTGGTTATGAAGGAACTGGTAAGACTGAAGAACAAATTGCTCCTGAATTATTTGGTATGTTTGGAGGTAAGGGGGAATATTCTAAGGCATTAGGATATGAAGGCACAGACGATTCCGAATTAAAAAATAAAGAAAAAGCTGTTCTAGCCCAAAAGGCAGCGGCCCTTGAAGCATCTTCCAGCTACTATTCTACTGTCATAGATGAATTTGGTAAGAAACGTAAAGGTCTTGTGGGCGAAAAATTCTTACAAATTATTGAAGAACCTACAGAAAATCCAGAATGGAGTAAAAATCAGGTAGAGGGGGGACAAAAGGGTGCTAGATTAAATCTTCCAGCATATTCTGCATATTCAACTGTATTTGGTGAACAATCAAATATGATGAAAGAAATCACTGGTAGTTTAGATGTTAATGCTAAAAAACATTGGGAATATTTAAAAGCTCTTCAAACAGTTCAAGAATCTGACTCAGGGGCTTATGAAAGTATAACTAAAGGTTTAAAAGAAATCGATGTTAGTGAAATGAAAGGCTTTGACTTGTCTACTGGTGTACATGGTAAAAAGTATACTACAGATGAAAGTGGGAATACGACACTCAACCCAAGAAGTTTTTCAGACTCTATACTTGACATTGAAAAATACCCTGAAGCGTTTAATTTAAAAATACCTACAGGCAAATATGGGCGTGGTGGTGAAGCTATAAAAGAAAAGATGTACATACCAGGGGCTGCAGCAAGAAGTACTTATCCAGAGCCTCTCATTGCTGGTGAACATGGTATGGATCAGATCACACGTCGTCTATCACATGTAGTTAATATGGCAAAAGAACTTCAAGATGTAATGGATAATCCAGAACAAGCTTTAGAACCCAATGAAATTAAAAAGAAGGTTGCTTCTACAACTGGACAATGGACTGATGAAGCATGGAAACTTAGTAAACAAAATACCCCAGAGGCTAATACTGCTCTAAGGGGCATTATGGAAAAGATGACTCCAGCATTATCTAGAACTCTTCCTCCTAGTAGCAGTTTAATAAATACTGGTGGAATGACAGAATATGATTTTCATAATAAATTTTTAAATGACCAATATTCCGGTATTGGTGGAAAAAACAGTAAGGGTGACACTGTTACCGAAGGTATGGCTTTAGCTACCTCCATAGGTAATATCAATGATATGTTGGTTGGTAAAAATCCAAAAACAGCTACTAAAGAACAATTAGCTGCACCTACAGGTTTGACCCGTGCTATTGATTCTGGAACAGGTTTCTTATTTGCCAAACAAATGGGGATAAATGTTGTACAAGATACCATTGATAAAAGAGTGGAAGCACTTCAAAAAGCTAAAATAGATTATTACTCATCTCTTGCAGACACAGCTACTGGTAAGGGTGGTTCTATCAATGAGTTACTATTTAATAGAAAAATTCCAGCAGTTATGGGCAAAGCTGTAGTTGCGGTTACTGATAAACGTGATGATATAGAAACATTTTCTAAAGAACTTGGAAGAATAGGAAGTGCTTTTGGAGAAGATTTTTCTAGCCAGATTGGTGATCTGGGTAAAGTGTCCAAAACACATGGAGAAGCTTTATCAGGTTATAAAAAAGTGGGTGTACCAATATTAAAACAAGAAGAAATAGGTATCCCAGAAACATTTGCTTCTAAAATTCCGGTGGATTATCTTAAAAAGTATAAAGTAGACTCATCTAATAATATAGAGGCACAAAAACCAGAAAATATTAGTGGTACATTACAAGACCTATTGGCTTATAAAGAGAAGATTAGTGAAGCCGCAAAGAAAAGTCCTGAAAAACAAGATGAAATTGAAAAATATATTAAAGAAGAATTGCCATCTTATGTTGAGAGTATTCGTTTCCCATTTACTGGCTCATCATCCATAGCTCCATTTAAACCTAAGATGCTTCCAGAAGGTACTTTTATAGATAAGAATAGAAATGCTCTGGAAAAAAACTCACTGATGGTACCTGGTGTTCCAGAAGGTTTGGAAGGATTAAAACCCATTATTGGTAGTATACAAGATAAGATTGATTCTGCCATGACAGAACGTGAGAGACTTCAAACAACAGGAGTTCCTAAAACTGAAGGAGAATTTAAGACTTCAGGTGATGTTCAAAAAGATATAGATAACTTAACATCTTTGATTAAAGAGCTAAATGCCGCTATTTCTAATGTGATTCCAAAATATGTAGCTCAAGCACAGAAACTTGATTACGATGGTGATCAAATAGAAATTCATTCTGCTAGATCTGTTGACGCTCGTAAAGATATAGAATCTCATTTTAAAAGATTCCATGAAGCTGAACCAAATAAAGATATTACTACCCAAGACGTTTTTATGAAACGTTTTCTATCTGAAGCAGCCACTACTAAAACCACTGGTGATTATGTCTTTGGTGAAAGCACTGCTGCATTTGAGAAAAAGTTCCCATCTGGAAAGGGCTTTGATTTTATGAAGAGTCCATTTTTAAATGAGAGTATGGATTACTTAGGACCAAAAGAAGCTTTGGGTGTTCTTTCTGGAAAACCTGGTATTGGTGATGTATCCAATGTAATAAAAGATGTTCTATCAGACATGAATAGACCAGAAACAGAGATTGCTGGTATCATGGGCAAATTTGATAAAATGGATAAGTCCGATCCTAAACAATATATAGAAAATATAATGTCTGAAATAGCCTCATCTAATTCTGATATTTTAAAACAGGTTGAGGCGGGGATTAAAAAAAGACTCCATGAAGAAAAGACTGGTGATACAATTGAAGCCCAATTATTTAAGATTCATACTGGACCAGAAACAGAAGGTATGTATCGTATGCATCGTCTTGGAGAAACTGAGGCTGGATTTGGTGGAGGATTAATATCCCAACAATCTGAAAGAAATTCTAGCGAATATTTTAAACAAAGAAATCCAGCTCTAAAAGCTGTAGGAGGTCGTCCAGAAGAAGAATTTCATACTATGATGAATGAAATGGTTCGTTTTGGTATTCAGAAAGGTATGGATGTTAAACACGCTGGAGAAAAACCTATTGCTGGAGAGATGGTTAACTACTTATCAAAGGGGCCAGAAGGTGCCAGTGCCCTTTGGGATAAAATTCAAAATGAAAAACCATATGCAGACCTTAAAGACTTTTCAAAGGACAGCGAAAAAGCTATCAGAATGAGAGTAGGTGAATTGCCTACATCAGAGATATTATCTGAAGCTAAGAAAGTTACGGAAAGTCGTGGCGGAAATGCTGGAGATTTAGATAATTCATCAAGGGAACAATTGATTAAGGTCCTAATCGATAAGGTAGGGTTCAAAGGATTTTTAGAGGAACTATCTCTTTTAGTCAAAAAAGATGCCGTCGAGGGACTAGTTGCACAGGCAAAGACTTGGTCTCCTGCTAAAAAAGGTAGTCCTGGAGGAGGTCTTCCACCCATTAAGGGACAAAATCTTGAGATGTGGGCTGAGAATGCCGTTAATGCCCAAATAGCTAAGGGTAGTATTAGTGTAAGAGGTGATATATCTGAATCCCAAAATCCTTTATATGGCATGCGTACTTTCTTTTCATCTCCTAAATCTGAATATGATAAGTATAGAGATAAATTTGGTGAAATGCCAGTCCCTAAAGAAAAAGTAGCAGGCTTATCTGAAGAAGATACTAAAACTTATTCCTATAAATATAAAACGGCTAGAGCTACAGCTTCTAATATTCATCAAGAATTAAATGCAGCTGCTGCTGGATCATCTACTGGGGCATACTCAGATATGATAAGAGGTAGTATAGATACTCTTTATAAACAGCAAAAAGAAATAGAATCATATAATGATGAACTTAAAAATTATAATCCAGAAGCGGCTAAAAATACTGATATGTCAGAAAGAGTTCTTCAAAGGGTAAATGTTAGTCCTTTAGCAAATAGAACTCTTAATATGAATAAAGGAATGCGAGGAGAAATTGAAAGATTATCTGATTTAGCTGGTATACCAGGTTTAAGTGATTCAGAACAATTTGATATTTATAGAGAAAATGCTGATAAATTCGGTGAAAAGAAAAGAGAAGAGCTTGCATCCTCTGACTATGCTGGAAAAAGAAGAAAATCTCTGGAGTCTGAGACACCTAAAAAAAGTCCAGAAAAGATAGAAGAACAAATTAAAAGCGAAATGGATGCGGAAGTTGAAAATTATATTAAGCCTATGATAGAAAAGGCTCAAGCTTTAAAACAACTTGATCGCATTACAGATGTCTTTATTTCCAAGAAAAATGAAGGGCGTGTTCTTACAGATATGTTTCCTAGAGAAGATCAAGGTGCCCCTGATGTACCGCTCACAGAAGCTCGTAGAAAAGCTATTCAAGAGAGAATGTCCAAAGTTTCTTCAGAACGGCAAAAAACTCTTTTTGAATCAGAAAAGATGAGTAGCTCTGATATTCCAACTGGTCCTGGTAGTGTAGGCACTTCTGGAATGGGGGTAGGAGGCGTTGTTCCTGTTCATATAGTAAGTGCAGCTTCTGGTGTAACCATAAATGTTAGAGGACTGGAAGGTGGAGGATATCTTCCCCCAGGAACAGCTTCCGGAGCTGCTAATGCCCCACTTGCTCAAACAGAAAAGGTAAATGATGATCTTTTAAAGTTCAAAGATGATATAGTAACATTAAGAGAGACTGTAGCTAAAACCAAACCTGCTTGGGAATCTGGACCAAGACCTAGTAAAGAATATCAATTTTCTCCAAATGCTCTTTCTGGTGGAGGAAACGTTTATGGTAACGAACAGAATAAACCTCCATTAACTGAAGAACAACGTTTAGCAGAACAGCATGATAGATTGGTTAAAGAGCTCACAGAAAAATCAGAACTTAGTACAACTGCTCAATTGCATGCTGATTGGGGTACTCTTATTCATGCTAAATTTGAAAAAACTTTAAGTAAACAACCTAATGTTGAAGTTGAAAAACCTGGAAAATATACTCACCCTGAAGCTGGCATTATTTCGGGTGTTGCTGACGTTGTAGAATATAATACTCCTGAAAAGAAAGAAGGGGATATTTCTAAAGTAGTTGATATTAAAACAACTAATAAAAAAGAAATAGAAGATTTGGATGCTGCTATTAAAGCTGCTGGCTCCACTGATATCGATAAAGTAATTGAAAAAGTTAATGATGATTTAAAGCGAAAACTCAATGACTATCTTAGTCAGGTCAACGCTTATTTAAAAATTTTTGGAGAAAGCGCTAAAGGTGAAATTAGATTTTATGATAAAAAAGATTTTGGAGCAGACATTGAAAAATTTACACCTTTAACAATGAATTTCAATGAGGAAAGATTCGAGAAAGATATGTCTCAGCTTACCAAAGCTAGAGATACCGTAAGAAAAGATCCAAATAAAAATTTCAGAAATACTGCAAATGTGGTGCCTAAACCAGAAGACTATGAAGGACCACCAGTTGAAGAACTTGATGCAGCTATGCGTATAGCAGAGGAGGCACTTGCTCGTAGAACTACTTTTAATCCTAGAAATACAGCCTCTAGTTATATGAAAAGAAAAGAAGATACTGGTACTTCTGAAGAAATTGCAGCTAATACTGCAAAATTTGCTAAAAGTAAATTATATAAGGATTTAACTCCAGAAGATCTTGAAAGATATCTTGTACCACCACCTATAGCTGAAGGTAATGACGCTAAATCCTTACTTACAAATTTAACTACACTTCATGAACAATCCAAGCTCTATCAAAAAATGCGTGGAGTGGATATGGATTCTGTTAAAGGTATGCCTAAACAAGTTGGAGAATCCATAGGAAAAGTTTCTGAAGAAGGTCCTCAATACCAGAAGTTTATAGAACTTACAGATAAGCTTAAAGAAATGGAAACTCCAGATTTTACTGGTAAAGATTATATCAATGCATGGAAAATGTATCGTGCTGCAATTGGTGATTATTATATTAAAAGAGCAGAGGCTGCACAAAAACAAATAGAAGAGTCTGATAAAGAGGGAGATTCTACTGGAGCTAATAGAGCATATGGTGATTTTAAAAAGAATACAATACAATTACAAGAATTTGTGCGTAGAAGTATAGGTAAGAAAACTGATTTATATACTGATGATAAAAGATTTGTATATCCAGGATTAGCACAAGCTGCTGGAGTTTACATGAGTCCTGCAGAAATTATGCATAAAGTTGGAGAACCTTTAGGAGATGACCAACAACTCATAGATACATTTAAAGGTGTAACCAAGGGTATTTCTAAAAGTGATAAGAAAGCACCTATCAGTAGTGCTAGAGATATTTTCAGGGAACTAACAGATGTAAATAAAGAATTAGAATCCACCGCATCTGCTGCAGATAAATTTGGAAGTTTAGGATCAACGGCTTTCGATAAACTTACTGGACGTGTTACTAGACTAAGGGCTGCTCTACAAGATGTTATGAAACAGTCTGGTGGTGAGTTAGATGCTGAACAGAAGAAAAATTTAGAAAATATTATAGGTTATTTGAAAACCATTGAAGCCATGTATTCACGCATTCATCCAAAAGAAGCTGGTGCTCCAGCTGAATATGGACAAACTGGTGTAATACCTGTACCTAAATTTGAAACTCCAGAAGTTCAAGCTGCTTTACACAAAAGAAATATAGAATCTGTTAAACAATATTTTACTCGTCCAGAAGAAGAAGGTGGTCCTAAAATTGGAGAACGTTTTTCCTATCAAGAAAAAATTACGGGTGATGCTGGTGAAACAATAAAAAATTCTATCCATCATTTTCAAAAATATGGTGAAGAAATACAAGCTAGTGGTGAGAAAGTAGGAAAATTTAGTGAAAACAACCAAGACTTAATAGAAAAGATGCAATCAGTAAATGCTTCTTTTGAGACTGCTATTGGTCGTGTTATTAGATGGGGTGCAGCATCTAAATTAGTATATGGTGGTATGTCATATCTGGGACATTCTTTAGATGAAATTTCAAAGATAGACACTCAGACTGCTCAACTAAAGATGACTATGAATCCTCAAACAACTGATTTTGAAAAATTAAGAAAATCTGCCGCCGGACTTGGTAAAGAATATGGAGTACCAGTTACCGATGTAATGAAGTCTATGGTTATTTATGGACAACAAGGTTTGAGTCAAGAAGAAACTATTGATAGAACAAGAACTTCTACTTTAGCAACTAATGTTACCACCCTTAGTGGTAAAGATTCTATAGAAGCCTTAACCTCATCTATGAAGATATTTAGGGAAGAAGGCGAACAATCTATCAGATTTTTAGATGCTTGGAGCGAAGTTGAATCTAAGTTTGCCATTACCGCTGCAGATATGGCTAATGCTATTAGAACCTCCGCTATGGCTGCCAAAACAGCTGGTATCACTTTTGATCAACTAAATGGTATCGTTGCTGCTATTGGTTCTACTACAAGACAATCAGGAAAAGAAGTTGGAACTTCTATGAGATTTATTCTTAGAAGAATGTATTCCGAAGAAGGTCCTAAAGCTTTGGCTAAACTTCCTACACCTATATCTTCCGTTACTGGAAGTGGTGAATTGAAAGAAGGTTTTACTGTATTAGGGGAATTAGCCGGGCAATGGAAAGATTTAACTTCTGCTCAACAAATGAACGTGGCTCAAGCTCTTGGTGGTACTAGACAATACAATACATTAATAACATTGATGGATCAATGGGATGAAGCTCTTAGGGCTGTAAAAGATAGTACTAATTCTAAAGGTGCCGCTGAAAGACGTAATGCTGAGATAATGGCTACTTATGCCAAACAGATGGAACAAGCCAAAGCCGCTGCTACAGAATTGAAAATGGAAGTAGGTAAATTAGTTCTTCCTGTATTTTCTGCAGGTGTGAAAGGGCTTAAACTTTTTACTGAAACTTTAACTGCTATTCCAGGACCAATCAAAGCTGCTGCGGCGGGGGCGTTACTATTATTTGGAGCTTTTGCTAAGGGAGTTCCTATTATAGATGCTATTGCTGAAACCTTAGATAAAGGACAATCTGCCTTTAGTGGTTTAGGCAGTAGTATGTCAAAACAATGGGATATGACTAAATTTGAAGTAGCAGGAAAGGGAACAGGAAAAGATGTAACAGGATTAAAAACCTTAAACAAACAAACTGCTGATGCTCTTAATGTTGGAAAAGATGAAAAAGACAAATCCTTTGTGAAACAAGGAAGTAGTTTGTCTGATTTTCAGACTTCTATTGGTAAGACTTTATTCATGATTAAAGAGGTAGGACAAGCTTATAATGGAATGATAGGTAAGGGAGCTATTGGTGCCGGATCAATTGGAGAAGCTATCGGTGAAAAATTTAAAGGTATTGGTAGTTTTCTTACTGGTGGAGGAGTAGCCAAATCTTTTAAAGATATTAAAGGGATGGCAATAGAACAAGGTTTTGGTGCTGAAGCAATAAGAGAAGCTTTCAAATCTGGTCCAAAAGCTGTTCTAGGAAAAGCTGCTGGTGCTATATCATTTGCACCACTAGTCGCTGGGGCTGCTTCTTCTGTTACCGGTGAAGCCATAGACTCTTCTAGTGAATATGTTGGTTCTGCAGGACATAAATTTATTAAAGATTTTGCTTCCCAAAATACTGGATTTGTAAAATCTGTAGCACCTCTTGCAGTTACCGTAGCTGCTCTTGCTCCTGGAATTGCGGCTGCTTATGATGAGTTTAAAAAATTGACAGGCTCAGCTCAGGATTTTGCAAAAGCTGTAGAAGGTGCTAGAAGTAAAAACGATGAGCAGCATAAAGCTATTACAGATCAAATTAAAGCTTATGATACACTAGACGCTAAAGTTAAAGATATACAAAAAGTCTCTCAGCCAGATGTCAAAGCTAAAAGACAAGAAGCTGGTACATATGAAGCTCCATTGACTTCTTTACAGAAGATTCAAAAGGATGTTACTGGGCTTTCAAATCAATTGGCTGATAGCAATTTGAACTTAGTGGTTGGTTATGATAAGTTAGGTAACGCCGTTCTAAAATCTACAGGCAATTTTAAATCTTATTTAACAGAGTTAGAAAAACTAAATACAATCAAAGGTTTAGATATAGAAACTGGAGTTTTAGATAAATTCATCAAAGATTTGACAGAAACAGGTGGTTCTGAAAAACTTAAGGTAGTTGTGAAAGATTTGGCTGAATCCTTTCCTGTTATAGGAGATTTGGTTTCAAGAAACATTAAAGTAGGACCAGCCAAAGCCTTGGAGATGGCTTCCGATGATGTAAATAAAAGACTTAATTTAAAACAAAAATATCCGTTATCAACAGCAGCAGATGCTGATACACAAAGATTACAAAAAGTTTTAGGTTCTGCTAGAGATAATTTTCAATCCTCTTATTCAGATTTTGATAAAGTATTTAAAGGGATAACTGCACCTTCTAGTTTTAAGGGGTTGAGTCCTGATAAAATACAAGAAACTTTATCCTCCTCTACTTTTAAAAAAGCTTATGAACTTCAATTAGCTATCGATCCTAAATTTAAACTCGTTAAAGATGTTAAACCTGAAGATATAATGGGAAAAACAATACTTTCTGCACTCAATCCTAGAGCAGCCGGGGTAATGGACGTTAATTCTAAGTTTACTAAAGCCAATTTGGAAAGCACTGGTGTCAAAGCTAGAAGCGATTCTAAAGTTTATTCTGGAGATATAGTTACTTTAATGGATAGTGCTGCAGAAAAATACAATATAGCTGGTAATCAGGCTATAATTAAAATGAAAAAAACTTCTGATGGTGTTATTAGTTGGGTGGCTGAATACTTTAATACTAAGACCTTAAAGGTAGAACAACGCTCCATGTCTGAAATAGAGCCTTTAGTAGATAGTATATTCCCAGTTCAAAAAATTCAAGAAGACCTTTCTTATAGGATGGACGCTTTAAATACTTTTGTAGCTGGTGCTTCTGCAGGTTTAGTAGGCATTACAGGTAAAAAGTTTAAGAAAGATTTTAGTTTAGGGGAACGTTTTTATAGTGATATCCCAACGACAACTTTACTCCAAGGTGATTTTGGTTATACGCCAGGTAAAGGAGCAGGTAAAGGTTATGGTAAAGTAGCTGGAACAGAATCTTATTCTAAGGATATTCAAGAGTTTTATTTTGAACCTATGGAAAAGTTGAAGGTGATGTTGGAGGGAACAGCAAGAAATAAATTGGAAGGTATGGATGCAGAAACAGCTCCTATTGATAAAGGTACATATGATGAGATTAACAAATTACTCTCAGTGTTAAAAAATAATCAAGCTGTATTGCAATTTAGAGCAGTTTTTGAAGATTTGATGAAAGAATTTGCTGAAGGAGATAGAATTTTACAGCAAAATATTGCTACAACAAGAAAAAGATTTGAAACTGATAAAGAAACAGCGGGATTAATGCAAGGCACACCTAAAGGTATAGAGGATTACCAGCTTGGAGTACAAAAGGTAAAAGACTTAACTCCTAGACAGGCATTACTACGCTCTTCTGAACCAGCTAGAAAAACAGCAGAAGAACTTAAAATTTTAACTCTCACATCCGATAGTCAAAAATCACAGATTGATAGCACTAGAAAAGCTTTGGTAAATGAAGAAGTGATTAAACAAGTAGCCAAAGCTTCTGGAGCTACATTAGACAAAAGTCAACTTGGCGACTTTATGGAAAAGGTTGCTAAAGAAACGGATGATAAAAGCCCATTCAGAGAACTTACTAAAGTGAGTTCTAAGACTGCAGACAATACTGGAGCCACTGTTGATAGATTAGATAGACTTTTAGAAAATCAAGGGGATTCAACAACGATAAAGAAAATGTTAGAAAGTTTTGGTGATAATATAGGAGCTGGGGCGTTAGATAGGCAGCCAAAGAAAATAGCCAACGCTTTGGAACGTGTGGCTGAAATTAGAAAGAGTGCTGAAAAATCCGGAGATCAAGATAATGTTACCAGGGCTAATGTAGTACTTGATCAGCTTTCCCAGAAATTAGTTGGTGATGTTGGTTTTAAAAAGGCTACTGAACTTGTAGACGACAATTTTCAACTATTCAAAAAAGATTTTACCACGTCTGAGTTCAAACAAAGGGCAGTATCTAATATAGGTTCTGATGAGTTTTTGAAAAAGATGGAGGAATATGGTACAGCTAAAACCATGTTTCCTTCTCCAATTCCCAAAAGTAGTTTCGACCGCCCCAAATTTTCTGAGAGCGAAGAACTTAAAAATATTAAAAAGAGTCAAGAAGGTGATGGTAAAGAAACGTGGGTAACTGGAAAGACTTTAGCTAGTACACAAGCTGCAATAGCCACAGCTTCTTATATAGAAAAATTAGGAAGAAATAAGATAGTAAAACAACTAGATGAACAAGTAAATCAATACGACTATAAAATAGCTAAGGCTAGAGAAGAAGGTAAAGGCGAGCCTGAAATTAGAGATTTGTCTAAGAAAAGAGAGGCTGTAAGTACAGAAAGAGATAAAGCCCAAAAAGATGTAGATTTTTATGGTATCGTATCTTCTTTAAGTGCCGCCGGTACGGCTGCATCTGAATTAGCAATGGCTTTCGGTTTAACAGAAAGCCAAGTTAAAGGTTTGAATGTAGCAGCCATAGGTACTTATGGGGCTATGCTAACTGCTTCAAAAATAATTGGCGAGGACATTCCTGATAGTGCTAAAAAATTCGGAAAAGAATTTACTGGTGTAGCCAAAACAATTGTTGAAGGTGAGGAACCATCAGCTATGGCTTATGGTAGATTGGCTGCTTCAGGAAAAAATCTTATGCAGGATACAGCCAAGCAAACAAAAAAAATATTTGGAAAAGATAATGAAGAACTGCAAACAGATTCTAGAAAAGCAGAGGAAGCTTCTTTAAAGGAGAGTTTTAATCAACAGGTTCCATTAGGTATGGAACTAAAAGATTCTGTTAAAAAATTTAGAGATAAAGGTGAAGCTTACGCTAAATATGATGACATTATACAATCACAAAATAAAGAAAAGGGAGAATTATTCGAAAAAACAAAAGGATATAATCCAGAATCTGAAGATTACAAGAATATGTACAAGAGACACGATGCTGAATTATTCGAGTGGTCCAAAGGTAAATCTAAGGATGAAATTACAAGCATATCCAAAAGTCATCCATATATAGGTCTTGTTGGTAGTGGCAGTGCTTATAGTAATACATTACAACAACAATCTGGAACTGAATTAGAGAGTATGGGTGAAAAAGCAAGACGTGGTGCAGAAATTCAAGGCGGTCCAAATAGACTTAGCCAGATGCTCCTATCTTACGGGGCTGCCGGTCTTACAAATTATGCTAGTAAAAAAGGCGAAGAAAGAACTGCTTTGTCCACTACAGAAAGTAAAATGAAAGAACAACAAGATGCCATGCAACAAGCAATGTTAGCTTACCCTGAAGCTACCAGTCAAGTAGTTGATGATATTAATAAAAGAAGAAAGGAAGCAATAGAAGTAGGTAAACCCTCAGATATAGAAACTACTACTAAGTCTATGGTTCAAAATGTGGATTCTGAATATCAACAAGTAGTTTCTCTTATCTTAAGATATGAAAGAGAAATAGCAGAAGCACATGCCAAAACTATTGCTGATATGGCTAGAGCACAGAATGAGCTAGCTGACAAAGAAATTCGTACTTCATATAAACAAGGTGCTTATAACGCTGTAACTGGAGAATCAGAAAGACAATTTGGTAGTGCTGTTAATAGAAGATATTCCCTGAAGAATATAGTTCAGGGTGGAATGGGAAGCTATGGTGGTGATGTAGAGACTCCAGTATTACAAAGCGAACTTTCGTCTCAACAGCGTATATATTCAGAAGCAGATCCAAGACTTAAGAATGTAATCAATAATTATGGTGATGCTGGAAATAGATTAGCAGCTGCTGGAAATAGAATGACTGAAATAAAACGTAGCATGAATGAGGAAGCTACGTTAGCAAACACATCTAAAGATTCTGATGTGGTAGACGCAGCTAAAAGACGTTATTCTGAATTAGCGGATGAACTACGAAAATTAATGCAAACTACTGACGATACAACTAAAAAGTTTAGAGATTTTAGTAATGCATATATGCAACTAGATAGGTTTACAAAATCTGTTATAGAATTTCAAAATGCTTTAAAAGAAGTTGATATAAAATCAGCAGTAGGCAGAATGCCGGATGTAATGAGAACTAATGAAATGAAGGACAGATTGTTAGGAGGATCTAGTCCTAGTGCTGTTCAAACAGTAACTCCTGAACAAGAAAGAATGGGTTTAAGAACTGGAATACCTTTAACACATCTACGTTCTGATAAATACACTATTGAAAAAGCTGAGCTAACAGATAGGTTACGTAATGAAACTGGACAACAAGCTGTTGATACCCAACAAAAAATAACGGATCTTGAAGAACGTAAAAGAAGAGATGAAGAAACTAGACAACAACAAAAGAATAATGAGGGATTAACTACAGAATTAGCTCCTTATGAAACACAGATAGCAGCATTAACAAGACTTAAAATGCAACCAGGTAACAAACCTGAGCAAACTAAGGCTTATTCTGATTATGCTGAAAAAATTGCTAAAGCCAATCTTGAAGCTACGCAGCCTATAACAGTCGGTCAGTATAAAAAAGAATTGGATATAAATAAACCAAAAATGTATAAAGAAGATGTTGATACAGCAACAAAATGGTTAGAAGGGCGTAAAGATGATGAGATGGTCTATAGAGGAAATCTTCAACAAAAGAAATATTTAGCTACTACTATGCCAGAGGAAATAAAAAAACCTATGGAAGAGCAGCTTAAATCAGATGGAGAAAAATTTTCTAGTCCTATAACTGGTAAAATTGATATAACTAATAGCTACTTAAGAGCCATAGCCCAGAAAGAATTTGGAATAGATATTGCTAAACTATCTAAAGAACTTTATGGTACAAAGAGTCCTGAAGTTAAACAAGATGGAAGTTTTATGTTTGGTACTGGAGGAAAAATAGCAGATTGGATAAGTAACTTCTTTAAACCTTCAGCAGATACTTCAGCTCCTGTTACACTTAATGGAAATGAGCCAGATAAAGCAGAGCCACAACCTTCTGGATTTATGGATAAAATTAAAAGTTTTACTGATACTGGATTTGGTGACATATCATTTGGAGATATTAAGAATATGTTCAAATCCATGGAAGGACCTACACCAGTTAGTTCTGAAGCAACTAAAACCATAGGAATCTTAGCCACGTCTGGAGGAGAGGAGGGTGCATCTAAAGATTTAGGTGAAAGTTTTGTGAGTCCTATAGTTAGTGGTCTTGAAAAACTTGGTTCCATCTTGGAACAAATATTAGGGAAGGGAGCTATGATCCCCTCTTCTGAAGAAGCACCTTTAACTAGAGCTTCAGGTGGTCCTATATCTGGTCCAGGCACTGGTACGTCAGATAGTATACCAGCAATGTTATCTGCTGGAGAATTTGTTGTTAAGACCGCTTCAGTAAATAAAGTAGGTAGATCTATATTGAATCATATAAATGCTTTTGGAGCTATACCTAAATTTGCTGGAGGAGGCGAAGTTGATGAGGACGATAAAGATAAGTTTAGATCCTCCCATTATTATACAGCAGAAGGCGAGGAGATAACTAGAGAAGACTATCAAAAAATGGTTAGAGATAGAGAACTATCAATGGAACAATCTAAATCTAATCTAACTGAGTCCAAAACTAAAGGTGACCGTGCAAAGTATTTTACATCCTATGGTAATGGACCTATAAATAGTTATGATAATAGGGAAGATTTTCAAAAAGCCAAAGATCAGTATAATGAAAATATTAGTAAATCCCAGACATTGGATAAATCAGCATCTGTTGGAACAAGAATAAATAATCCATTTTCAAGTCTTGGGCAATATAGATCTAAAGAAGGTATGAATGCTGATAGTTCCAAAATAGCACATTCTGATGACAAAAAAGCTATAAGTAGAAGTGTTGACACATCTCTACCGGAACGCCAGCCCGCTTTCAAAGACGTAATAGATTCTACTAAGACACCTGAGACTGCTGCTATAGTAAGTGATTTATTAACATATCCAAGAGACACACAACAAGCTCATAGTTCTTATTTGTTATCGTCACATAAACCTACTATAGTTCCAGAAGATAGCGTAGCCAATACTTTTGAAACTATTGGAAGAGGTATAAGAACTGGTTATGATTCTATAGGTAATGCAGCTACGGCTGTAGATAGTGCTATTTATCGCGGAACAAAAAATGCTATAGAAGTTGGAGAAGAAGTAGCTAGGGATCCTGGTAAAGCTCTTAATACAGCTGCGGATTTCTATGGAATTGATAAAGCCATTAAATCAATAGATAGTCTAATTTATCATGGTACAAAAAAAGCTTTAAAATTTGGATCAGAAGCAGCTGGAACTGTTACTGAGATAGCTAAAGACCCTGGTAAAGCCCTCAATAAAGCAACCGATTTCTACGGTATTGATAAAGCCATAAAATCTATAGATAGTTTAATTTATCGTGGTACAAAGAGAGCAATCGGTATGGTAGAAAATCCTATGGATGATGAATTTCTTAGTTTAAGAAGTAAGATGGAGAAGACTAAAACACTTTGGAAAGATGTCAATAACGTTTATGATAAGGTAATGGGTGTTGTTGCTCACCCTTTGACTTGGGAAAAACCTTTGATGGAAAATATGTCTGATCCCTTCACCAATGAGCTTAAACGTTTTCCAGATTTCTTTTTTGACAGGGACTTTACCAGAAGTATGGGAAAGGGACTTGGAAAAGGTATAGGCAATACTGAATTGTTTGACTATATGTCCAATTATAAAAAACAACATAAAACTCCAGATAAATTATTTGGTAAATATTTAAATAGAGCTACTGACTGGACAGCTTCTGGTCAGATAGCTAATATTGAGGCTTTAGCTCATATAGGTTCTGGAGCTGTAGCGGGAGCCGCTTCTGGAATAGGTGGATTATCCACGTTAGCATTATCTAAAATGGGTTTCATGTCTGGCGACGCGTTAGACAATGCTAGTAAAACACAAAATATGCTATCTGATAGTGGTACATATACACCAAGATTTGCTCCTAAAAAATCTAAAATGGTTTCAGATATAATTGCTGCCCCTGCCGGAGCTTTAGGAGAAGTTGGAACATTGATGGGTAACAGAGTGGCTGAAGTCTCAGGATCTGATACGATGGGGGCTCTTACAGCAACAACTATGCAAGCATTACCAATGCTGCTACCATTCGGTAAAGCTATAGCCAAAGCACCTTTTAGAATGACAGCTGATTTTGGTATAAAAACTCTAAGTAAAATGTCTGACCAACCTACCGCTCTTACTGCTGCCCAAGTCTCAAAATTTATGTATGAGATTAATAGTGAATGGACCCCAAATGGTTTTATGGGTAAGACAGTTAAAAAAGGTGTTGGATCCTCCGCTGATTATATATATGAAAAATATGTAGCAGACGCTACTGAAAAGAAAGCATTTAATCTTAAAAGAAATAAACTTAAGGCAGCAGGGCTTACTTTTGAATCTATACGACAGTTCAATAAAAACGAAGCCAAAAAACTACACAAAGACCCAAATGATATAACAGGCTATGCTACTGGAGGTCCTATATTTGGGGCTGGTACTGCCACATCTGATAGTATTCCAGCAATGGTTTCCAATGGAGAATTTATTGTTAATGCTGCTTCAACTAGAAAGGTTGGTAAATCAACTTTAGAACATATAAATACTTTTGGTTCCATTCCTAAATTTGCTGAAGGTGGTGAAGTTGATGAAGAAAAGGGTAAAAAAGGTTTTTCTTTTAGTAGAATATTCCGTGATAGTGCAGAAGGTGTGAATAAGGGTGTAGACTGGTTAAAAAATGAAAGATTAGATTTAGTTAAAAAGGGTACTACACAATCAGGACTTGATTTTACTGGTAATTTATTAAAACAGGGAGCTTTGGCAGGACTAGAGATAGGAACACGCGTGGCTAAATCTCCATTAGATACATTAGCAATGGGTGAAGGGGCTATTTCCTATTTAGGAAATAACAGTATCAAAGATATGACGTCTGACGTTTCTTCTATAGCCTCATCTGCTGGAGATTTTATTTCTAAACGTGGAATTGGTGGAACTTTAAAAGATATTGGTTCTGGTATAGGATCCTCTTTTATGGAAGATTTAAAAACTGGAGGCACTGGTATAACCGCTGGTATACTGGATGTGTTATCTCCAGGAAAATTCCTTTCCAAAACTTCTGATGCTAAAGATTTTAAAAGTCTTGCAGGACTTAAATCACATTTTGATGACCTTGCTAAAGAAAATGAAGTGATGAAGAATATATCTTTTGAGTTTCCTTCAGCTTTAAAAAGCAGAGGTGAAGCAAAGAGATTAAAATCCCTTATAGATGATTTTTCAGAATACACTTCTAAAGCTCCAGAAGCACAAGGTCTGAATAGTGTATCTCTTGGAAAATCTGCTAGCAGACGATTACATGGTGAAGAAGCTGGGTTATATGATCAAGGCAATATATATCTCAATTTAAGAGACACAGAATTACCAAGAACATTTAAACATGAAATAGGGCATCATTTTGACGCAGAGTCTAGAACTGCTAGTGGTTTTGGTTTACTAAAAAAGTCTAAAGGTGAAGACATAGGTGGTCCTTTAAAACGTTTTGTAAGCAAAAGAGAATCTATAACCGACACCATAAATGATATTGTGGATTCAGGAGATAGTTCTAGATTTGTGTCTAACTATGCCTTTAAAACTTTTGAAGACCAAGGGATCACAAGAGGTGCAGAAGAATTATTTGCTGAAGCATATTCCAAAAAAATATCTGCTGTACATGATCCTATTACTCAATTTCGTAAAGCTACTATCGAAGATCCAGCATTAAATAAAGCTTTTTCTGATCTTTATAAAGACGAGGATTTCAAACTTTTTAGAAGCAAGTCACAAAGATCTGAGGCATATAATAAAAGAAATTTAGACAATCGTATAAGAGGTTTTGCTGAAGGCGGATTAATTGGTGATGAAGAAGAAAATAAAAGATTGAAAGCCATCGCCTTAGAACAAGCAAAATCCTCACGTTATTATTCTGCTCAAGGAGATGAATTAAGTGAAGAGGAATATAAGAAAGGTCAATCACAACAGAAAAGGGCAGAAGGAGATGCTGAATTAACAAAAGTAACTTTATCCCTTAGTCCTCGTATGAGATTATACGCAGAACAAGAAGAATATCGTAAAAGAAAACTTGAACAATTAGATGAGAAAATAGCAGAGGCAGGTGTTCCAGATCTTACTACCACAAATCAAAGTGTCCGTCATAAGAGTTTAAACTCTATGCTTGATGGAATAAAATCAGTTAGTGGTTCTGCAGGAGGAGTCGATGTTTATAGTCCTAATAGAGCACCTATGTATCATCCAGATGCCGATATTTATACGCCAGATGATAAAGGTGGCTACACAACAAGTAAACCTACTTCTAATATAGCTTCGATATCTGATGATAAAAAGGTTCGTTATTTTACAGATTACGGTAAAGGCATACAAGAACAACCTAATGTGGACGCTTTTCATGCAGCAAAAAATGAATATAGAGGATTGCCTACATCCCAAGTAACATCAGCTCCTTCTGATATAGAAAAATTTAAAGTTGCTGAAAAAAATATAGCTACTAATGACGCTATGTATAATCAGGCAGGATCGGTTATAGATTTTAAATCCGCAGCTAATATTGGAGGATCTGGTATACAAACTGCAAATCCATCTGATAATTTAGATGAATTTCATAGAGGGCTTGATCGTTATAAACAGCTTGGTAAATGGAGTGGAGAAGAAAAGATTCATAAAGGATTTCCAAGTAATGCCCCTCCATCATCTGGTGTTACTGCACTTGATACTCTTGGTGAGGTTAATAGTAGAATATCTATATCCGCTAAAGAAAATGACAATAAAAGACTTGAATATGCTATGGGTAGAAAAGCAAATTTTGATAAACGTATAGAAGATAGGAAGTTTGATACAGCTTTTAGCAGATTGCCTTCTGAAAGAGGAATAAGAAGATATACTGACGATCCAACAAAGATTGATTCAAGGGGTGTTTCTGAAGGTAGTGGACCAATTCGCTATCAACCTATAATTAACAACAGACGTGAAGATGAGGATAAAGCTCATGCTTATAAAGCTAGTGAACATGTGAATCCAAGCGTAGCATTTGATAATCGTACAGCTGGTGGAGAATTTGCTAGAGAAAATAATAAGAAGATAAAATCAAATTTAGACTACCAGATGGGTGCAGCATTATTAAACACACCCGCACCATATGATCAATTAAATAGTTTACCTCTTGGTATCAGCCCAGTAAAAGAAAGCTATGATAAGGCTCAAAGAGCTTTGAAAGACATAGATAAAACAAGTCTTACCGAAGAGCAGAAGGATATAATAAGACAAAATGCTGAAAGAACCAAACTTGTTTTGATGGACTATCAAAAACATTATGCACAGGGTGATCTTAATGAACATTTAAAGACTAGCAAAACTAAAAAAGAAGCTGAATTAGCTGTATATGGCGGTACGCCACTTTTAAAAGAGGGTGAGGAACTTAGTCTTCGTACAAAAACTAAAGATAAAGGAATATACACAGGACTATCCACACTTGCTATAAGACAAATTAGAGCTATAGAAGATAATGAAAAGACTGGTTTAACTAATTCAGTAGCTGCTAGAGACAAGTATCCTCTAGAATTTTATAATCTATATAATGATAAATTGGCTTCTGATAAAAGAAAAGAAGTTCAAGATAAAATCAATAAAGAATTTAGTACTCCTACAAAATTTGCTACAATTGGTACTGTAGGGGTTTCGACAGCTTCAGGTATTAGTGGAGGTAGACCTAGTCCAGGGGTAAAGACAAAAGAAAAAGAAGAAGATTGGTTTAAGTATATGGTAGGAACAACAAAAGGAGATAATTGGTTTAATAATGAATTCAATTCAGGTATAATGGCACAAGTAAAAAATTATCTTGAAAAACAAAAATCGTCCCCATTGACTTCTAAACAGGTTGCAGACCAGATCAATTCTCCATATTTGTCAAAAGAAAGTGCTGCACAGGGAGCTAATAGTGCACCATTTTTTAGAGAAAAAGAAAAACAAGATGAGTACTTTAGTTCTATGTTTGGAGGCAGAGCATTTGCTGATGGTGGTTATTTATCAACGGGTTTATATAACACACCACTTTTCAAATCGATAATGGGGTACAATTCTCCTCCTATGATGCATAATGGTGGTGTTGTAGGAAAGACAGGAAACATTTTTGCTCAAGCTGGTGAAGTTATATTTCCTAAAGCATTTGCAAACGGAGGATTTGTAGGATTTGCTGAAGGTGGTCCTGTAGCTCAATCTTTAAATAGCTCCTCTATGATGAAGCTTGATACTTCTATGCTTGATAAACTTTCGAGTATGGAATTAAAAGTAGAAGATAAGAAATTAAAAGTTGAGGATATTAAATTAAAGGTAGAGGATAAAGTATTAAAATTTGAAGATAAACCTGTAAAAATAGATGCTTCTGAAATGCTTAGTAAACTTGGAAGTATAGAATTAAAGGTAGAAAGTAAGGAATTAAAGTTGGAAGATAAGACTTTCAAAGTTGAAGATAAGATTTTTGGAGTCGAGGATAAAGTATTTAAGGTTGAAGATAAAACCATGAAGGTTGAAGATAAGACCATGAGAGTCGAAGACAAAACCATGAAGGTTGAAGACAAGACCATGAAAGTTGAAGATAAAATCATGAAGGTTGAAGACAAAACAATGAAGGTCGAGGATAAATCTTTACAAGTTGAGGACAAGATTTTTAAAGTTGAGGACAAGACTTTCAGAGTTGAGGATAAGGCTTTTCAAGTTGAGGATAAGATTTTTAGGGTTGAGGATAAAGCTTTTCAAGTTGAGGACAAGATTTTCAGAGTTGAAGACAAAACGATGAAAGTTGAAGATAAAATTTTGGGAGTTGAAGACAAGACTTTTAAAGTTGAAGACAAAATTATGAAAGTCGAAGATAAAGCTTTTCAAGTTGAAGACAAAATTATGAAAGTCGAAGACAAGATTTTTAGGGTTGAGGATAAAGCTTTTCAAGTTGAAGACAAGATTTTTAAAGTTGAGGATAAAACTTTCAGAGTTGAAGATAAAGCATTTAAAGTAGAAGATAGAACCTTCAATATAGCAGATGTAGTTTTAAGAGTCGAAGATAAAGTTTTTAAAGTTGAGGATAAAGTACTCCGGGTTGAAGATAAGATTTTTAAAGTGGATGCTTCTGGGGCTTCAGGAAATGCTGTCGGTGGCGAAAAATTCGATGCATTGGCTCAAGCAGTTTCAGTTGTTAAAGATCAATTAGTACAAGTTAAATTAAATTTAGAAGATAAAATCACAATGTTAGGAGCTAATAATCAAACCTCTGATATAAATAGACAGGTAACATCAATAATAGATTCCAGATTAGCTAATGTAAATCAAGATATTTCTGGTCTAAGAAATACTGTTGGAGATATGTCTACCAGTATGAGGCAAAAAGAAGTTTTATATGATTACAAGTTCAGTGACTTAGACTATAGACTAAGTACTGCTTTAAATATAACAGGTGTAGGTGCAGGTAGGGGGTATATAACATAATGTCAGGAGCAGCAGATAAATTTTGGCCAACATTTGGAACTTCGGCTCCATTTGCAGAAGTGGTATGCGGAGAAGGTGGTAGCTTAGCAGTTGACGTGCTAAATAATTATGGTATACCATGTAATGGTGGAGTTGGGGGCAGCTTGCCCAATTTAGATATAAAACGTATGGACGCTATACAAGTTATAAAGCTTTCACTTTTAGAAGCTTCTGCTAATGATGGACAAATTTATGAACCAATTATGAATAGTGATGGAGTAGTAGAATTTTTAGCGATTGGTGGATCAGGTGGACTTTCCGGTGGGGATATCTATTATGAGATTCAAACTGGAACTTATAGAGAATACTGTGGTGGTGTTATGATTACTGGTGCTATGCCTTTATCCGAAAGAAAGGATGTGGAATGGAAACCTATATGGGAAGGTGGAGAAAAGGCAGTATATGATACTACACTATTGGTAAATGAACATTGTTTATCAGATACGTTTAGTCAACAAGCTACTATAGTATTTAATGACCCTCATCTTGATTCTTCTTATGAAGATGGTATAGATAACTTATATGAAATAACAAAAGATAATCCATATGACCACATTTTAGGTTATGCTAGATTTATAGATTGGCCGGGAGCAGAAACTGATATAGACGCAGTTATTAAAAAGGAAGATACAGCTAGAATACTCTTACCATTACCAGCTGGCACTTTAGGTACCTTAGCTTTACGCCCAGATTTAAGTAATATGGGAATAGACAATCCAGGTTGTTATGAAACAGGAGGCGTTACAGTTTCAGATGTTGAAAAGGGTGTTAAAATAGATATCCCATCCACATTTAGATTTGAGAGTGTGAGAGAAACTAAGGTAGACAAGTTGCAGTCCATATTAGATGTCTATGTTATTGGTATAGAAATAGCAGATATGAGAGGCGTCCCACCATCTGATGCAGATGCAGCTAACAAGTCCCCAGAAAAAGGTTCTGCTATATGCACAATCAAGGTAAGAAAATCTTATAAAGAATGTTTTAAATTATCTAAAGGAACACATTATGTAGTTGGATATACAGGTATGGACAGTGAAGATAAGACTCCATATATTGTTTTTATTGATAATACAAGAACTGAGGATCCACTTAAAATATTGGGTACCGTACCTACAAAATTTAATATAAGCCCAGAAAGCATTTGGGAAAATAATGGAAGTTCTACTGGGGAAGGTTTAATATTACCAACCGGTGGCACACACGGTATTTTAGTCTCAAGTATATTTGTGTCGGTGCTTTTAGAAACTCCATCTATAGTGGTTTTTCATCCTGATGGTAGCAATCGTAAAGCAAAATCTATTGCTGACAGTTTGACATATTGGGTGGCACCATTAGTTTCTGTAGAAAGACCCAGACCTATAGCTTTTAATGGTAATATTATAGACATGACAGAGAGTATAATAGATCATGATCCTACAACTACTCAAGAGCTGACTGATACTGTGTATGAACAGGCTCTTGATGAGATGCAGGGTAATGGTATGGCATTATCTTTATCTTTTTTAAATGAGGATCAATGTGCTGTTTTATCTGGGGCATTGTTTGAATATTTAAATTCTGGAGATAGTGGGGGAACAGAGTCTACATTTGTATGTGGTCCAGGTACAGATGCTACTCTAGGAGGAACTGGTCCAAATGGAGGAATAATAAATTCTATATCTTACTCTTATCAAGATAGTAATTCTTATACTATATCAGTGAATACTGGTCCAACTATATTAGGTGATATGTCCCAAATAGAGGGGGGTCCTTCTCCAATGCGATCAGAAGATATATCCGCTGTTGGCACCGTGATTCAAGATTTAGGAAATCATATCAACTTTAAAGTTAGAATGGACGGTTTTGGAGAAAGAATAGCAGTTAATTTATCACATCATATTATTAGAGTTGGTGACAAGGTTGCTTGCACAATTCATAATAATCCAGTGGAGAGTTAATTATGAGTATAGAAATGGTAAAATGTAGAGCTACAGTAAGTATAGGTGGATTTTCAGTATCTACTCCATATGTGCAATCGTTTAATGTCAGAAAGCAAAGAGGACAAGTTAGCACTTTTGATGCATCTTTGAAAGTCAATGGTTCTGCTATAGGTAGTAGTCTTACTGGAGGAAATGTAGTAATTAGTGCTGGAACCACTAGTTCTCAGAGTACTATATTTACCGGAATTTGTAGACAGGCTAAAGTATCTCCGTGTTATGATGACCCGGCTTATGTAATTTTGAGTATATCTGGTGCAGATGCATTAAGTCTCTTACATGGTAAGAAGTATACAAGACGTTGTAGATCTACTTTGGCAGCCTGGGTAGGAATAACTGGTGTTGTCAGAGAAGGGTTAAAAAGTGGTAAATTTGCATATAATCATGAGCCAACAATTACTACAGACGGTGGTAAACAAGAACATCAAAATCATCTTACTGGACATCCAGGAACAGATAATATACCTAAAACCGTAGGTAGACCTACTACAAATGAAGATTCCAGTGCAGTTCCATTATCAATTACGATTTTGAACACTATCCCAGAAGCACCAGCACCAATTGAGTAAATTGTTAAAGGAGAAAATTAATGGCGGATCTTAAAAATAGTACAGCAGTTTATCTAATTCCAGGAATGTCAGCTAAATTTAAAGCTTTGGGTTCCTATATTAGTCCCAAAGCTACTGCGAAGTTTCCAGATGATAATGGGCAATTTGTTGAATTGCCCTTAGTTCAAGGATTTGCAGTTTTACATCCAGATGTAGGAACTATAGAAGAAATTCCAGGTGAACCAGCTGTAAAATATACACATAAAAAATTTAGTATGAATAAAATTTATTTTTTGTCTAGAACAGGTGAAAAAGGACTAGCAGATGTAGTATCTGTTCCTATTCATGATCATAGTTCTATCGTTACTGGTGGACCTGCTTATGGTACATATTTCACTGATGATGAGACCTTAGGAGGAGTATAATGCCAAGTGCTTGTTGTTGTCAATTAGTAGGCAGTTTAAATTTAGGTATAGACGGAATAATTTCAGTAAGTACTAATAGTAGTTCTGAGGTAGCAGCGGTTTGTGGTGACGAACCACTAGAGGGTCCTGTGACACATTCTGTAAGTTTATCTGGTTACGCTTCAAAGGAGATATGGACAGGTTGCCCTGGGAAAGCTGGAGTTAATATTCCTTATATAAGAAAGTATGATTGTGTTAATAATATATTATATTTTATTTTTGCTGGACAGGGACAATCATTTATATCTGGAGACGTTGGTGGTTTTGCAAGTCTATATAAAGCTTTTAGTTCTGTTACTTCTTTTTCAGCTAGTTCTTCTTCAGGACCTACCGGTGTTTACATGGAAACAGAACAAACCAATGGTTACGGATTGCATTATAGTGGTGGTCCATTTAGTTTTAGTACTAATGAATTGGGCAGCCCTATAAGTTTAGGTAGTAAATTAGGAGGAGATCATTATCTACAGAGTTTTAGTTTTGATGCCCAACCAGGTCAAGTACCAATAGCATCATATACTTTTGTGGCTCCAATGCAGGGAGGTTAATTATATGGCTGAAATATCATATACAGGAAGACAATATAGATTACGGGCTGGTAGTCCTATGCCAATAAATGGTGGGTTTTTATTACACACCTTTATGGCAGAAGTTAATGATGTAACTATGTTTGCGTGTACGCAATCATTACCAGGAAGCAATGAATTTAGAGGACAGGGAGGTAAAATGATGTCTGCCAGTTTCTCAAGACTTGGATCTAGAGGTGGAGACGTGTTTAGTGGTAAAATAGTATATGCACCAACTTATGTGGAGGAAGAGGATACTAACTAATGGCAGAATTTATAGATTGTACATCTTTGAATATTAGTTATAATGTTATGGGTATAGCCACAGTGTCTTATACAGTGGTACACAATAGTGCTCAATTTGTTACATACAACTCGATTTCTGCCGGAGGTCAAACTTTTACGGGTTATGTTGTGAATGCTAGCGTGGATCAAATTATGAACACTTCAGGGTGGTTTGAAACACATGTTACATTAATAGCAACTACTAATTAATAGGGGAGGAATATAATGGCGTGTGGAGGATGTCAAAAAAGAAGGGAAGCCCAATCCGCTCAAGTTACAGCTAATAGACAGGCTAGAGAAGAGCAAGATTTGATGGGGGGCTACGCTAATCTTACTGATAGGCAAATAAAGGCTAGACTAGAAGTTTATAAAAGGCGGTATTGTGCTACTTGTATCAAAAGATATGAGTGTGATTACACAATATACATAGAATGCAAAAAAAATGAAAACATTAAGTAACCTATCGTTAATTAGAACTACTAAAGGAGGAATTAAATATGGGAGTTATTATAGGATCAGGTACTACCATTACGGGATTTAATCATGCTGTTTCTGCTAACTGGGGTGCTTCTACCAATACTCAAAGACTTTTTGTATTGGGTTCTACAGACGCATACATGACTATAAAAAAACCAACTGCTACTTTTAGTGTGACTGTGTATTCTACTGGACCAGCTATTCCGGTAGGGCAAAGTTCTGGTTGTAGTGCTGCTTCCACTAAAAATGCTGGAGTTTCCGCATCCCCCTGTGGAACTTGTGGAGGATCCTCAAGTGTAGATGGTGATTGGTATGTAACTAGTTATAGTTTTTCTAAAGAAAGCTCTATGCCAGGACAAGAATCTTTCTCCATGATGAAATATATTGAAGCTACAGGGGCTACGATGCCAAATGTAGTGATCAGAGGTATTGCTGAAGGTTCTTGGACACCAGATTCTGGGGTAGCAGGAACCGCAGATGGTTCAGCAGAGTCTGGAAGTGTTTCTGCCGGAGGTCTTGGAAGAGCTGATTCAATGTCTGTAGGTGTAGTTACCTCTGTAGGTGGGGCTACTGCAGGAATAGCTGATACTGGACAAGCCAGTGTCTCAATACCTTATACACCTATTTATTGTTAAACTATTAATGGAGAATATTTTATATGGATATATTTAAGGAATTTATGTTATCGGAAAGATTTAGATTAGAACTAAGATGGAAAAAAGCAGTTTACGAGATAGATGGAATTTGTAAACTTACTGATGCTTATTTCTGTGGACCAGCTGTAAAGGAAATCTCTCAGTTAAATAGTAATGATAATATAGTATTGGATTTTTATCGTCAATATATATTTTTAGTAAAAAATGTATATTTAGCAAAGCTTTCGTGGGGAGAAGTAGTCTTCAATGGTAATAATACTATATCCCTTAAGGATGCAATTATTACACATGATACAGAATTGAATAGGGTGCCCAAATTAAATAGTAATGACTATTTAGTTATAGACACAGAAGATCATGAGGAATCCAAGCATGCGTTTTATTTAGTATATAAAACATATGTTGTTAATGAAACTACTAATTTATATAAATTTGTGAAATAACTATGCCCAGAGATATATGCCCTATTTATAGAACTGATACGGTAGGAAATGCATGGACTGATATAAGAACTGCTTTTGGTCCTAATCCTATAAATAGTCCAGAGAGGTATTTAACCGATATGTCAGAATGGACCTCATGGGCTATTTCTAATGGTGTTGATGTTTCCGATGCTAATAAATTTGGTAAATGGTTAATTTGGTTAATCATGTATGGAACAGTAAATTATGGGAATCTCCCTTCCAATAAAAAACATGATCATGTTGGAAAATGCTGGTTTCCTTGTCCATTTGATTCCAATTGTTATAATGCTACAAGATCTAAAACTATATTGGGTTATACACCAACATCTTTAGTAGACCATGGTAATTTTTACATGAAAGCTGAATACCGTGGTTCGTGGGGAATGGAATGTACATATTCTGGATGTTCTTATTTAATAGAATATGGGCATCCTTATTTTTATATTTAAGGAAATATAGTTCTATAAGTTTTAGATAGTAATTAAAATAAATATATTTAGGGAGGAGAATGTAATGGCGATTAATATCGATACACAAGATCTTGTTAATTATCCCGGCAATGTAAAACGTGTCACTGTAGACCAAACATCTGTTGTACCACAAGGTTATGAGGGTGACGAACAATTTATGTTAAATTTTTCTACAACAGCTTATAGCGACAATGTTAATAGAACTAGAATTCAATCATCTTATGTTACTAGCTTCAAAGCTGGTTGGAGCAAAAGCTCCGGTTTTACAGGAACTAAATTTGCTTTGGATTCTACACATAATTCTATAGAAGTTAAGATAGACTCTACTACAAGTGGAATTAGTGGTGGCTATTATAGAATTGTACTAGAGCATAATAATGGCATACCTATTGATGCTGACGTTGTTGCTGAAGATATGGAAACTAAGCTCCGAGCTGTAGCAGATAGTTTAGGCACGGCTGATGTAGGATTCAGGTTGGCTTATCTTAATTCAGTAGTACAATTTATTGGCTCTCGTTTTTGGATAGTTTCAGGATCTTTAAGTGCATACTATTCTGGAGCTAATAAATCAGCAGTTAGAGTAAGAGCATCCCAAGTTAATGACTGCTCTGAGCTTTTAGGATTTAATTTACCAACAGAAAGTGAAATTATAGATAGTATGTCTATAAAAGAAGCATTGGTACTAACTACCATCTCAGGAGCACTTACAGGTGCTCAGACAATTACGATTAGTCAAAATGTGGGTGCAGCAATAAATGATTGCATGCTTATAACCAATGGTACTGATACGGAATACTTTCAAGTTGATAATGTTGTAGATGGTATTTATATCACCCTTGATGCGACTGTGTTGACTAGTACCTATTTGGCATCTAAATCTAAAGTTCAATTATTGCGTTTGCAAGATCCAGATGCCGACCCATCCCTATGGTTTGATAATGTTGACAAAATTACAAGACACGGTATCAAAACTATGATAAATCAAATTGATTATAGTTCATAAGGTATTTAAGTGGCAGAATATCTTTTAAGAAATACTTTAAATCCAAATAAAGTTATTAAATGTACTATAACCTTTAGACAGATTGTAAATAAGGGGGAAGATGGTGAACCAGTATGGTTGATAGAAATAGGAACTGTCGAACCACATAAAGATGGTGGTAAAATATCTCCTATATTTATACACTATACCTCATCTTCAAACTTGGATGCAGCTATAAAGAAAGCAACCGAAAGTATAGCTGAACAAGTGAATTGGGAATCTTTAGTTCTAGATTTAAGACCCCCATTTGTTATTTATAGTTATCCAGAAGTAAATAGAGTAAACAGTGTTGGTATACACACCAATGTCATAATAGATATACAGGATATTTTACCAGCTGCAGGGATAGACCCGGATAGTATAGAAGTTATAATTAATGATATCGATGTTTCAGATGAGATATCTTTGGAGGGGGATCCTTATCAATATAGAATAAGGTGGGATCCTAAGGTGAGGGTTTACGATTATTACTAGGAGGAAAAGTTTTATGGTAAAGGCAATAGATTTTTGGGAATATTTATGTAATAAATTGAATTATAGATTTTTTTCAGGTATACCTTGTGTAGGTTTGGATCCACTATATAATAAAATGAATTCGGAATTCATGCATTATATACCAGCTGTTAGTATTCAGATAGCAATGGGTTTGACTAACGGAGCATTCTTAACAGGAGTTAAATCTGCTGTTTTATCAAGCACATCTCATATTTGTAAATTGGATTTAGATTTTAATCTTAAAAACTCAATACCACTATTACTAATAGCATCTAGTAGAGAAAAACCTACTTTAAGGAAAGAGATTTATAGTTTAAATCTAACGGATAATTTGGAGGTATGTTTAGATAAAATATCTAAACACTTGGAAACCAAACTGAAACCTGGAGTTTTATTTATAGAAGAGGGGATGCTACAATGAAGCGTTATTCCGTAGTTAGAATTTTGAACGGGGCATTAGAAAAAGGAGATGTAGGAATATTTATTGGTGATGATGTATGTAGAGAAGTCTTTCCTTATCATAGAGAAGGCAATCTCTATTTACCTCACGACGAAGGTACTTTTAGTATGGGGTTGGGTATAGCAATGAACACTTTGAGAAGGGTGTTTATATTCTGTGATGACGCTTACTTTTTAAAAAATATGGGCGAAGTTCTTCATATCGCAGCTAGTAAATGTAGGAATATTTTCATAGTAGTTCTTGTTAGTGGCGTTTATTCTGGAAGTGCAAAACACCCCACAATATTTAAAAGTATACATTCTCCAGTAGGTATGCTTTTTAATATGGGGTTTATGGTTCATGATTACAAAAGACATTTTAAGAATTCACGTAATCCAATAAAAGAAATAAGAGCTATCTGGCAAAAATCTAGAGGACCTCTTGCTATAATAGTAGAGGTTGAAAGTAGTACTAAAGTATTTCCTGATGACTATACTAAAGAAGATAAATCGTTAGCTGATATTATGTGTTTTATACAGAATAAAGAAATTTCAGCTTATAATTATATTTCTCCAATACCTATGCAAGATCTCGAAGAGAAGGAGTAAATAAATGGCTTACGAAAATATACGTTTACGAAAACCAAATGTTGTTATGGTGGATGGTTATTTCTGGATGATAGATGAGGATACTGATAGCTTAATAGTAAAAACGGATGATGGAACATTAGCTTACTCTTACCCATTAGATAATACTATAACACAAACTGTAAAATCTTTAGAATATGATGGAAGAAATCTCTGGACATTGAGAGCCACCAATACAGATGAGGTAACTATAGACAGATGGTATATAAATAATTACGTGTGTGTTCGTAGAGATGCTTTTGTCTTTGTACCTGGATTATCACATAAATATAATGTGGATTCTTTTACAGTAGAACATTATCATACCACATTCTCTGCTAATGAGGAAGCTGGGCAGTCTATACTTAGTGTTATAGATGGTTCTAAGGTAGAAAGTGGTTATACTATAGTCTTAGGTCCAAATATTCTCGGACAGATAGAAGAACGCACAGTTAGTTCTGCGTCTGAAGGTTCCATACAGATAAATGGTTCTACTACATATGCTTATAATGCTGGTGATCCTATTTCCTTTTATAAAAGATTGTGGTTATTTAACAATTATGATGGATTAGACAGCACTACTGGAGCCTTATATGCTATAGATGCTTACACTGGTTCTGTTATCACAAAATATTCTGGCGGGGCGTATAAAGATATTAAAGCATGTACTTTTTTTAATGTACCTAGATATGTGTTCAATAAGAATGTGCCAAAAAGTACTATAGACCCTAGATATAATGCTATTTGTTATATAAAAGGAACCAACTTAATCTTTTTGAATCCTGACGATTTAAATAATAGTTATGGCTCGATGACTATGGATAATATAGAAGCAGATCAAGCCACAAATATTGTAGTTTATGACTTGGCGATTGAAGGAACAAATGTATACAGATTACAAAGAAAAGCTACATATTATGGTGTTACGGCTCTATATGCAGATACAACATATAACTATCAATTATCATCCCTAAATTCATTTATTACAAGTATAAGTCTTCGTGCTGACCCAGCCATTCTACCAGCTAATGGTGTGAATCCTGCCGCAATCACAGCTATTGTTAAAGACCAATTTAATCTACCAGTACAACAAAAACAAGTATTTTTTACAGATGACGATCCTAATGGTAGCATTTTATCATCACCAGTAAACACAGACGCAAATGGAGTAGCTCAGACCACTTATATAGCAGGTATTACTGCAAGAGAAGTACGAGTTACGGCTACGGCCCAACAAGGTTAATGGAGAACAATGGCTTACGAAAATATACGATTAGTTCAATCTAATTTTTGTCTTGGTCCACAATCAGGTACCATATGCACTATAGATATGACTAATCCACAAACTGTCTTAAGGATAAAAGCCCTTGGTGGGTCCACTATTATAGACTTATCTCTATCCTCTAATATACTAAATAGTAATGTGAGATTGGAGTATGTCGGACCATCCAATCTATCAGAAGTTAGAGATGATTTAACCTTTTTTACATTTGAAAAAGTTAGTGATAGTATCTGTATGATTAAAAGGTGGACAACAAGGATAGCTTATAGGGAATTACTTTTAAAAGAAGAGGTAATCAAGTTTACCAGTGGTAATGAGCGGTATAATGCAATAGATTTTGCAGTAGAATATTATCATAGAAAATTTACCAGACCAAACGAATACTATAATTATCTGGATATGGATAGTGTTGAGAATATAAAAACAGGTACAAGATTGTTTATAGGACCAAGTACTGACACAACCAATTTAGGAGCTACAGAAGCAGCAACTGTTAGCCATATAATAAACTATATAAATGGGAAACGAGTTTATTTGACAGCTCCTTTGCAATATCAGTATACCATAGATGATATGATAACCCTTTATAGTTATGTGTATGTATATAGCTCTGAAGGTTACGCCAATGACAATACCAAAGGCACTTTATTTAAACTTGACGCTTACACGTGGAATACTGTTGAGATAGATACAAAAGCTATTTATAAAAGAGTTACAGGTTCTAGATGGTGCCCAATGGCTGGAAGCATTGCTAGCATTATAGGACCCAATCTGTTATTTGTTAAACCTTATGATTCCTATCTTAACTGGCAATCTTTATTTATGAACAATGTAGAAGCAAATGGTAATGATATATTCCAAGTATATGATGTTATATTCGATAATTACAGTATTTACAAACTTCAAAAAAAGATTACTCTAAAAGATGATACAGGTAAGAAGACCACATATACTTGGGATAACTATAATATACAAGCAGATTCTTTATTACCATATAGTTGTAGTGTTACCACTTGGTTAAATCAATCTATAATTGCAGGTTATAATAAAAATGTTGATATAAATGTACAAGTTAGAGATCAATTTAACATTGGGCTTAGAGATGTGTATGTTAATTTTTATAAGCAAGGTGACCAAGACGCTTTATTCTATCCTTTAAGTGGTGCAGTAACTACAGATATAAATGGTAAAGCAGTTATGAATTATAGATCCGGTGTCACATATAATGGACACACTCTTATAACTACAAGAGCAACTGGTTCTTCTCTTTCTACTGGTAGTGGTTATACTTGGACATCAAATAATATAATAAGCTATCCCAATGCCAACCCTGTTGTTAAAATATTATTTGAACTACGATCTTTTAGTAGCGTTTTTGGTAACTTAAAACAATTGTGGCAACATTTTAGGCGTATATGGGTAAAAAATCCGTCTGAAATATATTGGGAACTTCCAAGGATAAGCGTATTTGGAAAATCTTTTTTCACATCTCCTGGCGGAGATTGGGGAGATACAACAAATCCTGATTATGGAAATCATTTTATTCCAGTTGCAAAGGTAGCACAATGGTTACCAATGTTATATCGTGGTACTGCTCAAACAGATTCTCCTTTGTACACGGATCCTGGCTATGGCTTCCAAATCTGGCCATGGAACGTCGATACAGTTGGACCTCATTTTATAGGAAATAGAATAACCCTTTTAAACGATTTTGATTCTGATAGTAATATAAAATGTTTAACGGATTTTATTATATATCGTACAGCTGGAATAACTGTTTTGAGTTTTCCACCATATGCTATTATTAAACAACCTGATGAAACTGGTCATCTCCAAATAAGTCAATTAAAACTTAGCTTGCACACACATTGGGTAGATGGCATAGCTTATGATGAACTTTTTACACGAGTGAAATTGAATCAATTCGTTTTTGTTGAAGATGCCATACCTAAATTTTGGAGTGAAAAAAATCCAATAGACACAAATATATGGATTCGTCTAAGACCTTTTGCTTTCAGTTTGAATAATAGTACTTTACGTATGTGGGTGAGGGAAGACTCTTACGATGGAGATACAGGTTACTATGAGGTAACACATAGTTTAACACTCACAAATTTTGATGCAGGTGGAAGCATGCTAGGTATAGAGGTTCTTTATAATCCACCACAAGACTTTTTATATGGTTCACTAATATTTGTAAGAATAGAGGTATATGATAGAGCATATATTCCTAACTTTATTTATACAGAATATTGGTTTAAGGTAACTCCAGACTATAAGGCTCCATATTTATTTAATCTCTCTCCAGATAGAGAGGATACTGAAGTTGCAGTCGATATTTCCATTCACTTTGAGATAATGGATGTTGGTACCGGTATAGATATCAATTCTTTAGAATGTTTATTAAATTCTGTAAGGATGGATAATAATTATTTAAATATTGAAGTCGTATCAAAATATCATATAAAAGTGACTTATACTCCAGCCGAGGATTTATTTTTTAGTAAAGATTACAAAGTATCTGTTAAGGTACAAGATACATCTCCAAATGCTAATAGAATGAATGATTCTTATACTTTTTATACTGCTGATAGTACTGGTGTTTTAATAATAGATCCTAATCCTGGAGTTTGTAAGGGAGGGATGAATAGATTCCAGAATGTGTCGGTTAAAGTATTGGCTGATGGAAATGGTGTGGATGTTGATTCAATACGTATGCAGGTGTTTAATAAGGATGTCCATCCACGAATTTTGCCTATAGTATATAGGATTGCATAGGAGGTAGTTATGGCTGAACCCCAATTAATTTTTGCCTTTTCACATGACTCTGCGGGAGATACTCCTTGGGGTTTTGAGGGCGGCAATGAGGAGGATCCCAATAAGAATGGATGGAAGCAGATAACCCCCGCTACTGATTTAATAGTATTTACGGGTGGTGGAATTCTGGGTACATTACCTGTGCCTACTGTGGCATCAGGAACTAGGGACGCTACCATCAGGCCGAGTGTTGCTCCCTATGTGATACCTCAAACATATGTGGAAAAAGAACAGATGTATATCTGTCAACATGTAGGACGTAATACTTATCGCTATGCTATGGGAGTCTATATTAAGGGGCATATGACTTCAGATCTCTATTTGGAAGCGTGGGACTCAAACGATTTTAGTACCACTAATTTAGAATTATTGACAGGCACCCCAAATAGCAATTACAACAGTTATATAAATGCCATAAGGACTACCTATGTGGAACCAGTATGGCATCCTTATTGGAACGGATTGGACGATGGTGCGGCTTTCTTAAGAGGGACTACACATCGTATAGGTCTTAATAACAGTTCCACTATAACTGATTCTACGGTGTATTACAACATATATATCAAACTAGAAACAGATTGCTCCACGTTCCATGTTTTCCCTTGCTTGTCGTTCAGGTACCTTTACACGTAATCTATTGATTTTATTGGAGATTTTATGAAAATTTGTTGGGCCAATTTGGAAAAAATAAAATTTACTAAAAAGGGAACACTTAGGTCCCTTAACAATAAATATGGATATATTGAAAAGGAATCCTGTAAAATCTGTGAGGAGGCATATCTCGATAGGATAGATCAAAATAGTGACTATTGCTGTCATCCATGTAGTAGAATTGACAAGCCACGTCCATTAGAAATTAGAAATAAAATTTCTAAGTCTTTAATAGGAAAATTTGTTGGAAAAGCGAATTGTCTTTATGGAAAACATCACTCCAATGAAACCAAGATTAAGTGGTTAGAGAGTGGGAGACAAGTAGGAGAAAAGAATCATAATTGGAAAGGTGGTATTTCTATAGAACCCTATTGTGATATCTGGAAAGATAAAGAATATAAAGGCGACATAAAGGAAAGAGATGGAAATAAATGTATAAATCCTTATTGTGTTGGTGGCACCGATATTTTAGTTCTTCATCACATAGATTACAACAAGAAAAATTGTGGGCCAAGAAACCTTATCACAGTTTGTAATTCTTGTAATTGTAAAGCAAATTATGACAGAGAATGGCATACCTCTTGGTATAGAGCACTTCTTTATAGAAGGTATGGTTATGAATATAAATAAAAGGAGAAGGATATGCAACAATTAAATACATCAGGACAAGAACTTCCAAATTTCAATAGATTAGACGCCATAGATGGAACAATTTATGGCCGATATAATAAAGTGTCTTCTATCAATCCACATAAATGTAGATTTGTAGCCACTTATCCAGATGGTTCCATTAGACTAGGAAAAGATTTATTTACTACAGGTTGGGATCAAATTCCTAATGGATTATCACAATTAAGATATGAACTTAGTACAGGACACGTTATTGAAATACCAAAATACAAAGCATTCATGCCTACTATAGAAGTAAGTTTTGGGATGGATGGATCACGTATTTTTCATTTTATAAATGTAAATTGCTTAGCAGAAAAAGAAGTTATTATATACAAAATAGTTTTAAGACAAGATAATATAGCTCCTCAAAAGATAGGAGACATTATAATGAGCAAGCAACCCCTTCCAAAGGATAAACATTCTTCCTGGAAGTATACTAGTTAGGAGGTAATATAATATGGCTGTTGTCATCACGTCACAATTTTATCAGGCGGCTGCATGGAAAAATATTTCTAAGGTTGTCTTTACTAGTCCTAACATAGACAGTCCTGCTGTGGCTGGCACAAGGTCCCATATTCTTCCTGGTGAAGGGGCTTTAGGAACATGGTATGAAGATACCTCGTCTATGTATCGTATAAAAGAATATCAAAGCACCACTGCGACTGATTATTATAATTTCAAATTTTCTACCACAACTGATCTTAATACATATTCTTTACCATCTACGGTTTCTGTTTCTGGAACATCAGATAGTTATGACGTATTTTATGATTATATGAAAGCCAGTGTTGGTTGTACTGCTACTGGATATAGAGCACTAAGTCCAGCTAATATTACGGAGTATAGAGTAAAATTAGAATATAGTTCATCTACTGCCGATAGTAACGATGATATGGCTTATCTTCCAAATATATTGGCTAGTGGTATTATTACCCCAGGCGTTGCTACTACAGCTATATATGAGACCATAACCACGTTTGCAGCTGGGGATACATATAATATAGCATGGGTGGCAAAGGTTATTACAGGTACAACAGAGTGTTACTTTGAAATAGACTTTGATAAACCTTATAAAGTAACTAAAATATTTATGAGGGGGCAATACGCTTATGATATCGCTCCGACTCCTACATATTTTCACAAACGATTTTTTGGAAACTATACTATACATGGTAGACTGAAGGTAACAGATAGTTGGACTCTTTTATATACAGGTGCGAATACAACAGATATAGAAGCTTCAGTATTTTTATCTAGTACCGCGGGTTTCTATAAATATTATAAAATAACGATATTAAATAATACAGGTTTAAGTGGGTTTACTACTACATACTATGCATTATCTTCATTGCAGTTTTTTGTTTATAATTATAATAATACTCCAACTAGAAATAAAGCAGCTTATTTATTTGATACTAATGGTAATGCTTCAGCGTTATATATTAGTGATGTATATACGTTAGGACTAAATAGCTATCAGTTGAATGTTGTTAGTAGTACACTTTCTTCTGGTACACTTTCTTCTGGTATACTTTTAAAGGGAACCGAATTTAGAAATTGGGGGTCTTTAAGTAGCAATGTTGATTTTACAGTGAATGATAGTATAGTATTTGAAGTAACTACTGGAGAAGCTTATAATTGTAGGCTGACTGCTTGGGATGATGTAACTCATAGCACCACTATAAATGAATTAATTCAAGGGGATCATGTTAGATGTTCTGCCGTTGCTTATTGTAGCACGGGTTCAAAATTGACTCCTACAGAAAGTTTTCCACCAGATCCAATAAATTATGTGTTTGGTCCTGTACATAATAGAATCTTAAAAGGAAATACAATAGATTCTGGATATAATTATTTCTTTGGTGATTTTGATTTAGTATATAGATTTCAAAGTACTATATATGGTGATTTTTTAATTTTTAAACCTATGCTATATGGAATAGACACTAATATATCATATGGTGTTCATGATTATATTTTGACTCTCCATTATTCTTACACATAGGAGATAACTTGTGCCTGATAGTACTAACAATACATGGATTGATATTACTTTTATTGAATCATTGGCTGGAAATAAAGATACCAATGTTCAGCTAAAATTAGCTAGTGCCGATAATATTGGTAGTTATTCCATGCCTGTTGTCTATAAACAAGTAGAAGTTTCAACAGACGAGATAGACACTAATTTTAGTTACTTTCAAGAGCTAAATACTATAAGTGGTATTAAGAATATAGCAATTGGGTATAGAGCTTTTGAGCCTCCTAAAATAGATGGTGTGGTAACTTCTTTAGTAGAATTTAGTACAAATTATACTATTACTAGTGGTATTTTATATAAACCGGTAGTATATACTACAGGTTACAATCAAGTATCAGGGACCTTAGATAAACGTATTGTTTTTACTGGTGGAAGAGAAATGTTGGAGTTTAAGACTGTTCGTGCCAATTCACAATACACAGCACGTAAAGATATTACAAAAGACTGGTGGGTTAATTACACAGACTTTAGTGGAAATTTGACAACCAGTGGTACCCCAATTCCATTTTATTACTCAGATTACAGTTTTATATCAGAGTATGGAGAAGATTTTGAGGATTTTTATAGAGGCTGGCGTGATAATATAGTAGATGTGAGTTTTGCTGGTTGGGTGGGTTTTCCAGTTTATGGAGATATATACTCAACTATAATGGGATTCAAACTTGGATATAGAACTGAAGTCACATCTATTAGTGGAAGTGTGGATGTGCACTATACGGATATTATTTCTGCAGATTTGGATATAAATAAAATAGATTTTGATATATATTGCACAGCAGTTGGAAACTATTATTTAAACAGTGAAACAGAAACTATACCTGGCAGAGTAGGCTATATAGAGACTGATATATATTCTTCTATTGAAAAAGAAACAACGCTTACAATGGATATTGATCTTTTGTCTCTGAAGATCTCCAATTTTTCCTTAGACGTAGGTGAATGCACGACAGCTTCTGGTTTTATTTATGTTGATATTACAGATGATGAGTGCCCAATATCGACATCTGGCACCTACTTTATGGTTGACGATATAAGAGTGCCGGTTACTTTTTATGGTATAGAGGATGGTTATCGTATGTTTTATGACCCTATCGATAACTTTGCTTCTATAGAAGGCTCAACAGTTTTTACAGTACATGCTGAAAATGAATGTAACAAGACTCTTGAACAAGACTTTTATCTAACCTTCGGTTATATAGTAGAGTACACTAATCGTCAGGAATTATTAGATAACATAGACTACGGTTTTCAACATAAAATAATCGCCAGGGTAACAGCAGAAAACTATGCTAGTTGCCCTCAAGTTAGCTCACTAGCCTGGGATTTTGAAAGTAAACCACAAGCTAATGTGGATCTTGGAGCAAGCATTGTAGGAAGATTTCATGCTTGGGAATATAATGAAATGCCAGCCATAATTTATCCACATAGTGCTGCATACTTCTATGGTAAAGAATTTAAAGTGGTGGTTAGGGCTAAAGATTTTGCTGGCAACCAGATGGAACCTCTAATTCTAAATTATAGGATAGAGGATAAACCTTAAACTAGGAGGAAATTTTTATGAGTGCTGTGACAAGATGGGTAGAATATTCTATAGACGCATCTGGTACTGCTGGTACAGGTGGTGGTACTCAAGCAGGTGTTGGTGTCCGTGGTTACTCACTGGCTACTGGTGGTACCAATAAAGACAAGTTTAATATAGGTGCTGGCAACAATAGGTTATATGTGAGTTTAGACGGGGATTCAGGCTATATTACTTTAGCAAGTGGTACTAATCTTGATCCTCGTTTTGTTGCCAGAGATATTACAGAAAAGTTACATAATTTAGGTAAAGGTACAGTTACATATAATCAATCACAGTGTGTATGGGAAAATGGGCAATTAAAGCTTTATACTGGTACTCTAGGCTCTAGTGCTGGAGCAGCGGTGGTGAGCGGAACTAACACTGCCCATATCGAACTTGGTTGGGGTACTAAAACTGAAGTTGGTGGTACTAATAATAACCCAGCTACAGGTACTTTAAACCAGTATAATGGTGGTATTACTGTTTCTGGAACGTATAATGGATTTTGTGACGAACAATACACTATTGTTATTACAAATGGGTGGTCCATTAATACCCCTGTTAAGGGTGGGTCCAATGCTTATACTGGTACTATTACTACTGGTGGTATTTTTAATAACGCTTCTGATATAACTTATACTATCAATATTGACACAACAAATGGTACTACTATGGGTGGTGGTACCGGTAACGTGCCCAAGATATCCTGGACATCTACTGGTAATGCTGATAATAGTGGTGCTGCTGTTGAATTGCTTTATCCAGATTTCTTTTATGTGATAGGTACTAAAGGGCTCAGAGTTAAATTCACTGATGCTGTCTTTAGTCATTGTCCAGCTGGTACTCCTGCTTGGACAATAGCGTGTACCTATCCTATGTATACCCACGGAACTAATACTCAAGGTTCTGCTGGCAATGCCCAATATGTTTGGGGTAGTACTCGTGGTGATGACGCTGGTAACAATCCTATTACTACAAGTGAATCCTCATGGACTAGATTAGGAAGTCGTGGACTTTATATTAAATTTACTGGAAATAATATGTTTTTAGCTGGAGATCAATTTAAAGTTGTTTGCACTCCTCCTCAGCCAAAATCATATGATATTACCAATCTAAATTATGGCAATGTTACTGTGTCAACCGAAGCCCCTGTTAAAGCCGTCATATTTGAAATTGTTTCTGGTGCCATTGAGATGAGTACAGTTAAATTTGGTCTTCAAAGCCATGGTACATTTTCACATCACAATATGAATAACTCAGATACATTTTTCAGATTTGGTACTGTGGGACCTGGGCAGAAAGCTGGTTCAGCTCCAGTAAGTGGTTTGGAATGGAGAGCTAACGTAGCTGCTGCAGATATCGCCAGCAATACTCCCCCTTCATACCTATATGCTACCAAACTTAATCTATCTGTTGTTGCTGATGCTGATGCAAGTCAGACTATTGGAGCTAGCGGTTTTATGGGTATGACTTCAGATCCTATTTTCTTGAATATTAAACTTGGAGCCAGCGAAGTTGGTGCCAATAGTACAATTAATTATCGTATCTTTTTTGACTACAGCTAATTGACAAAGCATCATCATATGTTTATAGTATAACATTTATAAGGTCAAGGTTTTAAAAAGAATATCAAGGAAAAGGAGGGCACAATATGCCATTATATGATATAATTTGTAGCTGTGGTTACGTAAAGGAAGTATTTCTTAAATTAAACGAACAAGAGCCGGTATGTGATAAATGCGGACTTCAGATGAAGAAGGCTATGTCCACACCGGCTTTTCATTTAAAAGGTACAGGTTGGGCTTCCGATAATTATAGCCTCAAACAATCTAATAAAAAGGGAGAGAAAAACAACTAAATGGACACTAATATGAATCATTTTCGCGGCTGGGAAGTAGAGCTGTCTAACGGCTGTGTAATTAATGAGAATCAAATGGAATGGACTGAAGTACCTAAACAGGATATTGTACGTTTAACTTTGCGTTATGACGGGAGAGAGTGGAATATTGATAATAAGAAAGAATACTATCAAAAGAAGCAAGCTTCTGTTATCCCAAGTATTCCAGAAAGTTTTCAAATAGAATCTCGTAGTATAGGTTATTATGAAGGGAATAGTAAAGTATTATATACTGTTGACGAACATACTGGTAGAATGAAAATGGAAATTAAGGATATTATCTAATGACTGATCCTATAGACTTAATGTCACAATGGTGGGAATACTACCAACCAGATTCCAGAGCTAATTATTCGGATATACTTTCAGGTATGAGAAGATTTGTTCCTGGTGAAATGGATTCTTTTAGTGGTGGTAAGACTGAAAAAATTGTTAATTATCAAAAACAAACAGCGTCTTGCCAATATTGGGTAAAGGGTTTATCTGCAGTATGTGAACATTGGGATGGAGCAGCTCTAAAATGTACAGTGGACGCTCCTGATGGTAGTGTACAGCCCTCAGGATATGGTATAGAGGGCGGTTGTGATAGACTTGGAAGACGAAGCTGGTGCAGTCAGTACAAAGCCTCTGATGATGATAATCTAGAACAGTTTGTATGTATAGCTCCGTGTATTGAAAAGAGTGGTCTTGGAAGACAAATAACAACAGAAACAAAAACTCTATTGTATAGACCTCTTAATCCAGATGAAATCAAAGGCTATAATCCGGATGATAATGGAGTAGGGCAATGCGACGGCTGGGGTATGGGGCGGGGTGATAAAGGACCATTTAGTAGAATAGAAGATGTATATAATGTGATGCCCGTCTGCCGACATTATAGACCTCAACAAATGGGTTTTGGAGCCATACAACCGCGACCCTTCCATGGCTCTGATAAACCTGGGAAACCTTTCGATTCGAGTGTTAATTGGCTTCCTGATGAAAAAAGACCACTACATGATGGTTCCAAAGCTGATCCTCTAACTAAGATGGAAGTTAGACTGCCATTTATTTTTCAAATGTATAACTCTATGTCTATGTATCAAAAATGTGCACATTGGGAAGCCACCAGTCCAGCATTTTTTATAGTTGATTATATAGGTGCTGATCCAAGTATGTTTTGTATACAGATGAGCGACGAATCTTATTGTAAATGTAAAGATAGTGGTTGTAATGATTATAAGAATATAAAAGATGAATGGACTGAAGGATTGCCTTGGTTACTAACTGGTGTGTGGGCTCCTTATGGGGGCATAGTCTGTAATGGAGCAAAACCTGAATGTCCTTGTTATTCAGGTAAATGGATTTATTGTATAGATAATAGAATGCGTGATGGTATGAGTATAACCGCCGATCAAATATTTGAATTACGTTTTTGGGCATCAAATTGGTATAATCAAGCTGAATATGATGCTTATTATCTACAAAAGCCTGGTCCAACAAGAGGCGGTTCAGCAGATGAATCTACAGCTGATATATATACATTTACAAAATGGAAAGAGGATGCAGCTATACACGATCCGAACATGCGTATTATGGAAGGCAAACTTCATCATATGTGTATGCCTGCACCTCTCAATATGCGTGAATTCGATGTAGCAACATATATTACAAAAAAAGATTACACTTATCCTGCATTAAATACAAATACAGGTACTCATGCAGAAGGAATTAAAGCATCTTTTCCTACATTAGCTAGAGAATTGGAAGCCACTTCAAACTATACTCCAGATATTTTAGTAATATATCCATATGCTACTATAGACCCATGGTCTATTTTAGCCTGTTCTGATGAAAACCAAAAAGATTATTGTTATCATGATTCTAATCTTATGGAAGATCCACTAATATCTGTAGTAGGAAGAGCAGTTCTTAAAAAAACAGTTTATGTTATAAATAAAACTATTACTTCAAATATATCAGCAGAAGCTTTTGGATATATGAATACTTATGTAAGAGCTAATCAAATTCCCAAGACTAAACTAAGAGACTTTTCTGAATCTATGGCATCTCTTATAAAACGTCTAGAAGAAGAAGCTACTGCTATATTTTTCTCTTCGGCTGATAATTATGGATTTTTTGAAGTTAGTAGAGTTACCCTTAAACTTAATGAACTTAATGAATTATATGTAGTATGTAAATGGAAAGATGGAGATCTACCACAATATAGCTATAGAAAAGTCAAAGTTAAGAGTAGATATTGGGCTGGACTCATAGAACAAAAAAGTGCAGAACACACACATGAAGGAGATATATGGTATAATTATTTTCCTAATTTTTACTATCCAAGTTTTTATAATATATCTGGATATGTACACACTACTTTAGGAGAAGTTCAAACGGTTTTTTCTACTTATGCATTATATGAGTACGGTACCGTTATGGATATAGCTTATTATGCATATTGTATTAATGAGTATACAGAAAAAGATGAGAATGTTCAGAAGTGGGTTCAAGTAGGTGCTACTGGATATATTTGGGGAGAAATAGATAATAATGAAATTTCTTATTTATGGCCTTTTGCAATAACTAAAGCAACGATAAGTCTTAATTCTGCTAAAGATTCAAAAGACCCTGTGTACATGTGTGGCTCAAATGCCTCTAGTATTACTCTAGAAGTTGTATATCCAGAAACACTTCTATCTCCAGGAATATCTATAGATAGAAATGCTGAGATAATAAGACGTGCTATACCTCCTAATGCCTTTCTATTAAAAGCTCCGGAACCATTACCTTTTTTCAATAAAGATTGGACATTATCTATAGAATATGCTTATCAAAGAATAGATACTTTTATGGGTGAAAAAGTGGTGTGGCCTTATAATATGGGAACTGAGTGGGGATTAAATATGTTTGCTCAGTCCCCATATCAGGTTATGCATACTGAGAATGAAAATGCATTCCAGATAGCTGAGGTTGGAGGTCTCCAAACTAGAGGCTCGATGAAAGTTATGGCATATATTTCTGATGAAAAAAAGAGAGTACAAGCAGCTGTTTCTACTAAACTTTTACTTCAAGGCTATAATGGTGGTTGTCGTAGCGTAGATATATTTTACAGATACTCTGTAGATGCCGCTTCATATGATTTGGAACCAGCTTATGGATTCTTTACTTGGCGAGGAGCTCCCGTAGTGAATTCCAATTCAACTCCTGCAGTACATTCGAGAACGGCTAAATGTGGGGATCATGAATGTGCACCAGGAAATTGTATAGGTCCAATGTGGTTCCCTTTTAAAAACTGTACAACTGTTGAATTTTATAATATTCAAAATGGAGCAGCTGAATGCACCATGCCAATAAGTGAAGCTTCTCCTAATTTAGCTGTCATGGGGTTTGCTGGATGGCGTTATGTTATTGCAGATAGATTTAATGCTTGGGTTACTACCGGTGGAAACTGGGCGTCGTCTTGCGGTACACCTTGGTATTATCATTATAGTATGGCTGGAGACACACAACGCTTTGTTGGTTATGGGAACAAAAAAGCTAAAGTGGATAAATGGTATTACTCTTTTATGAGCTGGGCTTTACCACCATTTGGTAATAAAGGTAGAGCCTTTGTTGAAAGATATGTTACTAGAGATTTCGCCAGCTTTATTGATTTTTCCGTTCAACCTCCTAGAACCTCTTTTGAATATATGCCAATGGTATTTGATAAAGAAGATTTATTTGCAGATCTAAATCCTTTTGCAAATCCTGATGAGGCAACTCCTCTACATGAACCATTTTCCCATTTTTCAATGTTGAGTAACTATGTATCTGAATTTATTAGTGAGCAAGTTTCAAAAGAAAGATACAGATTTGATGAGATTATAGAACCAGTTTACCATGGTAATTGTATGTACCCATATCCTGTAATGGGTAGTGGACAAATGACACGTGTTATACGATATGGTTTTAAAAATACTAGTCATGTGTGGGCTTGGCCAGAATTTTGGAAACCTTTAGAACGAAACAAAGACTCTTCTCTCGGGCAGTTCAGATTTTTAGATCTTTCAAGACCAGAATATTACTTCGACTATAATAAGGTAGAACATAGACTAATAACTGATGAAGGAAGTCATATACTAATATTTGAACCTCCTAAAAAGAGTAGTAAGAGTGGAGGGGATACGGATGATTCCGACGCATCTATTTATCCTAGTATAGCTATAGATGGTAAATATCCTAGATATTTTAAACTCTTATATGATGACTACTCCGCTGAAAATGTGGAATGGAAAGATGAAGCAACTACAGGAGAGGAAGGGGCTTCTGGTGGAGATGGTGAGGGAGAGGGCGGTAATATTTATGAATTAGCAAATAACGGAGCAGGATTAAATGGTCTATATGTACACACTGAAGGAACACAGTGGCTACATGATTTTAATACTTTGTTTGACGCTAATGCTTCAGCTGAACCTAATGAGGAGCGTAAGGCATATCTTGGAAAAAGCATCTTCACAGGAGAAGATGTTTATCTTTATTATAATCGTGGTTTAATAGCTTTTATAGCACGTAATAGACTTAAATATCTTCCAATAGAACTTTCTGATGTGGGTCCTCCGCTACTTACAAGTGGTTACATGGGAGATAAAACGTTAGAATCTTTCTCAGGCTATTGGGAAATAGATACTGAGGAGGATATTACTGGAGTTCCTTTGCTTATTGAAGTTTCTGGATATTGGGGAAAAGCTCCTCTTTTAGATGAGGATGGAAATGAAAGTATAGCTATATATTCTATGCCCGGTATTGAAGTTATTGAAGGAGAAGGTAAGCTTACAGTGCTTGACGAGAATGGTTTTCCGGTATGGCCTGAAGATGGTAGAGCAGTTGATTCAATGAGTTATGTAACTGGAAGAGATATTTCAATTACTGGACTTACAGAATTTAAAATGGAGTTTGAGTTACCAAGAACTCCAGATAGAATGGTTAGTTCAATAGGATATTTTATAGTTCGTTTGACTGCATATCCTACTGAAGTCCTTAACTTAACAAGTATTACTGCACAAATAGGTAAATATGTTAGAGCAGAAGAAGAGTTGACAGTTTGGGAAAGAAGATACTATGCTGGAATAGGTTCACTTCCAGAAACAAACGCTGATGGTCCAGACTCAAAATTATATAGATCTTATGATAGAGATATGAAAAATGCAGGACAATACTTTCCTTTTGAGGATACATTTGAGAAAACATACTCTTCTCATGAAGATGGAACATTTTTGGATGATGAACTAACTAATTTTGAAGAGGGAGGAAAAGTTATATCCAAATTAAATATGGTGGGCTTTACTAAAATATATAGAACAGATGAAAAACTTGATATCACTATGGATAATTTAAAAGAGAAAGAGCTTGAACCTCAGCGTGAATTACATGAAGAGTTTTTTAATCAGGATGATCATGATACATTGAATTATGTAGGTGTGAATCATCCAGGAGTAGAGGGATGGTTGAAACAGATAAATGCTCCTATGATGCGTGCTAGTAGTTTAGCATTGACATATAAAAAGATAGATTGGGATCACAATGAATATAAAAACATGTTGAATCAAGATGGGGAATTTATTACCCCAGGAGGTCATTATTTCATATGGTCTGATAATTTTTTTAGGACGAGATGCTATTATTTTGGTGGGATAATGAATGTCTATAAGGTGGGTTGGGTGCATGAAAGGCATGCACATGGAGGAGGACTTAATACTGAAGGAGACATAGAAACTACGTGGGAAACTGGTATGGCATATGCTGGCTGGGGAAGATTGCATTATTATAATGGTTTATTCAATGTTCTAGGATTTTTAGGACAAAGAGATTCTATTGCAGGGCAACAGACAGGTGTTGTAACAGGGATGAATACAGATAAATATTCATAAATAATATCCACAAGGAATTATAGTAATGATAAATGGTATAGCTAATAAAATAGAATGCGAAATTTGTGGTGGAACATTAATGTTTTCTCCAGCATCCACCATAGATGATTATACTATAGCAGTCACTGCAGATGCTACCAATATTTTTGATAAAGTTGATGAAATTATAGGTAAGTATTTAGTTTATGAATGCTATGATTGTCATGCAAAATATAAATATACGTATAAAGAACTGGAGAAAGCTTTACGTAAAGATTTAACACAAAGAATGTTAATGCTTGTGGTCAAAGATATGGTAGCAAGTAATACTAATATTCTCCAAAACAAATTCTTCTTTTATTGTGGAAAATGTAATGGATATGATGGAAATGGCAGCTGTCCTAAATCTATATATAATAATTGTGAGATAAAGAGGTTTCCACTAAATGAGCCATAATTTTATGAATTATGATGGTAGTATTACTGCTTCCTCAAAATGTTTATATGACTCTAACATTGGGTTTGAAGCTGATTTTTCTAAAGATGGTGAAGTGGATGGCTGGGAATATTTCAATGGCATCCATACATACGGTTGTTGGAATAATTTTCTTTTTGGTACTTTATATGGAGATTCAGCCGTTATTGGTAAACTTAATTCTTTTAGACCGGTGGCTGCAGAAGATTTCTATACAATTCGTATCGTTATGAAATTAAACATGGTACCACGTGTAGGAACTCAGGTCATTCCTGCTTACGGACGCGTGATGTGGCGAACTCTAGCTAATCCTAGCTGGGCTTCAGACAAGCAATATGATTTTAAAATACATAATGACACAGAATGGCATACTTACTTTATAAATATGACTGATTCTCAATGGTGGCAAGGGGATATTAATGATTTACGAATATACCCAATTGTACAAGACGGGCGTGATGGGGATGAGTTTTATATTAGAGCTATTGAAATTTTATCAATCGATGAGTATAAATGTTTAAATGTATCATGTGATTATTATACTAGATATGAACACAACTGCCCTGGTATAGGTGAAAGAGGATATTGCAAATCCAAGGCTTTATCAGTATATGTTTTTGAAGGCACAGCACACGAATATGCTGAAGATAAATTTTATAGTGTAGAAAAAGGAGTAAATGACGTCCTTCTAATAAATATAAATGATTATGGAAATGAAAACATTGTTCTAGAACCCTTTCAAAGTTATCCTGGAAGAAGAGTAGCTAAGTTTATAGCCAAAGAATTATCTAAATTAGATATAGGAGGATATGCTGAATGTGAAGTAACCTACACTGATAAAGGGGAGTTTATAATATATTCAGGAACGTATGCTATAGACAGTATAGTAACAATTGGAGATACACAATTAGCTAGAGATTTAAATTTTTATAATAGTTCTGGAGAAGATATTTCAACAAGATATGTTGGGAGCTATCCAGCATCTGGTTTTCTTCCATTCTCTTCATTTAAAATTAAAACACATTTGATATATGCACTTTTGGATGCCAATGACAAGACTGAATTCTATTTTGATCCTTTTATGTATAATATTGAAGGTGGTAGGAGGGACTGGTTATCATCCGGATTAGGGACGCCATCTAAAGATGTTAGAGAGGGTGAGGGGGACGAAGCTGGATTAATAAATAGGTATTATGATCAAATTAATAATGCTGGAAAGACCATTATAGATTTTACACACCCCATAAATGCTAGTGGTAGAATAACTAAAGTATTCGCTGGAATTACTTTAGACCAATTTGATGGTGGAGGTTGGGAACAACGAGGAACTTTAGATGCTAAAAGAAAGAATAGTCAATTGACCAATGCTAAAATCATGTTTTTTAGACCGCAAAAAAGTGGTAATATTAAAGTCTTATCTATAGAACTTGCCATACCTAATAGACAAATAGAAGCTGGAAAACTTTATTCAGCTATACAAGAGTATGTTGAGATTGATTGTGATATATTTTTAAATAAGGGTGATCTTATTGGTGTTTATAATGCTAATATATACCGTAGTAAAAGTGCTTCTGGTAATGAAGTAGATGCACTATATTATCAAGTACCAGGAAAAGCTTCTGGAATACTTGAGGTTAGACAACCAAGTGGTCAGGGATCATCTGGGCTTTTACTTTATGCTAGGAGCGGTCAAATTCAAAATAGACTATCTTTAGATGTTGATTTGGGACATAGAATAAATATTGTTGATATGAATATTGTAGGTAAGTCTGAAGAAGAAGGCTTGGTATACAATATTGCTAGATGTTTAGATGTAAATTGGGAAGTAGATTTGTTTGGTGAGGATCACACCACTGGTTATATAGTCAGATATAGACCTCTTTTAAAAGCCTTTTATAATCATCCCAATCTTTATTATGGTAAAGATTGTTTGAACGATGGTATAAAAACGGTTCCTGATGGTCTCGCAGCAGACACATTCACTGTAAACTATGCAACTAGTTATAGTTCATATGAGGCATGTGTTCATAAGAAGAATGGAGGAAAGGGGGTAGTATTAAATGGAGCCAAATATTTTTCCGTAAATGGAGATAGCGAATGGTTGGCTGTTTATGCACTTGCTGGTATGAATTCTCCCTTTGCAGTACAAGATTTTGAAGACGATCCTATAGCATTTACATTAATATTTCCATTTGGAAAAGATAAACCAATTAATAGTACTACTATTTATTTTAAAGAAAGATATAATTTTAGGAGCTTTGCTTTATCAGTCTATAGGGGAGCATATTATACCGAAGGAAATGCTGATGATCCTAGATTCGAATTGATTCCAGAAAAAACGGATGGGACCGAAACACCTTGGAATAGCATAACTCTTGATGGACTAACCTATACTCCCGAAGATGAGTTACGCTGGTCCAATTTAAACCTTTTTCTAGCTAAAAATCCATGTATTGGACAAGCTATAACAGAAATTTTATCTGAGGAAATCAGTTTCGATGGTCCTATGGGTGGTGGAAACTTAGCTTATTATTTTGATGCCTTAGGGGGAATACAATATTACGCTCAAGGCAAAATAATAAATAATAGACAATACATTCAAGCTACAAATATAGATTGGACTACGATAACTTATGAATGGCCTGCTATAAAAGCAAAGGGTTTTAGATTGTACTGTACTAATCACCAATCTACAAAAATATGTGAGTTTGAGGTTTTTTGTGTAGTTGAAAATATAAAGTCTTCTTTAGGTGGCTCTGTAGATATAATGTATTCTGATTATGGCGATTATTGGTGGCCAGCGGAGACTACAGAAACTGATACAGGGTTAAATTCTTTTATTGGTGACACACCACAATACATAAATATAATTATAACTCCTATAACAGAAGTTACTCTTAGTGATGTAACGGTGAATGTAAGTTATGATGATGTATTCATGGGAAGCAAGGGCTGCCAGCACACGTTTTTACCAATTGAAGCTAAAATGGGAGCAGAGAATACTCCACAAGTAATTCAATTTAAGAATATTTACAATAGACCATACGACTTATATGTAGATATAGCCAATGATGAACTTATAGATGAAGGCATAGCATTTTTTAGTTTAATGGATAATGAAGAATCTATAACTAATCCACTTATCGGTGCAGATGCATATTATAGAAAACATGAAGATTACCCTCTTCTTAATTATCAAAAAAATGTAGCCATAAATTGTCCAGTTTATAAATTAAATAACTTATTAGAAGGTGCCCAAGTTTGGTATTCTCATGATAGAGAGTACTCTTGGAGATATTGGGGACAAATTACAGATGGTAAAAATATAAATTTTTCTAATTTGCCAGCAGCAGCTATAACAACAATAAATCTACCAGTGTTAAAAAGAAGTCAGTGGTGGAAAATTGGATTCTATGACCCACGCATAGTAACAAATATAAGAGAAATACAAATTTATTATAATGGTAGCGAAATAAGTAATATTCAGTTTTATCATCAGAAAAATCAAGATACATTCGCAACTGGAAACACAGACACAGCCCCGCATTTACAGAATAATATTGTAGATGGTAGTTACTATGTTCTAAAAGGAAATAACGAGATAGGTTTTAAATTACCAGCTGTCCAAGAAATAGATAGAATAGTGTTATACCATGATTATCTACTTGAATACGAAAATAGTTCGGACAAAGCTGGTATAGACAGCTCTACTGCATTTTGTTTGCATGGTACCGGAGATACTTATCAGACGGATTCAATAGTAGATGTTAGTTACTATGAACATAATATATCTGTTGTAGGAAGTGGTATATATTGTGATGAAGGTTATTCGTCTGTATATTATGATTTTATACAAGATTTTTCAGATTGTGTTCCAGTCATAGAAACATTTTCTGGTATAGCTCCAGATCCTTCTACTTGGACATCGTTAGTGGGGGCATCTATTTCTAATGGTAAGTTATGTATAACAAATTCAGGAATTATCGGTCAAGCACAAACAGTCTCTTATTTTTATAATAATTTCGATGTGAGGGTTGATCTAGATATTGTAAATGCTTATAGCGGTCAGGGATGGGGTTGTTATTTAGCTGCTATTACAAATGATAGCAAAATAGTTAGAATAGGTAGAACGTATACTAGTAGTGCTGTTCATGTATTTATAGGACAATCTTTTGGAACCAATGGTTGGATCAATCTTACTACTAAAACTACATCAGCTACAACAGGACTTAAATTAAAATTAGTAAGATTAGGAGAAACAACCACTTGTTACGCTTGGGATAGTAATGTATGGAATACTGTTGGAACTTCAACCGCTATAGGAACTTCTCCAGTAAGATTTATGCTTATTTCCGATTTGACTCCACTAGCTCTTGGTAAGATTACCATAGGACAATTCGATAATTTTGAATCTGATAAAGCAGATTCGGACTGGGGAGTTAATTCAGACAATCTTTCCTATTTTACCTGTACTAGTGGAATAGGTCCTAATGGATGGGCATATCTTTATGATACTGCAGTATGTAATTCCTGTGATGCTTCAGGTTATAAGATTCCTAGAATATATACTACACAAGATTATCCTTTAGATGAGGGTTTTGCATTTGTCTTTGATTTCACTTTTCAAACCAATACTTTTAAAACATATTCTGGTGCGGATGATACTGGAAATACTATTGGTGTAGCTGTAGGATTGCTAGGACGACATGTTAATAACCAATCTTATTATTATACCTGGCAAAAATATTTTACCGGAGCACAGATAATTTTAAAAAGAGATAATATTGGTATAGGAATAAGAAATGATTACACAGATGGTGCTGATGCTTATACCACTTTAAATACCAGAGCAAGTATTTATTACTGTAGATTTACAAGTGATGGTCTTGGTAATTATCACTGTTATGTTTGGACTGATAGTTTTGGTGGCTCTACTAAGGTAGCTGATTTTGGTTTGAATAGTAATGTAACTTGGCAAGCATACAAAATTGGTGTTGGTTCAGGTTGTAATAATGATGCTCAATATAATACATCAGTAGGAAGAGCCACAGGGTGGGTATCTGATTTCGATTTTCAATGCGATAAAATATCTGCTAATCATATTCTACATAATAGTTCAGTCAAATTCAGCGGTTTTTCTGGAGAAAAACTTCTAGTTGCCTATAATAATAGTCCTAAGTGTAATATAGTTAAAGAAGGTTTTTATTTTGATACAAAAAGATTTACTTTTGACTTTTTCATAAAATTTAATACTCTTCCAGTTAATGATGGGGATAAAATATTTCTATTTAAATGTTGGGATAATAATCACCCACTAATTGATAGTACAGTTATTACAGCTCCATGTTCCTGGGCATTTACTATAGAACGTGTGTCTGGTGGATATAGATGGAGATTCTATATAAATAGTTCTAATGTCTGTCGAATGATTATGGATTGGGCTTTCTATCCAGATTTACATAGATGGTACCACTTTTTACTAACTAGAGGTCCAGAAAATAGTGCGTCATATATAGTTTTATTAAGAAATGGACATCAAGTATTTCTAAGTGGTAGTAGTAGCTATACGGATGATGCTGTACTTTATTCCGGTTTAGATATAGTTATGGGACAAAATTTGGATGGTTGGATGGAAGAAGTTAGAATATCTTCTGATTATACTAAGGGCGGTGCCCGTTGTAACTATACTAGTTATTATTATACATTGTGTAAAGCCGTACCTATTAAACAATATGAACGTTATTATACCATGGTAATATATGATAGCTCTGATAATATAAATTATGGGGTACAGATGTATGCGGATGTTATGTTTGATAATAGTTATAGTTATCATGAACCATTTAGTGTATGGAGTGCACAGTATTATACTTATCTTGCCATAGATTTTGGACAAAGACATGATATAGAAATAATAAGAAGTTTTCCCGTGGATACTGCTTATGATTTTTCATTGACTAAAAATGTACTATATTCTAATAAAGATGTAGCAGACCCTATGGAAGCTTTTTTATTGACACAAGAAGAACGTGAATTGAATACAGATTTTGAAGGGCAGAATTATGACTATCCTAAGAATTGGACTAAGCTAGACACGACCAAAGCTTCCTCATATATTATAGACGGAAAATTTTATCAAGCATGCTCTCCAGGCGTTGGTCAAGAATACGCTAAGGCTAGATCTAATTTTTATTTTAATGGTGACTTTGATTTTTATATAGATTATGATTTAGGTAGTACATATCCTTTGAACAACATATGGGAAGCACGTATTCAAGTAGAAGATATAGATAATGAAAATAATAAAGTTAGGTTTGAACGTTGCTATAAAGACGGTGGCAACCAGTATATATTTTGGGTAAAAGATAATAATGCCTCATGGACAAAAATTATGGCTACATGGACCAATGCAAATACTGGTAGTATGAGGATGGAAAGAGCTGGAGCAATATTTAAGATCTATACAAAGACTGCTGAATCTGGTTTTGATTCTTTTGTTTTGATAGCTGCTTATCAAATGAAGACTGTATTTAGCCCTATGTCACAATTAAACTTACAAACACTTAGTGATACAACTTCTTATCCACGTATAAAAGTTTGGTGGGATAATTTTGTTGTAGTCAAAGCCGAGCCTATACATAGTACTTATCAAGATGCTAGATGGCTTAAGATTAAAATGCTAAATGGCGATGGAGTTACAAAAACCATAATAAGTGCTGGGGTATATTCTGACGTTTCCACACAAAGAAATGAAGTCGGACAGTATAATAACTATTGGACCTCTTTGGGAACGGCTTGTACAAGTTATGCTAATGCTGAAAATATAGCTCTCGGAGCTACAGCTAGTGGTTCCAGCTATGTTGGAAGCATGATACCTGAAAATGCTGTTAATGGTATTATTCCAGAAGGAGACTTTAGTCAATGTTGGGGATCTGGGGAAGAAAACAATCCATATCTTTTGATATATTTTAATGAAGTGGAACCTATTTTTAGATTTAAAATCTATCATGGATACGATAGCTCAGATACTAATAACATAATAACAGATTATAAAATACAAGTTTCTACCGATGGAATAGCCTTTTCTACTGTATTTACTATAACTGGTAACACAGGTTTTACAAGAACACACGATCTACCTGCTCCAGTATACGCTAAGGTGGTGCGATTATATGTAGATGCCTACAAAGCTATAGATCGTTTTATTTGGACAGGTAATGAAAAGGGTTATAATTTCTGGCATGGGGCTGTAATAAGAGAGATAGAAATTTATAAATATTATGGTTTTACAGTTATAAATAGTGAAGACACACCTATAATAGCTATAGATTTACAACAACCATTCTTTATAGAAGGGCATTCTATGGTTGGGATAGATACAGAGAATCTTGAAATAGATTGGGATAATAGTGATAGTAATTTTGCATGGTCAAATAGTAATCTTTCTGATCCTCATAAAGTAACATTTAGTGAATGGGGAGAAGCCCCAAGACTATCTAAATGGGTAGTGATAAAGAGAAATACTGCTACTCATTTTCCTTTGGTTCCTGATTACCAACATCCTTATAGAGGCACACCAGACTTTCTCAAACATGTAATTATACAAGCGTCTCCAGACGAATTGGGTACAAAACCTAATCCAGTGGAATACCCCTGGATGTGGAGATCAGTTGTTAGTGAACTTAGCTATGATTATAATAAAATTACTTATGGTTTAGTGGACCGTTCATTAAAGATAAGTTATCCAGCGTCAACAGCTACAGAACATATAAGATTTATTGAAGGCGATCATTTTGGTTGGGATGATGTAGCTTCTTGGAGAGATGGTATGGGAATATCTCTTTATATAGATGATGTGGATAATATAGATCTTGGATATGGTTATTTTTATTTGGGCGGAAAAGATTATACTTCTCAACATTATCCTGTAATTCATCGTTGGAATATGACAACTTTTAGTGGTGTATTAAAAAGTGGCTGGAATAATATAAGTTTAACATTTTTATATGCGGATGAAGTTATATACACAGAGTTAGCTAATATTACAGGACGAGATCCAAGAAGATTATATTCTATAAATTGGGGAACAGTTGGCTTTGTTTTTAGAGGAAAAGGTAATCCATTACAATTAAATTTTGAAGGACTATATATAAAAAGAAATCATTTTCTACATGGATGTTATCCAGGGCAGCAAGGATTATATCTTCATGCTAATGATATGATGAAGTTGCCATTAGGAGAGATAGATTTTCATTCTGGAGCCTTAGAATTTTGGATTAGACCTGATTGGAATTGGGATGGAACAGATAGATATTATGATTTTAAATATAGAACATTATTTCATTTTGGTAATGTAGCAAATGATGTTTTTGGAGCAGCAATATCTGCTAAAGGATTAGAAATATACTTTGGTAATGTATTGAAAGATTTTAATATATTTATAGTTAGTGGTTTTAATTTCTCTGCTATAGAGAGAATATTTCATATGGCTTTTGTATTTTCAAATGATGGTGCTGGAATATCTTCTGATGGAAGCACTATTAGGTTTTATATAAACAATCATGTAATTGCAAAGTCATATACTACTTGGAATGTTAGCGATGACAAACACTTTAGTTTTGTACTAGGAGGTCAGGGATTATTGGTACAAAAGATACAAGGATTTGATTACTTATCCTCTGCAGTGGATGGTGTTATTTGTAGACTCAAAATACACAACTATGCTAAGACAGACTATTCAGATTATATGTCAGATGATCCTAGAAATACAGCTCGTTCGTTATTGAAACCTAGTAGTCTTATTGAGATTTCCAAAGATAATGTAACCTACAATAAAGTAGGAAGCACAGGACTACCATTCTTCTTCGACGATGTGCCAGCAGGAGAAAGTGTCCCCATTTGGGTAAAAGTTTTGTTGCCTAAAGAACTTACTGGAGAAGAAAAAAGAACGGCACAAATTTTAGCTAGCTGGGATATAGGAGTTTAATATGCAGTATAATGTTTTGTCAGGAGCTCTGTGGGAGGTAAGCACAATATCTGGTAGTAAAGCTATAGCTTTTAATGACCTCTATTCATTATCGGATTATAGCACTACTGCAAGATTAAGTTTGAATTCTTCAGAAAAACTTGCCGTGGATTTTGATTTTGGACATAGAATACATCTTGATCGTTTTGAATATAAATTCATAGCTAGCAATGCCACACCATCAGCTGTAGCCTCTGGTATAAAGTTTTATTATAAAAATGAAAGTTTTGATTCTTACGAATTATTAAGTACATTCTCTTATGGTGATGGTGTTTTCTACACATCTATAACAGGCTCTATTTTTGCTCCTAGATATATAAGAATTAACCACACTTTATCGGGCACTTTTGGTGTTCCCACAGCCTCCGGAATGGTTTATGGATTTAGAGCATTGAATAACGATACTGTGGTAGATTTTGGTGTAGATGGACATCAAACTATGGAATCCGTCGAAACTGCACGAGGAAGTGCTCCAGTTATAAAAACGATTCCTATTTATAATAGCGGACCAATAAAAACTGATGCTTTTGTAAATTTAGAACCTACTTTTTCTCCTGTGGATGAAGTTATGTATATATCAGATAGTAGTAATGGTCCATGGATAAAATCTTTAGACTCATCGAGCCTCATTGCTGATACTACTAATTTTAATTCTGGTTATACTACTGGTTTACATAACGTTACTGGATTACTTCGTCTTATGGGAGTTGATGATTCAGCTAATAAATATGCTAGTAGACTCTATAGTGACTACTATTTAACCAAGATCTTCGATAAAAATAATACGTATTGTAGATTTGTTATAGACAATGTAGGAACCGCTGGTAATATAAAAACTGATAAAAGTGACGCTACAGAAACCATAGAGGTTAGAAGTAGTAATACCAAGCCCACACCTTATATGGTGTTTAGAGAATTAATAAATGTTCCAGTTGCTAGTAGCAATTCTCTATTATGCTATAGAGATCGTTGGTTAAATACTCAGGCTATAAAAGAAACGAGTTCTTGGTCGTTTTTATCTTGTTCCCAATATAGTGCTTGGAAAGATTATAGAGTTGTTTATGACCAGATAACAGAAAGATGGGCTGGTTATGCTGCACATACCTATAATCATTATTATAGTACTGCTGAATTATATTTATTTAATAACTTAGGAACCACTTCTTTGACGTATAGATTGTCTTATCAATCTACCGCTGCTATTCCTGTTAATTTTGTTTGGAGAGAGTTAAAACTAGATATTACTGGTGGTATGTGGATTTATTTTTATTGCCAGTCTTCTCATTCTGGAGATTTTGTTCATTCAACAGGATATTTTCTTGCTTATTTTGATGTAAATTTGAACAATACTTTTAAGTGGTTTACAATAACTGAAGAAATAGATAAGATAGATGTTGATTATAACAATAGAAGTGTTTGGTATACAAGACCCTCCACAGATGCTATTTATAGAGTAGATACCGCTGGGGATATTAAAGTCAATTTTGTAAACGAAGATACTAACTATGATCTTGGTGGAATAGCTGTTATGCCAGATGGCAATTTGATATTTGCTAATGGAAAAGATTTACATAGATTAAAGTATAATGGTATATATCTTCCAGAATATTTTATAGAGGGGGTTGCTGAAGCTCGTATAGATTATATAGTTTTGGATGATGATGGTAGTGAAACTATATGGACGATAGAAGATATGACAGTTGGACGCCTTTATATAGCTGGAGAAAAGAAGGGTACCTATGATTTTAGAATAACTGTCGATTATCCAATTAGAATGACCCCTACCCTTGGCGGGGTATGGGTTACCTGTTCTACTATGGATGGCTTGGGCGGTGTTGTTATGCGGTTTATATCAAAAGAAAATCGTAGAATAGATGTGGAATACAGACCTAGTTATGTGTCTTCTCCTGGATTATTATATCAACCATATTATCATTCCAATTACGCACGAAAAATGCCAGTTGCCATCGATACTGTCTGGTCAACCCTATCTTGGAAAAAGATAGCTATAAATGGTTTTCTTGCTCCAGAGGATCAATATTATCAGTTAAGGATAGTGTTGAGACGTCAGGAACCTATAGAAAGATATCCAGAATTTGTAACAGATCCTAATCAAGTATTTTTTTCTGATGATTCTTTTGACCAGGTAAGTAGTATACCTAATAGGCTTCTTTGGGGAAATTGGTTGTCTTACCCCGCCACAAATAGAGTTTATGTGAATACAACAGATAAAAAATTGATATTAACATCAGATAATGGTGGTACCCAAGATTCTTTTATAGACACGAAGGATAGACTTATAGTTGGTAGGGATAGTAGTGGTTTACTGGATATTAGAGTACGTTATACTTTTGGTGCTGGTGATGGTGTAGACAGTACTAAAGCTGAGTATCTATATATCTACGCTTATAGTGTAGAACCAGGTTATTCTGGACATAATATAGGAGTGTGTATTTATATACCTCCAGCACCAGCTTCCCATCTTTGTTATGTTTATGCTGGTGTTGATGATTCTTGGACAAATTGGCCGAGTAATGGTGGATGGTGTTCACTAAATATGTATGATGGTGAATTAAGACTATATTGGGATGGTAGCAATGTATATGGACAGTGGAGAGATCCAAATGGTACCTTTGCGGGTGGACAAAAAGCAGCTTTGCCGGGAGCAGTTGGTAATTATTTTTATGTAAAGATAATTTCTAATAGAAATAGTTCTCAAGTAAAATTAGATGATTTTGATATATACAATGGATATACATATTATTATACAGAAAGTCCACAAATAAAATCTATATATAAACAAGAATTACTAGAGATAAAAGATGTATATCCTAATAATTATAAAAATGTCTATGTTAAGACTTATGTTCCTAAAGATTTAGAGATAGGCTCCAATTACGATATGGATATGAAAGTCAGGTGGAGGATTCCAACTTACTGATGACAGATTATGCTAATCCTATAAATATACATGATTATAAGTATAGAAAGCCTGTATACTATACTAATCCTTTTTCTACTTATGTAACTAATATAGTGGTTAAACTAATTTTAACATCAGAAAATTTTAATTTTAATTTAACCAAAGATGATGGTTCCGATTTTAGACTATTGTCTGGTCTTGGTGTATTAAATATGTGGATAGCTGATTGGTCCAAAACTAGAAAATATGCTGTATTGTTTTTTAAAATACCAGCTATAGGAGGAGATGAATCAGTTACCTTTTCTGCTTACTGGGGTAATACTTTAGCAAGTAGTATTTCAGACCCAGAATCCCTAGGCTTTTTATTCTATGAATCTTTTAATAGTTCTACCCTATCTGCATCAAAATGGTCTGGAAATATAAGTGCTGGTAGCACATCTTATGGTTATCTAATTCCGATGAATGATAGTTTTACAAGTATAACTAATCCTCTTACAGGAAAAAGCAATTGGATTATGGAAGCTGGTATCTATGTTAAGTTTAATGGTGGAGTAATTACGTCATCTTACCGTTGTATAGGATTCGAATTCGTTGGTACAGAAAACAATTTCCATATAGAATTGATGGCAACAGATTACTTAAGACATAATGCTACAGCTCCTGCCCAAGCTTCTACCAATACTATATATCAGACATATGGTGGATTAGAGGATGATAGTTATCAAGAAGTCTATATTGATTATTATGAACCTGATGATAGAATTACTGTTAAACTTCAAGATAGAGATGTATATAATGATGTAAGCTATCAGATTTGGAGAAAGGTTGAGGGTGATACTAGATTACAGAATGTACGTTTACGAGGAACCCAGGTAGGACAATATGCTGGAGGATACCCAGTCTATGTTAGTTGGCTTGTATTAAGAGAACGTGATGGCATATCACTTAGTAGCTTAGATGGTAGAGATTTATATATTCCTTATGAAAACGTACCAGCTCAACCACAAGATTATAGACCCTATTCACCAGATTTTACTAGTGTGCAATATCAACATGAGACTTCTTTTGGGGGAAATCCTTATTTACTGTCTAATGAAGGATTTGATGCTGATTCTAACGTTTGGATAAGTGACGAAGGAGCATCTTTATCTGGAGTTGCTTTAACCATACATATTGGGTGGTCAGAAGATATTACAAGCACAAGTTATACTCATTACGATTCTGGGCACGATTATTATTACAATGCTTCCAAATTATCTGATAGTGATACAGATAGAATGGGAAGAAATTATTGGAGTTGTACCACAACAAGTGGTTGGGCGGCAATAAAATTTCCGGATTATAAATCTATAGGAGCCTTTAGAATAAAGAATGCTAATATGTCATTTATACCTGCATCCTATGCTATAGTTAAATTTAATACTACAGCAATGCCTCATGCCTCAAGTACTATTTTGAATGGGAGTGCAAATAATCTATCAGATGGTTCTAATACTTCCTATTGGCAAACTTATTATTATGTAGGAATTCCTGAATGGGTATCTATTAATTTAGGAGTTTCAAAAACAATATATAAAGTAATTTTGGCTGGAGGAAGTGATGGCACTAATAGATGTGCTAAGAATTTTAGAATACAAGGTTCTTCAGATAATATAAATTGGAATACAGTATACACTGGTATAACAGCTATGATTTCTGGTCCACAAGAGTTTGTGTTTCCCTCAATATCAGATCCTTACAGATACTGGAGACTCTATATGTTGGATAACTGGGGCTCCAGTTTATTAGAGATGAATAGATTTGAATTATACCATGGGACCGATAGTTATTACGCCACTATCGAAAGATGTTCAAAAGATTTTGTTCTATATGGTTCAAATCTTAATCCAACATTACATTTCGATAAAGCAATAAAACTTATTGAAGGGACATTTGAAGTTACTCCTATATGGCAGTCCAGAGTATTTACAAATACTGCCTCATACAAATATTATATTTTACAAATTTTAAATACTTATGGTAATGAGAATATAAAAATACAAGAATGGGAGATGATGGAGAATCTTGGGCAAGTAGAAAAAAAATATCCATCACAGTTAAGACTTCATCCAGCCCTTTATAGTAATTGGCAGTATAATTTTCCAAAGGAAATATCATTGCAGGGGTCTGTAGATGGTGTGAATTGGACGACACTATTACCTTGGACTAGTACATATACACCATTTGTTCAACATTACGCCGAAGATGGTTACTGGCAAATATTTTCTTTTAATAATGTAGTTGGTTTTTGGTCATTCAAACTTTTATGTAGAGGCAATTGGGAAGCAGAAGACAATAAAATAATAATAGGTGAATGGTCTCTACATGAACTAGAAGAGGAATCCTATACATATAGAATATTAGATGGAACTACAAATAATATTCAACAAATTTGGGCAACCACTAAATGTGGTATAGATGATAAGTATGGAGTTATATTTATTCCTAATGAAAAGATGAATAGAGTTTCTGATAATAGATTGGTAGGTTCTTCTAATCTCCCTACCTATTATGAAGATTTTAATGTAATATAGGAGATATAATATGCCAGTATCCAGTTGGGTGGATTCAGTTGAATTTATCGACGCTACTATATCAGGAGCTAATAATAGTTCTAGTTACTCATTATCCAAAGGTCAGGATTACACGCATTGTATTCCTTTTTATACAGTATGTGGAGATTCAACTTATTGGGATAATCGTTTAACAGATGTTTATTTTTCTGGAACCACACAGTCAGGTATAATAAATTTTGCAAGATCTAATAATAGAGCCACCAGTAGTTATATAAAATGCTATGTAGTAGAATTCAATCCAGCACAAGTTAGAGTACAACAAGGTAGTTTTTCTCTAACGGGTTTAACTACTACTGCAATTACCTTATCAACTACGGTGAGTGGAATTGATAGAACCGCCATGACTTTTGCTTGGCAGTCTAATGATACAGCTCAATATACCTCTCGTGTAGCTGTTCGTGGAAGAGTATTAAACACCACATCCATAGATTTTTATAGAAATATAGCCACATCAAACTGCACAGGACATTGGTTTTTATTTGAAGATTTAGGAAATAATTTTAGAGTAACTCACTTAGATAGCTCTCACGCTGCTACTGGACAAACATTAAATATTGGTAGTCAAAGAACGGTGGATCCATTACGAACATTTGTTTTAGGATCTTATGCAAATAGTAGCACTGATACTGGGTATTCTTCAGAGTGGACTACTAGACTATTTCTATACTCCATAGGTACTGTTAGATCTGATAGATCTTCTGGGGCATATACCATCTACTGGGCTGTCCAAGTAGTAGAGATATTGGATCAAACTAAAGTATATACGCCAATGGATCATGCTTTAATTGGGTGGACTACTCCTACAACGTATGCTGTAAATTCTGCTGGGGTACAAGGAAGAGTTCCTTTATTATGTAATCCTAATACATCAACTATAGTAACAGCTATGATGCAGGGCTGGGCAAGAGTAGATACAAATACAACAGCTGCCAATAATAGCTGTATGGTGTCTTCAGAATTAACAGCAAGTGGAACTATAACCTATACTAAATATGGCACTACTTATGCTGCTAATCCTTCATATACAGTTGCAGTAGATTGGGCTGGAATAACTATGGCATCAGGTACCAATCTTTTTCCCATACCTGAAGGAAATGGACCTAACGAATCTTTTGTAAAGTCTGTAGAAAACTTCAGATTTACATTGACAGGTCCTACTGGTGTATATGTTCTAACCAAAGGACAGATAGTTTCTAATTGTGTAGCTTTTACTTCTAACCGTAGTAATAGCGATACTTCAGATACTATTAATATCATTATGGTAAATGTGTATTTAAAAGAGCCAGGTTTAGTTTATATGCAACATTGGCCAGTAAGTGGAATAGTATCAGGTACAGCTGAAGCTGTGGTAGATGTGAGTATTGTAGAATTCTATCCAAGTCAAATCAAAGTGCAGCAAAAAATTGTCAATATAGACACTGCTGCAACTACTATTAATGTTACCATAGATGCTATATCGTCGATAGATAAAGCGTTTATTCTTTCTAGCATGTTTACACCTAGTATAACCAATGTAAATGCTTTTAAGAGCGTTTTTTGTAGGATAAGTTTTACTACCACTACTAATATTGAATTGTATAAGAATATAGCAGGAAATGAGAATATATGCACCCTGTTTATTGTTGAAGATCTTCAGAATAATTTTGTATCGATACACAATACCAGCACATTTTCCACTGCTAATGATAGTTTTTATAATGAAACTTATAACTGGGGATTTCACAATTCATTTCCTATAGTAACTTATACTACTAATGAAAATGATAACTATCCTCAAAATGGGGCACTAAGAGGACTCTATTTTTCTCCTTATAAACCTGTATATTGTTCAAGGCAAAGTGCTTCTTATAGTATATACTCTTATGTGACTGTAGTAAAATTTATAGATGAAAAAAGGCATACTCAGCCGGTAGCAAAAGATTTATTGGTTGGAACGGCTTCTGTTACAAGTTATTACTCTCCAGAACTTAGAGGAACAGGAAATATTACTGCATACAATCCAGTTCAATATAGTACGATACATTGTGCTACAAATAGTTCTGCTACTACTTCAGAGGCATTTGGTACCATAAGAATAGTTAATTATACTACTGGTGAGTATGAAGTGAGTAAAGTTGGGGCAGCAGTTAATAGTTACTTTGGTGGACATATAATAAACTGGCCCGGTTTTCATTATCAAGATGCTAATAATATTGTAGGAACTCACACAAAGTCTTTTATAAATTCAATACAAAGAGATTCTTTTAGTACCGACGGTGGTTGGATGGAGATTTGGTTGAGATACAATCAAGATATTACAAAATGCATACCATTTATTACTCATTCATCTGGTGCTACCGATGGAAATCTAACTAGATTATATAAATCTGTATATAGATATAGTGATCCCGATTGTTTTAGAATATGTTTTGGAGGAAATAATACCAGCTCTAGAAATATTTTGTCTTATATAGTAGAATTTAATCAGGATATTAAAATACAATATGGTTCTGGATATACAACGGGTACATCTAGAGTTTTTACTATAGAAGAAGTAAATTTAGATAGAGCCTTTCTTCATTTTTTTTCATCTTGTGATTCTTGGGCTATACAACAAAGAAGTCATGCTGTATGTGGTTATTTTTCCAGTTCCACACAAATATCTTTTATCAGAGATTATGCAGCTGGTGGTATGTATATAAGTTGGTATGTAGTTGAGTGCCCAGATTGGGGAGCAGACAGTTATTGGACTGTGCAGCATAATTTTAGTTCCAGTTTAGGTTCTGCAGCTACTTTAAATGCTTGGCTCTCCAAGCAACCTTCACTTAATAGAACTATGTATTTAACATCTTATTCTACAAACGAAGCGGAGGGTGCCCCTCAATACGCCGCGTGGAGAATGTATAATAGGCAAGATCATGGTGTTCAGATGGATAAAAGCTCAACCGGTTATAGTATGCAATCATTCAATGTAGAAGCTATTGAATTTTCTTCATCCCTTATAGCGAAAGGATTACAAATATATTCAAATTTCTATACTTTAGGTTCTACTACACTTACTTCAGATGTGGATTTAAGAATAAATACACACAATGATTTTGAAATGCAAAGATCTTTGATCATACAGGCATATAACCAGAATCTGACTCGTGTTGACACAACAGCAACTGCAGGTTTTCAGGAAGGTTTTCATTATTTAGTATTCAAAGATCTTGACGATGATGGATATAGCGACACTATTACTGCTTCTAGGAATACTGGTTCTTATAATTCTTATGGTTTTTATTATGCAATACAATTCCCGGCTTATAATAAATATTATTTTTCAGGTTACGTCACAGAACAAGGGGCTCCTGTATCGAGAAAAGTAAGAGCTTATAAAACTTCTACAGGAGAAATAATGGATACCACAATGTCTATTAGTGGCACAGGTTATTTTTATTTAGAAACAGCAGCTTACGAACAACATTATATAGTAGCTATAGATGATGATGACGGGCTTTCTTTTAATGACTTGATTTATGGTAAAATTTATCCAGAACCAATATCTGGAGCTTTTGCTTGGGCAACAGATTCTTTAACAGTTTCTGGCGTGGGTGAATACACACCATAATAAATGGAGGATAGATTTTTATGATAGCAACATTTATTAGTGCTAATCAATTTAGAGTAGATGATGATCGTACTGGAGAATTTAAAACTGGTCGTAGAATTAAAGCCAACTGTGGAGTAGATGGTTATAAATATTCTACTATTGTATCTTCTTCATTTTCTTCATCGTATACTACTATAATTATAGAAGAATCTGTGCTAACTTCTAATATAATAGATGTATTATATGGTATAGTAAACACAGGATCAGAGGGATCCTTTCCAAATCATCTACATGATGGGACCGAAGGTCAGGGTGGTGCCTTACCTTATGTTACAGAATCTAACTTTGCTACTTATTCTGGAACCATACAAATACAATTTGATAATAAACCAGATACTTTTATAGAGCTGGTGGATACACCAGAAGCCTATGATTCTGGAAAGTTTGCACATTCAACTTCTTCGGGAATAGAATGGAAAGCAGTTTATGATAATATTGTCGTAGCCGATAAAGAAGATTTAAGTGGTGGATTAGTAACGGAAACCTGGAGTAAGAATACCGGAGATATATTTTCCGGTTTTATGGATGATACTTATATATATAATGATCCAAATTATCGTGATACCAACTATAGTACTAATACTCAGTTGAGTTTTTCCAATACAGCATATACAGACTATAATAATATGCTATTTAAGTTCTATATAAAAGAGCAGATAGGAACTAAAAATATAATATCAGCCATCTTTAAGCTTTATTGCACTGATACCAGCTCCTCATCTATTAATGTTTATAGAGTATTAAAAAATTGGATGCCTTCTGAGGCTACATGGAATAACTATAAAACAGGTTCTGCTTGGAGTACTATTGGTTGTAAGGCTGGAACCAGTTTTCCAGTAGACGACTCATTAACAGCTGATTATTATGACCAAGCCATATGTACTATTCCTTCGGCTACTTTAAATCAATGGTTTACTATGGATATTACTTCTATAGTACAAGCTTGGTCTTCAAGCTCACACAATGAATATGGTATTATAGCTGCAGGAAGTATAGATCAATTTAGTATAGGTAAAGTTTATTCTAATGAAGGCACCGATGGTTTTAGACCAAAACTCGAAATTAGTTACTATGCAGATGCTTCGGTTGACATAACAAATTTATTAGATGGGCAAGTAGCTATAACTACTACCGAGTATTACAATAAATATATTTTAGACAAACCTTCTGCGAAATGGATTGTTAGTGATGGAAATAAATATCAACTTACTGCTGGTTTACCCACAACTCCAGCGTTTATTATTAACGTTGGAACTCATGTATACGATGTGCAAGCAGCAATTTGGAAGGAGTGGACTGGGAGTATTTGGAAATCCATAGAAACATTTATAGATTTAAATGATACACCAAATACTTATTCTGGTTCGGGGGGACTTTTTGCTCAATCAACCGGATCTGGTATTCAATGGGCGACAGTTCCAGATTCTGGAGCCCAAACATTTATCGATTTAATAGATACCCCGAGTACCTATTCTGATGGTCTTTATGCTAGATCTACAGCTTCTGGAATTGTTTGGGCTACAGTTTCTGGTGGTTCTTCTGATGTGCAATCATTTTTAGATCTTACTGATACCCCAAATTCTTATGATGGTTATGATGGGAAATATGTAAAGGTTGTCGGCGGAGTTTTAGAATTCACAACTATAAGTGGTGGGCTAAGTGACTCCTCCAATCTATTTGAATTAGATGAATATGGGGGACTAATGCCAGTAGCCACTATTTCTGGAATAAATGAAGTTATACTGACAGCTCCCGATAGTTCTAGATGGAGACTAATTGTAGATAATGGTGGAAATCTTTCTACTGAGGCCGCATAATGTCAAATGAGTGGTATGATATAGATAGTTGGCAGTGGGTAGATAATGATAGTGCCCAGTGGGGATTTTTAGATGTTTTTGTATATGGTGTTGGACTCAATCAGATATGGACAGACAATAAATATGTATATGCAGCTACTACTAGTGGTTTGGATATTATAAATATAGAAACTGAACAACGTCAATCTTTTATTACTAATTCTAGTGGTTATTCTTCTGTGTGGTCAGATAATGAAAAAATATTTATTGGTTCAACAGCAGGTATAAAATTTTTCAACCAAGCCACCATAGGCCCACCAGAAATGATATATTTTATAGCAGATTATGTTAGAATACCCGATATAACAAGTAATAACATTAAGTATATACATGGAAATTCAAATAAACTAATCTGTTGTACAGTAGAAGGAATAGACATAATAAGACGTGATACTGGATATATAACACATACAATTATATCTGGAGCTACTAAGTGTTTTGTTACACCAGAGTATGATTATTATTATTACACAATATCTGGAACTACCAATTGGTCTTTAAATAGGCTGGATGGTAATACTGGTGATTGGGATCTTCCAGATATGATATATACTACAGGCTCTGGTTTTCTTGCGGGATCGACTCGTATAAATGATTTCTATGTTACAGAACATACCTCGGTGGGTGGAGTATACAATACACTATTTATAGCCACAGATCTCGGAGTTTATGTATATGATGAGGGATCTACAGAACATAGATGTTTTATGACGCTTTTGTAGGGGGAAAGTTAAATGCCAATTGCTATTATGAGAGTTTTAGTTGTTGCCGGTGGTGGAGCTGGTGGTGCCCGTCATGGAGGAGGAGGAGCAGGTGGTGGAGTTGTTTATAGTCCTTCCTTTATCGCAACCGAATATGCCTATCAAGTTACTGTTGGAAGTGGGGGTATACCAGACCCTGCTGGAAATACTGTTGGAGGTAATGGGCAGAATAGTAGCTTTGATGTAATAACAGCCCTTGGGGGAGGTGGTGGTGGAAGTTATACCACAGCTGTTCCTACAGGTGGTGGTAGTGGTGGCGGTGGAGGAGGAGGAGCATACTCAACAGCTGGTTTAGCAAACCAATTAGATAGTGGAGGAGGTTCTGGTTACGGCTATAGTGGTGGTGCTGGTTATGCTGGTGGACTATATACTGGTGGCGGTGGTGGTGGTGGTGCAAGTACAACAGGTTCTGGTGCACCAGGCACCGATACTGGAGGTGCCGGTGGTTATGGTTTTACATCAGATATATCAGGATCAGCTGTAGCCTATGCCGGAGGTGGGGGAGGTGGAGGAGTTACCGCAGGTGGTTATGGGTATGATAGTGGAGGAGATGGGGGAATTAGTAGTGCTACAGATGGATTAGCTCATCGTGGTGGTGGAGGAGGTGGTGATAGAAGTCTTATTGTGGGGAGAAAGGGTGGTTATGGTGGTTCTGGGGTGGTTATCATAAGTTATGATTATTATAGTCTAACTGCTACAGGTGGTATTATTAGCCAGGTGGATGGAAAGATTATTCATAAATTTGAAACATCTGGAACTTTTACAGTAACTTCCGCCTTTCCTTTATATAGATATAGAACTACTGGAATAGTTACTGAAAATCTTTCGCCAGCTATTAGAACTTTAAGATTATACAGAGAATCTACTGGGCAATTAATACATGAAACCACATCTTCTGGCAATGGTGGATCATATGAATTAAAAACACCATATAATGAAAACCACTATGTAGTATGTTTAGATGCTGCCGGGGGCAAAAATTATAACCATTTAATAGCTAAAGATATAGATATAGAGGAGTTATAGTAGTGGCTACATTTAATTTTACAGATATAGATTATATCCCAAGTAGTAATTTTAGTTTTGACTCTTATCTATATAAGATTTTGTCGGGAACAAGTCATAATTATACTGCTATATGGGCGGATTCTACGTCTAATATGAATACTGGAAAGCTTTATATAGCCACAGCAGGTATTGGTGCTGCTCTTTCTATTGTAGATCTACAATCCAAAGTCTTGGTGGATAGTTATAAAATAGATACCATGGGTAATAACATGGAATTCTTAGATAGCGAAAATATAGTAGACATTAATATCAGTATTGTGGGGGAATAATGAGTGAAGAGTATACACCACCAGGATCCACAAGCTTCCCTTTCAATTTCTCTGAACAAGGGTATTCTTCCCCTAATGCTACATCTCTTCTTCTAAATTTTAAACTAGAACGAACTTTCGGTACACTAAGGGCTGCTGTCAATGTAATGACACCTTATTGGTATACTACACATACTTATGCAAAATCTTGTCCTAAGTATGTGGTTGGTTATGGTTCTGGTGGTATTCAAATTATTAGAGGTCGTTGTTTATATGGTGGTATTAGAGATCTACAAGGTATAATTACTGGTCTTCCAGCATTATATACTGTTGGAAATCTTCCAGCTTATGTAAATTCCACTCTAAATACATCTCAAGTAGATTTATCGTCTTATTGCTATTCTATTACGCCCAAAGATTTATCAGCATATTCTGGAAGTCATCTACCATCAAATATTGCAGGTGCTGTTACTGGTATAAAGAAAAAGAGTTTTGGAGATTTGCCAGCATTTGTGAATATGCACTTTCCTGGAAATATTCATGCTTATCTTGGAGTACATCAGCCAATAAGTTTACCTTCTAGCATTAATGTATTAAAGAACAAAGGCATCAATAACTTAGGAAGTTTAATAGACACCCATCCATCGGCTAATCTTCTATCTATAATAGGTGCTCATAGTGCAGCTATTCTAAGATCAAATATATGGGCATATAATTCTATATATAAAGATCTTACAGCATCTACTTATTCCTGGCAAGAATACGATTTGAGTGCTGTTATAGGTTCACATGATTGGAATAATTTGGGGGCTATAGTAGGAAGCTTTGGTAAAGATGTTAAAGACTTAAATTCTTATATTTTTGTTGAAAAATATAAGGGTATAAACAATCTTATATCTCAAATTGGTATGCATCAAGCTAGTAATTTACGTTTGAGTATTACTGGTACTAAAACTGGAATAATAGACTTAAATAGCATTATACATAGTTGGGATATAACAAATATTAGTGCTATAATTGCTTCACATTCTCCAGAAAGATTAAGAGCTAATATAAGAAGTTGGTATTCGAGTAATAGAAATCTTCGTGGGGCTATACGTTCTTGGTATAGAGGTAATTTTTCTTATATAAGTTCTAATATTGACCTGCATCAACCAGAAAATTTACAATCGTTTATTGACCTACATCAACCTATTAATTTTCCGGCGACAATTGGTACTCATATAGCCGGGCATTTATATATTATATTAAGAACTTGGCATCTCAGAAATCAACAAGATTTATTTTCTAATATTATGGGTTGGCAACAGGGAAATATTACAGCTTATTTGGGGGGTGTTCCTCCTGGAAATCTAAGAGTATATTTACGTGCGTGGCAACGCAGCGTTTCCGTAGATTTTCCTAGCTATATACATAGCTGGGAAGAATCACCAAACTTAACGGCTATGATTGCTTCACATCAATATGAGAATATACACTCTATTATTAGAGGATGGCAGCGAGGTAATCAGAAAAATTTAATAGGAATTTTACATAGCTGGCAAGTAGATAATTTAACAGCTTATATATTTGCACACCCATATAAAACCTTCAAAGCCTCCATCAGAGGTTGGCAGCATAATATATATAAGAATTTAACTGGTGGAATTAAGGGTTGGCAAACCAAAAATTTAAATGCTATAGTTGATACACATATATGGAAGTTATTAGCTGCGACTATTTTTCCACATCCACCTCCACCTTTGCCCGCTACTATTAGAGGTTGGGCACGAAACTTACAGAAAAACATGCCTGCTAATATCTATGGTTGGGGAGCCAGTAATTTAGGAGCTATTGCCGGAGGACATCCATATGGTAATCTAGGTATAATTTTAAAAAGTGTTCACTTAGCGATGACTGAAAATCTTACAGCAACTATGCATGGTTGGCAACAGTCAGATTTAGGAATAATAACTAAGGGTGGACATTTACCTTTTAATTTGGGGATGTTACTGAAAGGTGTGGCTGTTGGTGTTACAAAAGATCTATATAGTATTATACATGGTTGGCAGTTATCTGATCTTAGTGTTATAACTAAAGGTGGACATCTACCACAAAATATTACAGCTTACATTAATATATTTCAATCAACATATAAAAATCTTAGGGCTTCTTCCCATGGGTGGATAGAAACTTTCCTCCCAGCCATCGTTGAAGGACATTTACCACTTAATATTTCTGCAGCTATCAGGTCCTGGTATGCTAATAAATTTTCGAGTTTAGCTGCTTCTACATATGGTTGGGGAGAATTTTACTTAAACGCTATGGTAGGTTCTCATATTCCTGGTACCTTACGTGGTATGATTAAAGTTTATGATAAAATTTATAAATCCCTTCCAGCATATATTAGAGGTTGGCAACAGTCAGATCTTGGTATGCTTTTGGATGGTACACATCCACCTGTAGATTTATCTGCTAAACTTTCTGTTGAACAAAGAAGGGAAAGATTCCTATCCTCTACATTATATGCATGGCATGCTAGAGACCTTCTTTCTTCTATAACAGTAATGTTTCCATATGACTTATGTTCCACAATATATCCCATTTTACCTTCAGATTTGTCTGGTTATTTAAAGGCAAGATTGCGTGCTTCGTTGCCCACATTTATTCGTGGTTGGCAGGATTCTAATCTTAGTGCCAATATCCAACAAATATGGACTATGACCTTGTCTGGATTTATATATGGTCGTACAGATACTAAGAAGAACTTACCATCTAGAATAAAGGGTTATGGTGTAGAATATAGAGACCTTAATGTATCTATAACGGCCTTTCATTGGCAGCCACTTACAGCCATTCTTAGAGCTACCTATTTAGCTAATATTCATGCTTATATATATGCAGTGGCTCCCAAAAATTTATCAGGCAAAGTTCAAGTTTGGCATGAAAGATTCTTGCAAGGTATACTTAATGGACAGAATTATCCTTGGAATTTAATGGCACAAATTTATTCAAGTGGTGATTGGTCCACGTTTACTGCTAGCATTCAACCAAGACAGAATGTAGCAGTCTATGCTGATTTAACAATGACAGTTCATCCATGGGAACGTAGAGAATTTCCAGCATATATTCTGGGTTCTGGAGCACCTATACTATCAGCATATATAAATCCTTTAGGATATGCTCATGATCTACATGGATCCATTAGACCCAAGATGATTAGATTAACTACTATTATAAATATTCCTACACAACCACATAAAGATTTATCTGCTACAATAAATTATCCCTGTTTCAGAACTGGATATAGTATTCTTCCAGCATATATTTACACTAAATATAAAAGTGATTTGTACGCTTATATAAAACCTATCTGTTTTAATTATAGACCAGTGAGTCTGCCAGCTAAAATAGGGTATTCTGATTCATATTTAGAGATTGACAAATTTAAATTAAGTATTAATATATATCCTAATGAGTTCTTTACAGAGGATAAATTTAAATTACTATTGAATTTGTTAGATGCAGAATCTTTGCTGACTGCATATATTAGAGGAACTTTAAGATATAATGGTATCTCTGCTCGTATAATAGGTGACGCTATTCCATCTTATGTTTTTGACATAGCATTTAAAAATAGAGAAACTGTTATCCATAAGACTTATGATGGTATATTTAAAGAATTTGAAACGGTTGAGATGCTTTTTAAGTCAGCAGTCAAAGATTATTTCTTTAGTTCTGATGGAGGATTTGCATGGAAGAGTAACCGATTCGATAAGTGGGTATTTGATGTGAGATCTATTCTACCAGCTAATACCACATTAGGAACTATGAGAAGACTACATAAAGCTACAGAAGTTTATGATTTAAAGAAATTTGAAAGTGTGGATGAAGCTATACGGGCGGCGATAGCTTATGTTACTGAGTATCCACAATCTATTTTAAGAGCTTCTATAATTAATTTAGGTACATATAAAACATTAAGTAGTGTAATTATTCCTAGATATACTGTAAAATCTAGAAATAGCCTAGAATCCACAATAACTCCGATTGGCGATAATATTGTTATAAACGAAAAAGAAACTATTACAAAAATTTAATCCAAAACACTTGACAAATGTATAATATGTATTACCTTAGTGAGAGGAAAAGGTACATATATCTATTGAACAAACTCTATGTTTTGTACTATAATATATAATAGACTATAACTTTATACACAAGGACAATAAATGCAATTTACTATCAGTATAGACTCTCTTCAGAGAGCTATTAAGGTTTTAGGTATAGTGGTTCGTACAAATTCTTCTGATGTTACTGGAAGAATATTGATTGAAGCCACTGACAATAATGTTATTTTTATAGCTAATAATGGTATTACTGCCATATCCTTTACATCTACAGATGTAGATATATCAATTCCAGGCTCTATAGCTATAGAGTATAGTAAAATAAAGACATTTGTGTCTTCTTATAAATCTTGGAATGGTGAATCTGGGGCAGATAATTTTCAATTCTCTACCGATGAACGAAATACAAAAATTACTATTGACAATAAATATAGTAATGGAAAAGTAGCAAGAGGAGAGCTAAGACTCACAAATTCTAACTCTTCTCTTATAACAAAATTACCACCATTTGGTGAAGTTAGTTTTGTACTTAACTCAACCATTTTTAAAACCGCAACAAATAAAATCCTTTATGCCATCAATCCTCAAGTAGATAATAATCAACCAGCACTTCAAGGAATGAATATACAATTTGATAAAGATAATATATCTTTTGCTGGCTCTAATGGTATAGTGTTATCTGAATATCAAGTTAAGAATATGGCTGACTGTTCTGAAGGCAATATAGCACTACAATATGATTTTATTATGGGGCTTAGACGACTTATTACAGAAAATATTCAACTATTCTGGGATGTTAAAGGTAACAAAGTAAGTGTTAAATTTGGAGAAGTAATTTATGTCGGCAGAAAAATTATTGGACACGAGTTTCCTGAGTATAAACCAGTGCTTGATAAGTATACAAACTATATTAATTTAAGTAAGGAATTCTTTATTGACACCTTGCATCCATTTATAGATGTATTAGACATGGATGATAATTTCAGACTTACAATTGAGATTAAAGATAAATTATTAAAAGTATTTAATAATCAGGCTATAGTGGAGGCAGAACTTGATATAGCTGGTGGTTTAGATTTTTCTATAGACTTGAATGGGAGATTACTCATTCAGACCGTGGAAGCTATAAAAGATGATTATATCTTATTTAAGTTCTCAGATTCTAGTGGTTTTGCTATCTTTGACTCAAGTACTTTTAACGATCAGAAAGCACTTATTTCCTCAATCAAGAAGAGGTGATTATGACAGATTCAGAATTTATAAATAAATTAAAAGCAGCGATTACTACATCCGAACAAATTAATCTTTTTAGTAATAACAATGGTATTGATAAGATAATAGAAGAAAGTATTCGTTATCTAAGATTTAAAGGTTTTAAAGTAATAGAACCTAAGAAATTTAAGAATAGTATAAATAATATTGATGATCTTATAAAATATTTTTATCTGTTGATAAATTCCAAACATCCAGACGGATATATTTTATCATATAACTCTGGTAAGGATAGAGCAATAGCTAAAAGATTTGTAACCAATAGAATGACTGCTACAGGATCTAGTAAAGAATATGCTCTGAATGAGTGTGGAGAAATAATTAGAACCGTATTTGAACATGAAGATGAATTTAAGTTTAAGTATGCCATTACGTTTTCTATTTTTGGACAAGATAATTTAAAGTGGGTTACTGATAAAGCAGTTCAATTGATGAATAGAGGCTTACAAGAAAGAGAGGAGGAAGATGCTGAATTATTAAGAAAGAAAGTTATTGCAGCACAAGATACTAGTGATTTGGGATTTAATGATCTTGATGATTTATTAGCAGAAATGGAGGAATAATATGAGTAAGAAAAAAGAAGACGAAGTTATTAAAGAAGATGTGGTTAAAGATAGTGCCGAAAAACAACTTGAATTAGCTAAAAAAGCAATTACAAAGAAATACGGGGATGTGGTTTCTACGCTTGAGAAGCATGGAGATATGCATATCCCTACAATTAGCACAGGTTGTTTGAGTCTTGATACAGCTTTAGGATGTGGTGGTATGGGGCTTGGTAGAATTTATGAAATTTATGGACCGAATAGTGGTGGAAAAAGTACATTGGCTGTGAATATAGTTATTCAAGCTCAACGTAGAGGGCTAAAGGCTTGTTATATTGATGCAGAGCATGCAGTAGATCCGAAACTATTTAGAGGTTACGGCGTTGACACAAAGGAGCTTGAGATAGTGCAAGGTTATGATGGTGAAGAGAACCTTGATATATTAGAACGTCTTGTTAAGACTGGAGCATTTGGTGTAGCAGTTATAGATAGTGTTAGTGCACTTCTTCCACGTGTTGAAGCAGAAGCTGACATAGACGAGCAACAGATGGGATTACAAGCTAAACTTATGAGCAAAGCTTTGCGTAAAATTACTCCAATAGCAAATCAAACCCAGACTCTTCTTATTTTTATCAATCAACTTAGACATAAGATTGGCGGTTATGGTAATCCAGAAGTTACTACTGGTGGCGAAGGGCTTGCTTTTTACGCCACAGGTAGGATTTCTGTACGTGGTCCAGAGTCTAAAGCTCGTAGACTAGTAGATGCTACTAATGGAGAAGTATATGGTCATACCACAGAATTTGAAATTATAAAAAATAAATTAGCGGCACCATTCAAAAAAGCTAACGTAAATTTAATTTATGGGAAAGGGTATGATGCACACTGGGAAATTTTAGATTTAGCTTCAAGCACTGGTGTTCTCGATAAATCTGGAGCTTGGTATAAATACGAAGGAAATAATATTGCCCAAGGGGAACTTAATGCAGTTGCTTTTCTAAAGAATGACGCAAATAAGGAATTCTATAAAAAGATTAGAGAAGAAGTAATAAATCGAATTGGACTAAAGGAGGTCTATGAGCTTCATAGCCAGCAAGGTCCAATCTATTCTTAATGATTTATTTCCCTCTAATCCACATAGGAGAGTATTTGAAGAACATTTCATAAAATATAAAGGACATAAATTATTTTTTGATTTTTTTATCAAAGAGTTGGGTTGTTTTGTAGAGTGTCAGGGACGTCAACATTTTGAATTTGTGAAACATTTTCATGGTACAGCTGAAAATTTTAGATCCCAAAAATTTAGAGATAATTTAAAAATAGAATATGTTCAAGAGAATGGAATGTTCCTTATTAGATTATATGAGAATGAAAATATAGATAAGGATTTGATACTAAATAAGATAAATAAGGCTTTCGATAGCGAATACAATTTTTGTAATTGAGGTTAGGAGAGAGACATGATTATAACAATGACTGACGATGAAAGAGAAAGTGGTAGAACTAAAGATTCAATAAAGTACAGAAAGGATTGTAATGATTTTCAGTGTCTTGAAGATGGTACCATAGTTAGAGAATGTCGTTATTGTAATTTAAGTTTGCATTGTAGACAGATAGATATTGGTTTAGATGGTAAAGCCATTCCCATGGAAGCTCATTATCTAACACTTACTGCAGAAGATGGTGAGTCATTTCATGAACTTTTCTGTAGTGGTATGTATGATCTACGCTCCTTAAATGAAAGAATAGAAGATGATAAAGTATCATAAGGAGATTGACAAATGAACAAAGATGTCTTATCTTTTACCAAAGTAACAGTGAATCATAATTTGTTAGACGAAATTTGGACACTTGACCCCAGAGCTATGGAGAGTATAGATGGAGCTAAGCTAAGTAGTTTTGCTGTAGCTCTGGCTCAATATCTTATTTATTTTACTTATCAAAGAAATTTAGCAAGAGCGGAACAACATAGACTTGACAAATATATAGATAGAACGGTGTCCATAGTTGTAACCTCCGACACCGAGCTTTTAAAAAAATATAAAACCAAAGCCGCTGCTACAGATTATATAGTTTCAACAAATGAGTCTTTAATGGAGGCTCAGACACAACTAGACGCTCTACATACTGAGCTTCTACAAACTGAGGGTATGGATAAGGTGATTTCTGAGCTAGTTGCTACGCTTAAACGGGAGCTAACTAGACGAGAGAATGAATTATACCAGGTAAGGGTGGAGAGAAAAAATTAATGTACGATATAAAAATAAAAGAGATGTTCTGTAGACCTACAGATGAGAGAGCATTAATCGCCTACTGTATGAAAGATTTATCACATTATTTTGCTGTGTGTTCTAAACTCACACCTTCTGATTTTCTATATACTCAACATGAAATGACTATGCTTTTATTCGAAGCACTTGCTGCTAAAGGGGCGGAGAAATTTGAGACCAATTTAATCATTGCTGAAGCTACTGCTAATGGTGTTATTGATATGATTGGTGGAGTAAAGTATATAAAGACCATTTCAAGTATGCAGGTAGATGATAGTAATTTTGATTTATACTTTAAAGCTGTAATCGAAGCTACTACAAAATATAAGTTATATACAATTCTTGCTGATAAGATAGGAAAAATAGAAAAGAATGCTAAAGATGGTTTGGAAAGTGCTGATTTATTAAGTAGTGTAGAAACTTCTATTCTTGACTTATCTATGGCAGGTTTAAATATAAATGAACCAATAAATCTTGGCGACGGCTTAAAAGAATATATTGAAAACTTGCGAGAGAATCAGATAGAATTAAGTGGACTATCAACGGGATATCCAATTCTTGATAAACAAATAGATGGAATGGTTCCTGGAACTCTTTTAGTTATTGCTGCTCGTAAAAAGCAAGGTAAGAGTACTTTTTTATCTAACATAGCAGTTCATGTAGCCTATCGTTTGAAAGTACCAGTGTTGTATGTGGATACAGAGTTATCTTTTCCCGAATGGAGATCTAGAGCAGTAGCCACTATCTCTGGTGTTAAAGAACGTGATATTAAACATGGCGGGTATGATGAAATACAATATAATAAATTGATGAAGGCGGAAGCCCTTATTAGTAAAGGAAAACTTTTTCATGAATACATGCCTGGATATTCTGTAGATAAACTGGTAGCCTTATATAAGAAATATAAACATAAAGAAAAGATCGGTCTTATAATTTTTGATTATTTAAAAGAGCCAGATAGTTCCTCAGTAGATAAAGAAAGAAAAGAATATCAATTACTTGGTGATGTTACTACAAAACTTAAAGACTTAGCTGGAAGGTTAAATATCCCAGCCTTAACAGCGGTACAACTTAGTAGAGCCAATGATATTGCTGATAGTGACAGAATAGCACGTTATGCTGATGTTATATGTTTTTGGGGAGATAGGGATAAAGAAGAGATACAAACTGGTGGTTATGAATGCGGTTCACATAAACTTGTTATTAAAGATACAAGACGAGGTGGAGCAACAAATAAAGAAGGTATAGGTTATATGTTTTTTAAAGAATTCATGAAGATACGTGAGGTTCCTATAGATCGTCAATATTTTGCTAATTTTGATAGGGTAATTAATGCTGATAGTGCTACCGAAGGAGTAAGCTATGACGGCTACGAAGATGAAGAGTTATCATAATTATAAAGAAAAGGGATGGGAAGATTTTAAAGATAAATTAGATTATTTAAAAACTTCTATAGATCCTAGGTATCTCTTAGAAAATCTTGGTATATCAGTAGAGCACGAAACTTACAAAGAGATAAGATGTGGATGTCCTGTTCATCATGGAGATAATAAGACCGCATTTAGATTTAATAAAGAAACCCGAACGTGGGTATGTTTTACTCATAAATGTCATGAAGCACATGGAAACGATATAGTAGGACTTATAAAAGCCATAACCGGTAAAGATTTCATTGAGTCTGTTAATTACTTAAAATTTTTAATGGGTGATACAAATGAAGTAGATTACATAGAAGCCAAAAGAAAAAGAGAGATCTCAACTTTTATACAATCTTATGGCTCAGTAACTTTAAAACATAAATCAGTTAATGAAAATTCTTTAAATAAATTCAAGACATTACGTACAGGATATTTTTCAAGCAAAGGATATAAGAGTTCTACATTAGACTATTTTGAGATAGGGGGAGGCTGGGTCGATTCTCAAGGTGTAGCACGAGAAATTATTCCTATCAGGGATCATCATGGTTCTCTTGCAGCATATAGTCTGAGAGATATTAGAAACAATAATGAAGATGATGATGATTTCAAATATATTCTTACACCAGGTTTTGATAAACAAAACTGTTTATATAATTTAGATAAAGCTCAGAAATATGGAGATACACTTCCTATTATAGTGGTTGAAGGTTTTAAAAGCGTATGGAGACTTTATGAGTATGGTATCAAAAATGTTGTAGCCACTATAGGAGCTGGTATAACAGAAGGACAACAACTATTATTACTTAGATACGCATTAAAGGGTATAGTAGTGATGTCTGATAATGATAAAGCAGGAGTAGAGGCTACTATAAAAGCCTGTAATATTTTAGGCGGGAAATTGGATGTATATCCTGTTTTTATACAAGAAGTAGATGAAAATGGTAAGGGTTTAGATCCATCGGATCTTACACAACAACAAGTATATGAATACTTAGAAACTTATTTTTAGGAGGAATTATATTATGGATGGAGAAAATTTTGTAAGTTTAAAAGGTACACTTCAATGGCCAGAGTTTAAAGTGGTAGGAGAAAAGAACAGTAAGCTCTTTAAAGGTAAACTTGCTATTCCTATTGGAGAAAAATCTCAATATATTAAAATTGCAGCTTGGAATGACATAGCTGAAGGATTGAATGACTTATCCAAAGATGCTTTCATTCATATACATGGACACATAGAAGAACGTTCTTATGATGGGACATGTAAACATTGTAAAGGACAGGAAAAGAAGTACTGGACAGAAGTTATTGTTGATAATTTTACTCGACTAAATTAATAAGGAGAATTATGGAAGATACTTATGTTAAAGGGACGCCCCCTATGTTAATGCTCCCAGCAAAAAATTACGTTTTTAAATCTAACGCCAAACTTTTTGAAATTACACTTCCCATTAGGGGAAATTACCATGATTTGGACCCCTCTTTTTTTCCTGAGGATGCTGGAGATTTCAATGTGTTTGATGAAGAAACTAAAACATTATATTTACCAGTAATTACTAAAATTCTTTTTGCTATCAGTAAATATCCAGATTTGGAATTCAATCAATTTTTTGCTCCTGTGGCATTAAAATTTAATGGTGATGAAATTACTCTTATAGCTCAGGTTCTGGATATGATGATAGCTAAAAGGACAGAAGAAATGGATACAGAAGGGTGTAAAATATGAAATGTATTAATTGTGGTAGTGATAAGTTCAATACATTTTTTACTGAGACAATGCCATGTTCTCATTGTAATGAAATAAATAATATATCATACCATGCTTGTCAAAACTGCGGACTAATTTGGAAGTCTATAGGGGATAAAATTTTGGAAGGGGTCATGTTCGCTGAGCCAGATTTGGGACAACTTTTGGGCGATTCCATAGATAAATTATCTTCTTTTGTTGGAAATTCAACTAGAAATTCCATGCAGGAAATCATACACAAATGTTTAAGATGCAACACAGTCTCATTTGAAATAGGACCCAAATTATATCATTGTCCAGACTGTGGTTTTGAGTGGGAGGTAATATAAGTGAGTGATTACTATTCTATATTAGGAGTTGAACGTTCTGCTTCCCAGGAAGAGATAAAAAAAGCTTATAGAAAACTTTCTATGGAACATCATCCAGATCGTAATTCTGGAAATAAAGAGTCTGAAGATAAATTTAAAGAAATAAGTGTGGCGTATGCGACTTTATCAGATGTTAATAAAAGAAAAGAGTACGACAATCCAAATCCTTTTGGTAATATTTTTAATGGTTTTCCTGGATTTGGTGGTATGCGGCAGAGACCCCAAAAACCAGATCTTAACAGTCCTAGAAATGGAAATGTTCTTGGTGTTGAGTCTCAAATCCCGCTTAAAATTTTTATCTTTGGCGGTAAATATAAAATAAAATTATCATATTATGAGGGTTGCGATACTTGTGGTGGGAAAGGATTCGAACACGGTACAGAATGTGATTATTGTCATGGTGATGGATATGTCCAACATGTAGAACGTGGACCAGGATTTGCTTCTTCTTCTACACAACCTTGTCCTAAGTGCCAAGCAAAAGGTATAATGGGTACAGATACCTGTACAGTTTGTAAAGGTTCCGGAAACGTATCTGTTGAGGATAAAGAATTTGAATTTGATATTCCACCAGGTGCTAGAATTGGTTCCAGATTTATTTTGAATCGTGTTGGTAGAACTGGTTTAAATGGTGGTAGTCGGGGAGATGTAGTAATGATAATAGTAGGAATAGAACCACCAAATATCACTAATTTAGATAATTCTCAGATAGCAGAATTAAGATTTCTATTAGAGACGCTTGACAATGACAATAAGAATACTTAGTTTAGACATAGCCACTACTACAGGATGGTCATTTGTATCTAGTGATAATATGTCAGAGATTAAGAGAGGGCTGATAAAAACTAATAATAAATTTAGCTTATCTAAAAGACTTTCTAACTTTAGAGAAGAACTTACTAAATTATTAGAATTATTTAAGCCCTCTCACGTAGTTATAGAAGACATATTCTCTGGACTAAATGTAAATACCATGAAATTATTAGCTAAATATGCGGGTGTGGCTCAGGAATGCTGTATGACTATCTCTAATATAGAACCATATATTATCCATACAAGTACTGTTAAAGCATATTTTAAAGCTAAAGATAAACAGGATGTATTTAATATTGTAATTGATATTATAGATTGGACCGACTCTATATTTAAAAGAGATAATGATATAACAGACGCTATAGCTCAATTGCTATGTTACTATGACGAAATATCTGAAGGAACTAAATATAGATTTAAAAAAGAATACGGTTATTTATACAAAATAGGAGTAAACAATGAGTAAAAATATTACTATAGAGGCGATAGAACAGAGTGGTTATAAAGTCTACGCTGGTACAGAGGAATTTCCTGAAGGTAGGGTTTGGACGGGTCCTAGAGAATGGGTTACTGGTAAAAGTAATGCTATGGTTAAACATAATGGTAAGTTCTTAAAGTTGTTGAAGCATAATGCAGGTTATTTGATGGTTATTCTGTCTATCAATAAGAAAAGAAATAGTTTCTTAGTGCATAGACTTATAGCCATGAAATATTTTAACATTAAACCAGAACAAGAAGTTGACCACCGTAATTGTAATCGTGCTGATAACAAACTTTGTAATCTCAGAGTGGTGACGTCACAACAAAATAAGTTTAATCAATTAAGAAGAAATAAGGGTACTAGTAAATATAAAGGAGTTTCTTTTTTCAAAAGAGATGGGAAATGGGCAGCCAGCATTAAATATAATGGAAAGAAAATACATCTAGGTCTTTTTGATTCTGAAATAGATGCAGCTAAAACTTATGATAATGAAGCTATAAAGTTATTTGGAGAGTATATGAATTTGAATTTTACAGAAAAAGGTGAAGTATGAAAAATAACATAAAAGTAAGTTCCACTAGAATATCGTCTTTCCTATCATGTAAGCAAAAGTATTGGTTTAATTACTATAGTAAATTTCCAAAAGTGTCTAATCCCTCTTTTAAATTAGGAACCGCTGTGCATGAATCATTAGAACTGGCAGGCAACATATGGAAAAAGAAGGAGAAATTTTCTGAAGCAGACATTAAAAAAATTCTTGAAAAATATGATAACGTATCTATTAGTGAAGGTATCGAAGATTATGAAGTTCATGCTGAAGGTAGGGAATTAGTAAGTAAAAGATTAAGAAGTTTTATGACTGGAAAGAAGATAATTGGTCTCGAAATTAAATTTGGATTCTGGGGAGAAAATGGCGGACATGATGTCACATCTGAATTTGGTGTTCCATTAATGGGTGCTATTGATAAAGTAGAGGAATTAAGCGAAGATACAATAATTATTATTGATTATAAAACATCTAAGACAGCTCCCACAAGCTCACAGATGAAGACTGATATTCAATTATCTTTGTACGATTTAGTAGCTAGAAAAATGTTTCCACAATATAAGAGAGTTATCTTAGCTCTTGACCTATTAAAGTCCGAAATGTTATATACATACAGAACGGATGAACAAAGAAAAGCTTTTGAACATTATTTAAAGGTTGTATACGAGCAAATGTTGGATTTAAAAGAAGAGAATGTGAAAGCATCATTAAACGCTTTTTGTCCATGGTGTGATTTTAAGGACTATTGCTCCACTTACCAGAGTGCATGTAAAAAATCTGATTACACTTTTCTTCCTACAATGCAATATGATAATAACCAGCTAATATCGGAATGGGGAATGGTTAAATCTGTTAAAAAGATTTTAGAAAGCCGTGAAAGAGAGTTGGGTATGGTTATAATGGAAAAGATTAAAAGCAACGCTAGTAATTTGAAAGGGGATAATAAGGAAATTTATATAAGACAAAACTCCTCAACAAATTATAATCTTAAAACCATAGCTGATACCGTACCTACTGAAGATTTTCCTTCTCTGGTCAACTTAAATAAAAAGGCTGTAGAAACTTATATAGATATGAATCCGTCTATTAAGGAAATTATACAAGATTCGTCTACTACAAATTATACCACTCCATTTTTAGCCGAGCGGAAAATAAAGGAAAAATAAACAGGAAAAGGGGGAATATGTATGAGTAAAATTAAAGATGTTACTAAAGGAAATAAGATTAAAGTTTTAGCATATTGTGATTCACCAACATGTGCTACTGGTTTTGGAACTGTAAGTCGTAATATTTTAGGTGGTTTGCATGCTACCGGAAAATATGAAATTGATATTTTGGGTATTAATTACTGGGGAGATCCCCATAATTTTCCATTTAGAATATGGCCTACAGGAATTAATACAGATAGAGATCCTTATGGGAGAAAGAAAGCATTTACTATGATTCAGCAAATGGATTTTGATATTTTATTTTTTCTTCAAGACACATTTATTCTAGATTTTCTACCAGAATTACATAGTAAACTTTATGAATTAGGTAAAAAATTTAAATCTATTTGTTATTACCCTATTGATGGCACCCCTAAGAAATCTTGGTTACAAAATGTTAATGCTTGTGACTATCTTGTAGCCTATTCTGAATTTGGAAGAAAGGAATCCATCAAAGCTTTATCTGGAATGAAGATGCCTATAGTTATTCCCCATGGAGTAAATACTAAAGATTATGCTATAATCAATAAGGATGACGCTAGAGCCTTTAGAGCACATTTTTTCGGAACACAAGCCAATAAATTTATATTTACCAACCTTAATAGAAATCAACAAAGAAAAGATATTCCCAGAACTATCGCTGCTTTTGCAGAATTTCACAAAGATGTTCCTGAATCTTTACTATATTTACATATGGCAAAGAAAGATCAGGGATGGGATTTGCCCGAAGTTATCAGTGCATATGGTCTTAGTATCACTGAAGATGTTATTTTTCCAGAAAATTTCGGTCCAAATCAAGGCTATCCAAGAAACATTGTTAATATGATTTATAATGCTAGTGATTGTGTTATTAGCACAACTCTTGGTGAAGGTTGGGGGCTTTCTTGGATAGAGGCTATGGCTACCAAGACTCCAGTAATTATGCCTGGAAATACTGCTATGATAGAAAATATAACTAAGGAACGGGGTTGGCTTGTAAATAGTGGTAGTAGTCCTAGTTTATTTACTGTGGTACCAAATGATAATGAGATCATTAGACCTTTAGTTGATGTTGATGATATGGTTAGAGTTATGAAAGAGGTTTATAATAGTCCAGAAGAAGCCAAGAGACGCACGGAAAATGCATACAATTGGGTTACTACTGAGATGGAGTGGATGTATAATGTAGTACCTAAATGGCAAACTGTTTTTGATACAGCCTATGAGAATTTAATAAACAATACACACCAGAATATTGGACACGCATCTAACGTAATTGAAACGGAGAGTTTTTAATATGAATATTCATACTGTAAAAGCAAGGGATTTGCCTGATTTATGGTTTCAACTAGTTCATGATATACTAGATCATGGACGTAGATTTGTGATAGATCGTGGTTCTTATGCTGGTCAAACTCGTTTAGAGTATGATTATTTTACTGGGCAGGTAAGTTATCCTGGTACAAGACCACTAATACCAGATATTCCAGCAGCTTGTGGAATTCCCAACCCTGTTGAAGAAACTTATATTTTTGGTGGTGATGGTCATGAAAGATCTTATGTTGAATATTTGATGACAGGCGTTAAAGCAGATGGGGAGTCCTATACTTATGGAGAAAGACTAACTAAAGCCCCTATAACAGCTGATCAGCTTCTATGGAGAATAGCTGAAAAGGGAGAGTTAGTAGATTTGAGAGAAGTGGATGGTAAAATTTTATTTAAAGAAGGTAACAACCTTTATTTGAACCAGATAGAATGGGTAATAGACACTTATAAAAAATTTGGACATAGAAATAACCAAATGGTTTTACAAGTAGCACATCCTACCGATCATTTACTTTTAGATCCTCCATGTCTTCGTTCTATTGATACTAGAATTCAAGACAATAAACTTAATTTCATTGTTTATTTTAGAAGCTGGGATCTTTGGAATGGTTTACCAGCCAACCTTGCTGGAATTCAATTAATGAAAGAATACATGGCTTCTGAAATAGGAGTTGAGGATGGAGAAATGATAGTAGAAAGTAAGGGTCTTCATTTGTATGACTATGCTGAAAACTTAGCAAAACTTAGATGTATGAAAAACGATTAAACAAAAGGGGGCAGAATATTGCCCCCACTAACTTGACAAATTAAAATTATGCATTATAATTGTTCTATAGAAGTTATAACAATTTAGTATTATGATAGGAGGAAAAGTAATTGGAAATAAAGGGTATAAAATATATCAATCCTATTTTTGATGGTTCTGGTTATAGTCAGGCTGGTAGACAATACGTTCTGGCTCTGCACAAACTAGGGATCCCAATAACGTTGGCACCGATATCTTTTGAGGCCGCCAGACCTAATTTAGGAGAAGATGAAAAAATATTAAGAAGTTTAGTAAACAAAAATATTGATTACAATATTGTTCTTTGCCACACAACTCCTGAATTTTATGCACAATATAAAGAGAAGGATAAGTTATTTATTGGTTATACTATTTGGGAGACTAGTAAATTACATTTTGCCTGGCCAAAATATATAAATGATACAGCTGATTTATGTATGGTAGGTTGTGATTGGAATGTAGATGTATTCAAAAATAGCGGAGTAACTGTACCTATCATTAATATACCCCATGTTATGGATGTACAGGAGTTTAAAAATATCGAGCCATATAATATAAATGGTATCAAAGATGATGCTTATGTATTCTATTTTATAGGTCAATGGTGTTATGATGAACAAACAAGAGTTTTGACTAGAGATGGCTTTAAGTATTTTAAAGACTTATTATATAATGACGAAATAGCTACTTTAAATAAAGAGAATAATAAGTTAGAATACCATATGCCTGATAAAATAGTTAAATTCAGAAGAAAAGATAAAATGCTACACCTGAATAGTGAAGGTCAGTACGACATTTGTGTAACTCCAGATCATAAAATGGTTGTTAAAACTAAATTAGATGAATCCTGGCAACTTAAACCATTAAATGATCTACTAGCAAAAACTAGAGATGGTAAGTTAAAAGTTAGTAATATATATAGATCTAAAAAGAATTGTATATGGGATGGTCAAAAAGAAGATTTTTTTTATCTTCCTAATACTAAGAGTGATTCTAATATGGTTGAATCAAAAGAAATTAAAATGAATGATTTTTTGGAATTTTTTGGATGGTATTTGTCTGAGGGTTCTCTAGAAAAGTCTAAGAATTATTATAGAATAGCCATAACTCAGAAAAAAAGTGAGGAGTACAGGAAGGAAATTTGGGATTGTGTGCTACGTATGGGATTCACACCAATAAATCATGGTAAAGATATTATATTTAATTCAAAGGACTTATATTTCTTTTTAGAAGGGTTTGGTAAATGTTATGAGAAGTTTATACCTGTGTGGGCAAAGAATTTGAGTTCCGAACAAATAAAAATATTCCTTAACTCTTTGTTTAAAGGAGATGGAAGCTTTTCAAAAGATAAGAGTTGGGCAAAATATACTACCACTTCTAAAAAATTGGCAGAGGATGTGCAAGAATGCTTACTTAAGGTTGGTTTTTCTGGATCTATTTCTACTTGCGATCCTACAAAGAAAAAATACGGTAAAATAGACGGGAGATTGATAGAAGGGAAAAGATTACAATATACAGTTTCAGTAAATAAAAAACAAAATGAACCATCCTTGTGCCGTGCTAGGTTAGATGAAATAGATTACGATGGATATGTATATTGTGCTACAGTAAAAAATCATACAATGTTGGTGGAAAGAAACGGTAAAGTACTTTTTTCTGGCAATACTGAGAGAAAAAACGTTTTATCCACAATAAAAACTTACTGGAGAACCTTTAGAAAGGGAGAAAATGTAGCCCTTGTTATGAAGACCTATCGAAATGATTATAGTGAGTCAGAAAAAGAAGCAATACGCACAACAATGAGAAGACTAAAAAGTGTATGTGCTATGGAAGGTTACACCTATCCACCAATTTATTTAGTATTAGATATGTTGAGTGACGATGAAATGAAAGGTCTTCATGCACGGGGAGATTGTTATGTGTCACTAGATCGAGGAGAAGGTTTTGGCTTATCTACAGCAGCAGCTGGAACAGCAGGCAATCCAGTAATTGCTACAGGTTTTGGTGGGGCCACAGAATATTTGAAGAAAGATAATAGTTATCTTGTCAATTATATTGAGACATGTTGTCATGGTATGCCATGGTCAAGGTGGTATAGTCTAGATCAATATTGGGCATTTCCCGATGAGAAACACGCATCTGAACTTATGCGTTATGTCTATGAAAATAGAGATGAATCTATAGCTACTGGAAAAAGATTACAGAATTATATTGATGCTAATTTGAACTACAAAGTGATAGGTCAGAAAATTATCGATAGTATAAGGAGTTTATGATGTTAAAAACACTAAACGTAGGGTGTGGTGAAAGAACGTATAAAGAGTATCCTGTGGGATATGAATGTATAAATTTTGATGCTAGAGAGATTCCTAATCACACCAATGTAGTTGGAGATGTTAGAGATCTTTCATTTTTTAATGATGAACATTTTGATTACATTTTAGCATCTGATATAATTGAACATTTTCCTATTTCTGAAACACCTGCTATTCTTAAGGAATGGAGAAGAGTTTTGAAAGTTGGAGGTGTTATAGAGTTTAGATTACCAGATTTGAATGCTATATGTAGGGCTTATGTAGAGAAAAGGCAAGATGCTAAACTAACTAGCTGGTTACTATATGGTGGACAGGACTATCCAGGCAACTTCCATTTTGTAGGATTTGATAGGCGGTTTTTGAATTCTGTTGTTACTCCTTTAGGTTTTGAGGAGATTGAATGTAGAGATTCAGGAAATAATTTTGAGATAAAATTTAAAAAAGTATAGGAGATGGAAAAGAATGAAAACAATTACTTTCCCAGTAGGATATAGACCAAATTATTTACAAAATTTCTTAGGATATTTAAAGAGATACGATTTGTCAGATTATACAATAGTGTGTAGTGCGGAAAACTGTCGTCCTTGTATTGATATATTAAATAGAAGTGAGGTACCATTGATAGCACTACTTAAGAAGAATTCTAGTGGTGTTAAATCTCACTCAGGTGCCCGTGATAATATGTATAATGTGCTTAGTTATGCTTTTAGTGAGCTAAAAACGGATTTTAATGTACATTTAGAAGATGATTTCTTGTTATCCCCTGATGTTTTTAATTTGGCTAATTGGTATTATGAGACATTTAAAGATAAACCTATGACTTACGTAAGCTATGGGTTATTCAATCATGAAAGTCGAGGCGAAGATTATGCGGCAACCGAAACTATTACTACATTCGAAGGATTAGGCTGGTGTACTTTCAAAGAAGGCTGGGAAACGTGCTTTAATAAGTATTGGTATAATGATGTCTATGCTAGAAAATACTTTAATGCTTATGGATGGGATTGGGCTATGTCCGGGGCATATAGAGAGTTTGGGTTTAAAGGTATAAGACCCCTTATTGCTAGAACGAACCATGACGGTAGACATGGTGGTACTTGTTGTACAGTAGAGCATCATGATAAACACTATGGAAATTTGAAATGGAATCAAACAGAAGTGGTAAAAGAATTCAAACTTCCCACAGAGCCTGATAGAGATGAATCTAAAGTTATGGGAGCCATAATGTAATGAAAGTTTTGACACTTGCTGGAACAAGACCAGAACTCATAAGGTTATCAGTCATAATTAAGAAACTGGACGAATTAGTAGACCATATATTCGTATTTAGTAATCAGAATTATCATTATAATCTTAGTACAATATTTTTTGAGGAGCTTAGGATAAGAAAGCCTAATTTTATTTTTGAAAATAATGGATATTCCTTTGCTAAGTTTTTTTCAAATGCTATAGAAGATTTTGAACAGATATTAAAAACAACAAAGCCAGATAAAATATTGATTCTTGGAGATACTAATACTGGTTTGTTAGCTTTGGTAGCTAATAAGATGAGAATACCTGTGTATCATATGGAAGCAGGCAATAGATGTTATGATAGTAGGGTACCAGAAGAAACAAATCGTAAAGTTATAGATAGTTTGTCCACATATAATCTTCCATATACAGAGAATAGCAAACAGAATCTATTGAATGAGGGATATGATAAAAACCATGTCTTTAAAATAGGCAATCCTATATACGAAGTTTTAAATTCTTACGCAATAGACATAAATTGCAGTGATGTTTTAAATAGATTAAATTTAATAAAGAAAGAGTTTGTGTTGGTGACAGCTCATAGAGCTGAAAATGTTGATGATATAGAATCATTATCTAATATAGTTGGGGCAGTAAATGATATGTCAAATAGGTTTAGAGTTGTATTTTCTATACATCCACGTACAAAAGATAAACTATTAGGATTTGATTTAAAGTTTTCAGATAATATTGTAATCGGTAGCCCCTTTGGTTTCTTTGATTTTGTTAAACTAGAACGATCAGCTAAAATAGTTATCAGTGATAGTGGTACAGTACAAGAAGAATGCTGTATATATAAAGTACCCTCTATAACTATAAGAAATACTACTGAACGACAGGAAACTATAGAGTGCGGTTCTAATATATTATCTGGAACTAATAAGGATGCTATACTAATGGCTTTTAATTCAATACTTAATAGAACTAATACTTGGATTCCACCGGATGACTATCTAATTAAACACGTATCTGATACGGTGATAAACATACTTTTAGGAAAATAGGAGAACCAAATTGATACTTAAGACTATAGACTTTACTGAATTCTATAAAAATGTCGTAGGCATTTTTTCAAAATATTTTACAGAACAAGAAACAACAGCTTTGATGGAATATGTAGAAATTCTTTCTGATGCCAATTTTCGTTGTTATAGAGCGAATATGATTGTAATCGATGGAAGAAAGTTAAATAAAGGTGCTGTAGTTCAGTCTAATTTCAATCTTTATAAACTAATTGCTGAGATGGAATGGGTGGCAAGAAGTGTAGGTGAATATCGTGTAGCATCTAAAGCTAATATCAACAGATATATATCTAATGTTAAAACTATAAACGAAATTGTAGAACCTGAGAATTGGATGAGTGATGATATTGTTTATAGTGTAGGTGAAATGATGGATAGACTTTCTATTGAGACCATAAAGCGTGAAGATTTTAGAGTAAATAATCGCCCAGTACATATGACAGAAGCCTCACAAAAGTTGAGTAATAGAGTTGAAAAGTATCTTAGAGCTAAGCTGGAAGAGATAGATAAGAAGGGTTTCTACGAGTGTGTTCATGAACAAAGAACTTATGATATAGAGGGAATTGTGGAGGAGCTAGTTATTTAAATGGATAGAATACCAAAAGAACTACATTTGTATTGGGATGGTAGTAATATGTCCAAACTACAGTCTTTAACTGTAGAATCTTTTCATAAATTAAATCCAGATTGGGGAATAAATATTTATATGCCTCATAAAAGATATACTGGAGACATGAGATTTGATTTTATACCAGATTATATAGGGCCAGACTATTTTAATACTATTAATAATCTGGATTGTGTGAATGTATACTCAATAGACCTGAGCGATTATGGTATATCGGAAGACTTACCAGATATAATTAGATCAGATATTTTTAGATATCATGTTTTATATCATGTTGGCGGAGTATGGTCAGATTTTGATGTGTTATGGCTGAAACCAATGGATCATTTTCACAAGATAGAATATTATGGTAATGTTCCGATAGACAAGGTTAACGCTGTGGTATCTCTTTATAATGGAACTTATGGCGGCCATAGTATTGGAATCATGATACATAGTAAAGGAGACGCATATATTAAATCACTAATACAATATTCAAAAGAGGTGAAACCTCCATTTAGTCATGAGGTATTTGGTGGTACTTTGTTAAATACACATTATCCTACATTGGAGTCTATTCCATTTGAAGGCGTTATAGGTGTAAAATTTGAAACATATTATCCATATAATATACATCCACCAAATGCTACTATATTAGATTTATATGAACGTGATAACATAAGCTGTTTACAAAATAATAATGTTATGTGCCTCCATTGGTATAACGGGCATTATCGAAGCAAGGAATATGTTAATAAAAATGGGATTAATACTCCATGTAGTATGACTACTATACTTAGGAAGAATGGTTATATATGAAAGTTTCTATTATAATACCCACTTACAAGAGGTGTCATCTTCTTAAATGGAATTTAATATCTTTATCTAAACAAGATCTTCCATTTGAATTTGAGACTATTATATTAAATGATGGAATTTTGGATGAAACCGAGCAACTAGTTACACAGTATAAAGATAAACTAAATATAAAATATTTATTTACTGGTTCTAGAAATCTTGGCGGACAAATAATATGGCGAGTTCCAGGTTATGCTATAAACATTGGTGTTAAACAAAGTCAAGGTGATATAATCATCATTTGTTGTGCTGAAATCTTTCATCTAAATAATACTATAAAAATATTAATAGATGCTTTTGATTCTTCCAATAGCGAGAAAGTTTTAGCTATACCTCAAGCTAAAGATGATGATGGAAGATTTTTAAAACAACTTGAATCAAGTAACGGGCAGTTTGATATGAATCATTATAATGTGCAGCCACCACTTATAAATGTAAAGTTTCCATTTTTCTTAGGAATGAAGAGAAGCGAATTCGAAAACATAGGCGGGTATGATGAGGATTTTACTGGTACTGATTATGATGATGAAGACCTAATTATGAGATTGTTATCAAATGGTAGTTATCATGAAGAGACATCAGCTTTAGCTATACATTTATGGCATCCTAGACTATCTATGACTCCAGAAAGAATACCAAGATTTGAATTTAACAAGAAGTTATTTGAAAAAAGAAGAGGGATTATAAAAAGAAATGTTGATAAAGAGTGGGGCAAATTAGTATGAAAATATTTGATTGCTTTAAATTTTTCAACGAATTAGAGTTATTACATCTACGAATGATGGTACTAAATAACTTAGTAGATTACTTTGTCTTGGTTGAGGCTAATAAAACACATACTGGTCATAAGAAAGACTTTATATTTGAACGGTATAAAGATGAATTTAATGACTATGCAAGCAAAATAATATATGTAAAAGTTGAAGATCTACCAAATTACACAAGAAGCAATATTTGGATAGCTGAAAATTTTCAAAGAAATTGTATATCTAGAGGTTTGTTTTCCGCCAATATAGGGGACAAAATAATTATTTCTGATGTAGACGAAATCCCTAATCCTATAACTATAGAAAAATATATAGATTCAAAAGAGCCTGTAACAATGGTGCAACATTTGTTTTATTATTATATCAATTGTTTACAAACAAGCCCATGGTCGGGTTCTATAATGGCCACATATGGTAATTATGAAAGCCCACAAGCACTAAGGAATTTGGCGAGGGATATTAATTATAATCCAGTACCTGATGGTGGATGGCATTATAGTTATATGGGTGGCCCGGAAAGGATAAAATTGAAAGTGGAAAATATAGCAGAATCTCATGTTATAATTGATAAAATCGGAACCCTTGTTGATATAGATAGGAAGATGCAAAACCAAGAAGATCTGTGGGGAAGAGAAGAGGTTATGTTTAAAAAACAAATAGTGGACATAGATGCTTATGGTATGGCTCCAAATTGTATACATGAATTTATCGAAAAATATCCAAATTTTTATTATTCTAAAGGAAACTAAATATGCAGAGAAATATAGAGGTTATATCTTTGATATATAAATCAACTACATACCTTGATTATATAGTAAAACAACTTAAGAGCGACTTATGTAAATCTCCAGGATGGGATGTTGGTATACGCATAATAGCAAATGACGCGACAGACAATGTTTTATATGCTTTAAGGAATATAGATATACCATATACCATTTTTAATAATTTTAATAAAGACGAATATTATATAAATAGAGTATATAGATGTTATAATTACGGTGTAGCAACAAGCGAATATGATAATGTATGCCTCATAAACTCTGATAATGGTTTTAGTAGAGATTGGTTATCTAATCTTTTAAGGCATCATGATGGAACTAATATACCATGCAGCCGTTTAGTAGAAAGTGGCAAAATGTTAAGTGGTAAATATGGTTTTAGTTATGATTTTGGTAAAAATTGTACTGAATTTGAAAGTAGATTTGATGAATGGTTGTTCTGGTCAAACAATTTTAAAGAAAGTAAAGTGCTTCCTGGTGGATTATATATGCCAGTCATCTTCAATAAACAGCGCTTTATGGAAAGTGGTATGTATCCAGAAGGTAATATATACAGTGATGGTAAAGTAGGTTCATTGGTTGGTGAAGTTAAAAGAACAGCAGACGAATTCTTCTTTAATGAAATTTTAGTAAAGAGGTTTAATATGAAACATGTCACTGTGTTTAATTCTTTAGTCTATCATATTCAAGAGGGTGAAAAAGATGAGTAATGGTTGGTTAGTTAATGATTGTTTAACTTGTATTCCAGGCACAAAAACTTTTTGGCATGACTTACTTGAATGGTTTCCTGAATTAATTGATAAGACTAATGGATATACAAATTATAAGGTGCTTCCTGATGTTATAGAGAGAGAAGCGAATATAAATAAACCAGATTATATAATAAGAAATGCTACATTTTTTAGGCCTCTAAATATATCTTGTAAACAAATAGCATTATTACAGGATTGTTATGATGATAAGAATCAACAAATTGAAGTATGTAATCATAGTGATGTTACAGTGTTCAATTCTAATTTTACTTATAATCAATACAAGAATTATATAAGTAGTTGCGATATAAAGATTATTCCTCTAGGAGTAGATTTTAATTTGTTTAATGTTTTGTCGGACAAAAGTACTTTTAGAGAACAATTAGATATACTCCCTAATAGTATTCTGTTTGTGGGGTCTTCTCTCACCCATCCGAAAGGTTTTAACGTTGTGTTAGACTTAATAAATACCACCAAATATAATTTTTGCCTAGTAATGAAAGACAATTTTAAGATGAGCAATCATAGAGTCAGGGTGTTTAATAAAGTAGATCATACAACATTGGTAAAGATATATAATAGTTGTGATTTATTGCTATGTACCTCAATAATAGAGACTCAACATTTAGCTTCGATAGAAGCCGGAGGGTGCAATCTTCCAATACTAACTACTAATATTGGAGCTTTATATGATGTGCCTTCTGGAATATGGGGAATAAAGGTGACAGATAATAATTTCATTGAAGGAATAGAACATATAAAGAAAAATAGAATGTCATTCTCACCACGTAAATATTTTTTAGATAATAAGTATGATAAAGAATCCTGCAAGTATGCGTGGTTAAATCTTATTGAAGATTTATATAGGTGAATTATGAGTTATGGAAACATAAAAAATATGGATTTTGATCATTCCGATATTATATATAATATAGCTAAAACTACAGGATGTACTTCTTATTTAGAACTTGGTTTATATAAAGGAAGCACAATAAATAAGATCAATAATATTGTTCCATATTGTGTTGGAGTTGATATATTGCCTGTTGATATTACAGGAAAATTTTTTCTAGGCACGACAGATGATTTTTTTAAAATGAATAAAGATACTTTTGATTTAATATTTATAGATGCTGACCATAAATTTGTTTCAGTAAAAAAAGATTTTAATAACTCACTAAAAATTCTGAATAAGTATGGGATAATATTTTTACACGACACAGATCCAATATCAGTGGAATATACTGATGATAAATATTGTGGAGATAGTTATAGAATTATAGATTATATACAAAATAATGAAGAATTTAATTTAGTTACCTTACCTGTATTAGAAGCAGGGCTTACAATTGTAAATAGAAAATCTGATAGAAGAGTGTATGAGTATAAAGGACTATGGATATAGGGGGAAAGTAATGTTTAAAGACAAAAAGATACTGATTACTGGAGGAACTGGTTCTTGGGGAAATGAATTGACCAAACAGTTGTTAGAGTTAGATCCTGAAAAGATTATTATATTTTCTAGAGGTGAATTAGCTCAAGTTGAAATGCAACGTCGGTTTAATGGAAGCCAGATAGAATACGTTATAGGTGATGTTAGAGATGCTGATGCTGTAGATAGACTATTTAGAAGAGGTGTGGATGTAGTATTTCATTTAGCGGCGCTAAAACATGTCCCGGTCTGTGAAAATCAACCACAAGAAGCTATAAAAACTAATATAAATGGTACAACAAATTTAGTAAATTCAGCTATAAAGTATGAAATAGAAAAGTTTATAGATGTGTCATCTGATAAGGCGGTTGCTCCTACAAATTTATATGGTTTCACAAAAGCTGTAGGAGAAAAGCTTACTCTTCAAGCCAATAATCTTACCAAGAATACGGATTTTGTTTGTATAAGGGGCGGAAATGTTTTAGGTTCTAATGGAAGTGTTGTTCCTTTATTTATAGGGCAAATAAAGAAGAAAAATAAAATCACCATAACTGATGGTTCTATGACAAGATACTTTCTTACCTTAGCACAAGCTATTCATTTACTATTTCAAGCTGCTATTGAAAGTGTGGGTGGGGAAACATACGTTATGAACATGCCATCTTTTTATATTTCAGATGTAGCAAAAGCTCTTATAGAACATTATGGTAATTCAGATACTATTATAGAAGAAATAGGAATAAGAGAAGGTGAAAAGATGGATGAAGAACTTATTTCTGTTCATGAATCTAAGCGTTCATATAAATTTAGTGACGACTATTATGTGATCTTACCAGACATACATATAGATAGAGATTATAGATATGTT